GTGAAGCGACTGACTACATCGCTTGGGAGGATATGGCCTCCATTGCCGCTCACCGCTATAAGGCGAACCCTGCGGGTTCGGGCTGGCTACAAGGCCCGTTCAGTATTCGGGCGAAGGCTCCGGTACTGCCTGCGTTCACCGCTGCCGACGCTGGCAAGACTCTTGCCATCAACCCTGCCGGTAACGGCTTCGTGTGGAAGTAAGGAGTAGCAGATGACACATCCGATTGACGAAGACCTCCTTGAAACTGAGGTGGATGACGCTGGGGTCATCAGCGCAAAGCCGTGGGCCCCGTCACCCTAGTTAGGAGCAGAACATGACCCGGAGCGCCAGAGCACTCGTGGTATAATAGCACTATGCACAAAGAAAACATCCACGGACACATCTACGCTCTTCCTGACTATAACGACAAGTCAGATATTGATGTCATCTTCAAGGACTTTGCCGACACCCTGAATGTGATGCAGATATTTCTCAACCCTACCGCTATGACCGATCAGAACATCAACTCACTGCTTGTCTTTGATAATGGCGCTACATTCAATTTGCCCCCCTCCCCAGTAAACATTCCCAACGGGTCAGAAGCAACATTCATCAACAAAGGCGCAAGTCCCTTGGTAGTCAATGGTGTGTCTATTGCTCAATGGAAGAGCGCAAAGTTTATTAAGTTAGAGGACCACTGGGCAAAGGTGATCTAGGTGTCTCAATACAAGACATATGTGATTCCTGCTATGAATACCCCGGCAGACTTGCCAAAGGCCATTCGTGAGTTTGCTGCCTCCATTACCAATATCTATACAGGCAAACTGTATAGTGACTACCAGATGACCCCAGACGATGTTGATGCGGTGTTCATCGTAGAAAGTGGAGCAACGGTACACATCACTACTCCTCCCGCAGGCCCCGGAGCATTCCCCGTAGGTGGATATTTCGGGGTATACGTGAAGGAAGGATACGCCAAGATCGTCCCCGGCGCAGGGCAGGCAGTACAGAAGGTAAACATCCAAGAAGTACGAGCAGGAGAGTTGGTCTATGTCTATTGCCTTGATACCACAACATTCTATGTGAATAGGGATACTGACGAAGCAGAAATCCCTGATGGTGTGTCTTTTGCTACCGGCCTGCACTTCCTTGCTGATGGAAGGCTGCATTGGAGTGTGTTTCATGGAAGCCTTGGTGCTCCTACCGGATACGAGATAAGGGATCGCAATGGAAATCCAACCACTCTTCCTGTTGCCATTGACAGGGCAAATAGAATAGGCACTATTAACGCAGCATCCTCACAACCACAAACCGACTACACCTTCAAGGTGCGCTCCATCCATGGCAGCATCTACGGTCCATGGTCGAATGTCGTAAGCACCCAATACAATGCACCAAGCAACCCCATTCTTGTTGATGCCAACTCGCTTCACACAGGCAATGGTCAGTTCACGGTAAGGACTGCTGATCCTGCTGATGCATCTAAGTTTACCGTCACGGCAACGGTACTGGGAGGGGGAGGAAATGCATCGGTGGCGGCGGGTAATGGAGGGCAGATTATTACTTGCTCTGGCTCAACAACACAGACCATCAAACTTGAAGCATACGCAGGCTCCTTGAAGTTCTGGGAGCATATAGTCCAAAGGCAGCCACACACTCATAGAAGCGAGAACCACCGATACCCGTGCGGCTCCCACCAGTGCAACTGCTCGTCGTCGTGGGCTGCGTGTGGGTGTGGTGGTTGTGATAGGTACCCGGCTCCGAACTCGCAGTCGTGGGGTCAGTGTGGTTGCGGTCCTGCGTGGGGCATCCCCGACGGCACGATGTGCTGGTATGGTGGTCTAATCACTACTTGTGGGTCATGTACTTCCTACTGTGACAACTGGGTCAGCGTCCTTAACGATGTAGCAGGTTGGCAGAATAGGCACGGAGAATGGTATACAGGATGAGGAGAATAAGATGATAGAGGTACCCTACCCAACAACATGGGTCAGAGATAGAACCATTTTGCGTGTCTTCAATAGCGACGGTAAGGAAATAGCAGACTATGATGGTGCTACTGGCCTTACCTTTATTCTCAAGGAAGAGAATGGAAAGTCTTACATTACTCCTGACTTGACGCACATCGTCCCCGGTAGGTGGGAGTTCACGGGGGTATACATCACAGGTGGTGTCGATGCCCCCATGAAGACAAACGTTGTAACAGAAGCAGGCACCAAGTCCCCAGACAACCATGATGAGGCAGCAGCACAGGAAGCCCATCAGCGTATTCGCAGATCGAAGAAGAACCCGCGAGACTATGATGATAGTCCCTTCCTCTTTGCTCCTATCAAGGAGCGTGATACTCGTATGAGTATCTGCCGGGAGTGCCCACTCTACAACCACGAGTCAGGCACCTGTACCGTCGATAACTCATTCATGGCCCTTAAGACAAACTTGGCCCAGAACGAATGCCCAGAAGGAAAGTGGGGTAAGGCATCCAACTACTCTGACAAGGCATTTGAAGAGCGCCGGAAGAAGATAAAGACCCCGGAGCAGACACAGGCACAGATAGATGACCAAGCAGCATTCGAAGCAAAACTTGCAGAACGGTTAGGTGAATGATGTTTGTTGATGATGAGGTTGCTATTGCTCGCCTCGCCATTTGCCGGGACTGCCCACTCCTATTCAAGCCAACATGGACCTGCAAATCCTGCGGTTGCTTTATGAAAGTGAAGGCCAGACTTGACTTTGCAGAGTGTCCCGAAGGTCACTGGGGCAAGGAAAATAACGATTTAGCAACGTAGCGTGAATGCTACTTCTGTAACTTGACTTTACATTCCTCATCTGGTATGATGAGGCACCTACTACAAATTCAAAGGAGAATGTCATGCTTGTTTTACCCACCACCCCGTCAGTAGACGGAGAGAGCGTTTTTGGGACCGTCATCGGTGGGTATAGGGTAATAGAGTTCTCCGGCTACACCTATGATAAGAATGGCAACAAGCAGCATCACCTATGGGAAGTAGAGTGCGTAGAGTGTGGAGAGCGTTACGTTCGCCAGAAGCAACACGTTAGAAACTCTAAACTTGGGTGTAGCAACTGTAAGGGAGAATTACAGTCTGGAACTCGTAGCGCACACTGGCGTGGAGGAGAGTTTGTTCCTGCCCACTTCGTTGCGAAAGTAAAGCACGGGCTTGAGCGCCGTTCCAGAACACTCACCTTTGACTTGTCGTTTGACTACCTTGATGCCCTGTGGCTTGCGCAGCAGGGACGGTGCGCCTACACAGGAGAGGAACTATGGTTCGGACGCTCAAAGGTGAATGGGAATGCCTCCCTTGATAGGATAGACAGCGCACTTGGTTACATCGAAGGAAACGTTCAGTTCGTTCACAAAGACATAAACATTATGAAATGGGATTTTCCCGAAAGCAGGTTCTTGGAACTATGCTACAAAATAACAGAGATGAGGAATGAAAGTGAGTAAGGTAAATGAGAACGGGTCGTTGGTAGATAGTTATTCCAATTTTATTGCTGTGAGCCGATATGCAAGGTGGATGGAGGACAAAGGCCGAAGAGAGACTTGGCAGGAGACCGTAGAACGCTACATGGCGTTTATGAAGAATCACCTCGTTAAGGAATACAACTATGACGCAGAGGCCCCTATTTTCAAGCGGGTAGAGCAAGCGATCCTCAACCACGAAGTGATGCCCTCCATGCGCTCCCTTATGACCGCTGGCCCCGCTCTGGAAAGAGACAACATCGCAGGGTACAACCCAGTAGTGGGAGGCACCAAGGTTCTCACAAGAGAGTTTGGCGAGGTAGCAATAGGCAAACTTTCCGGCACCACCGCCGAAGTTGTGAATAAAGATGGGAAGTGGGCCGACGCAGAGTTTCATTCCTATGGGGTACAGGATACATTTGAAGTGTCTCTTCACAGGAAGAATTCCCAGTCGAATGAGAGCGTAGTCTGTACGGCAAACCATAGGTGGATAAAGACAGACGGAGAAGTAGTTCCCACATCATCCTTGATGCCCGGTGACCATATTCCTTTCGCAACTGCTCCTCGCCCAGACACAGACAATATTGACTATCGCCTTGGTATCATCCACGGTCTTGTCTATGGCGACGGGACAACTACATATTCACAGGAGCGAACAAAGGGATATCACATTCGTATCTGTGGGGATGGAGAAGAACTGCTTCCTTATTTTGACGAGCACGGAGTTGTCTGCTACCCACCATCAGCAAATGGCGATCCGGTAGTTATGCTATATGGGGCATTCGCCAAGACGCACTCGCTCAAAACCCTTCCATCAAAGGACGAAACGGAGAGTTACCTCCTTGGTTTCTTCCGTGGGTGGTTTGCTGCTGATGGAAGTATCGGCAAAAACAGCAACGGCATCGTCCTTGCCGCTAATGAGGAAAGTGTTGAGTGGGCTAACGATGTCCTACCAAGAATAGGCATCCTCACTAATGGGGCGTGGGAAATGGGAAAGAGGACTAACTTTGGAGACAGAAAGCACAGGACTTTCTCCATCTACCTATCCCGCTCCTCTATGGTAGAAGATGACTTCCTTATTTCAAGAAAGCGTAAGCGCTTTGTTCCACTCCAAGCAGAGTTTATTGTAGATAGCGTTATTGCTACCGGAGAGAAGGAGGAGGTGTTCTGTGCGGAGGTCCCCGACACCAATACTTTCACTCTTTCTGGCGGGGTAGTCACGGGGAACTGCTCATTCATCGCTGTAGACAACCTTCGTGCCTTCGATGAGGCCATGTATATTCTGATGAACGGTACAGGAGTAGGCTTCTCCGTAGAGCAGAAGTACATCGCTCAACTCCCCATCATCGCTGATGAGTTCTACGATACTTCTACTACCATCGTGGTAGAGGACAGCAAACTGGGATGGGCCAAGGCATACAAGGAACTCATCTCACTTCTCGCTACTGGGCAAATCCCCAAGTGGAATATGGACAAGGTGCGCCCAGCAGGAGCACGCCTCAAGACATTCGGGGGCAGGGCATCTGGCCCAGCACCTCTCAAGGACCTTTTCAAGTTCACCGTAGCAACATTTGAGAATGCAAAGGGTAGGCGGTTAAAGCCCATCGAAGCACACGACCTTATGTGCAAGGTAGGAGAAATCGTGGTAGTCGGTGGAGTAAGACGCTCTGCCCTCATCTCACTCTCCAACCTTGATGACTTTGAAATGGCGAAGGCCAAGAGTGGGCAGTGGTGGGAGAGTGATCCCCAGCGTGCCCTCGCCAACAATTCGGCGGTATACAACAGCAAGCCAAGCGTAGCCCAATTCCTACGAGAGTGGAGGAATCTCTATGAGTCAAAGTCAGGAGAACGAGGAATTTACAATATGGATTCAGTCAGGAAGCACATTGACAAGTTCGGAAGAAGAGATTCTAGCAAGGTTGCAGGAACCAACCCTTGTGGGGAGATTCTCCTTAGGGCGAACGAGTTCTGCAACCTCACCGAAGTAGTAATCTCCGCAGATGACACAGAGGATACTCTTAGGGATAAGGTAGAACTGGCAACCATCCTTGGTACTTGGCAGTCCACACTAACTAACTTCAAGTATATCCGCAAGTCGTGGAAGGCAAACTGCGAGGAAGAAAGACTACTTGGAGTTTCCCTGACAGGAATCTTCGGCAATACCCTCACCAACCACTTGCACGACGGCCTAGTGCCTCTCCTAGCCTCTATGAGGGCCGTAGCGGTGTCTGCGAACAAGGGTGAGGCTGAGCGACTGGGTATAAATGAAAGTGCCTCTATCACCTGTGTAAAGCCCTCTGGGACGGTTTCCCAACTCACAGGTGTTTCCAGTGGCATTCACCCATGGTATTCAGAATACTATCTTCGTAGTGTACGAGCAGACAACAAGGACCCGCTCACGCAGTTCCTCAAGGACAGCGGTATCCCCAACGAGCCAGACGTAATGAAGCCAGACACCACCACGGTGTTCTCCTTCCCCATCGCTGCTCCCAAGGGTGCCACCCTCACCAAGGACTTCACCGCCATTGAGCACTTGGAACTATGGAAGGCGTACCGTGAGCATTGGACGGAGCATAACCCATCAGTCACCATCAACGTCCACGAGGATGAATGGATGGACGTAGGTGCGTGGGTATTCGACAACTTCGATGCTATTGGTGGAGTGTCCTTCCTACCAGCGACAGAGCATACTTACGCGCAAGCCCCATACATAGAGATAAGCGAGGTTGAGTATGCCCTCGCAGTAAAGAATATGCCTTCCAGTCTAACGTGGGAGATGCTTTCTCTTTACGAAAAGGTTGATGGAACAACTGGTTCGCAGGAACTTGCCTGTTCAGCAGCGGGTTGCGATCAGGTTGATATAGTCTCCGTAGCGCTTCCAGTAGATATAACAACTGGTGAGTTTGTTGTTCATACGTCTTCCGTTGCTTGAACAAAAACAGCGGTGTGTTCAAGTGTGGTATAATGTCTCTATGAGACAAAGACATTGGACACAAGAAGAAATAGCGTCGTGGGGAGAGGGTATGAAAAAGTGCCGGAAGTGCTTTGGTGTATTCCCTTTTAGTCACTACAAGCGTACAGAAAAAAGAAGTCTGTTCGGAATAGGAAACTACTGTAACTCTTGCCGAGGCGTGAGCGCGAAAAAAATGGACTGGACTGCCGAAGAGAAGGCGGCGTGGCCCGAAGGGCACAAAGAATGTACCGACTGCCGCAAGGTAAAGCCACTTAACGAGTTTCATAAACAAAGTAGTGGAGTAATGGGAAGAACCTCTAAATGTGGGAGGTGTCGGTCGGACATTATGAAAGACAAGAGAAGCAGGGACATCCCGCACTCTCTGCTATATGGCGCAAAAGTGAGGGCAGAGAAAAAGGGTATTCCGTTTGAACTTGATATAGAAGATATTGTCGTGCCCGATGTTTGTCCCGTGCTCCTCACACCCTTTACAAAAGGCAATACCGACACAGCAGCATCCCTTGATAGACTTGACGCAAGCAAGGGGTACGTCAAAGGAAATGTGAATGTAATATCACGCAAGGCGAATAGAATAAAGAACAACGCATCAGTAGGCGACTTACAGAGAGTGGTTGCTTGGATGGTGGAGGCATCGTCCGTGGTATAATAGGATAAGACTTCACCCCTGTTAATAGGTTGTGACGAGGAAGGGCGGTAGGGAATAAAACCCCTGCCGCCTTTCCTTGTACTGGTATAATAGACGTATGACTGTGCAGTCGAACCTCTACGCATCCCGTATTTTCAGCGAGCATCCTATCACTTGCTTTCCGCTGGACGATGTGAATAACCCAGTGGTCAAAGTCACCCGGATAATGAATGATAATGACTTCTCCTCGTGGACGGTAGGCCCCGGTATCGTAGAGGGGTATAACGATCCACCTGACCCTGCTAAGTGCGTCAACTTCACTAAGACATTGGTCCAGCAGCCCTTAAATATTGTTTCGCCTGTCTTTATTCACAACATCAGTGCGGTATCCCAACTGAATGTCTCATTCAGGATAGCGACAGACGCAGTAGGTGCTAAGATTTCGGTTGGGATAGAGACTGATGCCGGTCCCAAGGTCACTCCCACATCATCAACCCTCCCACACAAATTAGACCTTGATGGAGAGGTGGCAGGGGAACTCTCCATTCCCCAGAACACATGGGTTGATGTGAAGGGACACGCTTACGGGTTTGCTTCATCTGAGAAGGAATACAAGATTTGGATTCGCCTCAGTGGAACCCCTCATGGAGTAGACCTCAACTACTGGGTTTCAGACATCACCGTAATGAATGGCACAAAGGACATAACCACCATAATCACAAAAGAATGGAACGAAGCACACTACAACTTTGACCCCATCTTCGGTGGCCTGACCTGCAAACTCCTTGAGGCCGTGCCTTACGCAGGAGCAGATGAGCGTGGCTATTACCTCATAGAAGACGATGAGTTGTTGGCAAAGAACTACGGCATCCCGCTTGTCTATGGTTCAGACAACTCTACAAAAATCTATCCTTCTACACAGACCTACAACATCAGCAAGGCAGAGTATCGGTCATGGTCGCTGGTAAAGAATGATGGTGGCCCAGATAATATCTGGGGAGACTGGAAAAGCCCTCACACCGTACACGACTTGCTCTATGAATACGAGCAGAAGGTGTATTTCCCCTTACCATCTATTGTCCTTCCCGGTCACGGCGTCATCAACCAAGGAGGGCGCTACAACACCTACACCGTAGAGTTCTGGATGAAACTCACCAATAACTCCTTGACCTCCAAGAAGATTTGGGGACCTCTCCGTTCCTCTGATGGACTCTATGTGAAGGACGGTTTCATCACCCTGATGATAGGAAACAAGTTTGCCTCGCATCCTATTGGATCGTGGGGACGCCCTATGCTTATTGATATGATATTCCGCAGGGACCAAGCGGTGCTTGTCATCAACGGAGAGCGCGTAGCGACTGTGCGCTTTGACTCGTCCAAGATAGACCTTGCTCCTGTAGATGAAGACTGGGTGGGCTTCTTCGGGGACAAGGACATCCAAAACTTTGAGATAGACTGCTATTCCCTCTTCCCCTATGCCGTGCCCGACCTTGTAGCAAAGCGTCGTTTCGTATGGGGTCAGGGAGTAGAGAGTGTCGCTGTTGATACTAATGCCTATGACTCGTCACTCGCTTTCATCGACTACCCCGTAGCAGAATACACTACACAGAAACTCTACCCCGATGTGGAGCGCTGGGATGCTGGGTATTCAAACAACCTTGTTGCCACTCGCAACTCCCTATCAACTCCCAACTACAAACTACCAAGTATCAATATCGGCGGGTATACAGAAGATGTCTTCTACTGGGAGAACCTAGTGAAGAATGGGACGGATAATCGACCCGACACCTACTTCACTCTACATCCTGACCCTGCGTGGACGCAGCCCTGCCACTTGCTCTACAACTCTCTCAACGTGCTCAACGATCCGGTTAAGATGATCTACGGCACATTTGAGGGTCTGCGCACACCAGACAAGCAAACACTATTCAAGTTTGTGAATACAGCGAGCAAGCATGAGATAGAGTTCTTCCTCTTGGAAGATAAGGTCAAGGCAGAGTACCGTGGAGACACCACCTTCACGCTCCGTGAGCACACCGTAGACCTCTCTAAGCCATTTGGGGTGGGTATTCACCTAGGGGAACTTTTCGCTTTATACGGGTCTCTGGCTACCCGCTTCTTCGGCACACCCTCACTTGTCCAACTCTATGTAGGTGGAGATGGAGTCAATACCTTTGAGGGCAAGATATACAGGGTTGGCTTCTGTAATGAGGCAAGCGAAGCATCGCTTCCCGACTTTGGGGAGGTAGTCATAGAGTCAGACGTAGAAGCAAAATGGTTTATGACTGCAACAGCATCCTACACACTCAAGGCAAAGCAGGAGTTCAACACCTACTTCCTTGACATCGCTGTATCGGCCTACTGGGAGGAATACTTCCCTCTGTCCTACTTCGCCAAGATGGGATGGACTCCCGAAGGCCAGCAGGTATACGACCTTGACTTCATCCAATACAACAGGGGCTTCCCCACTGTCGCCACACAAGATGTGGATGGAAACTACGACTTCTCCAAGTCTCCCATCAAAACCTATCTCACCTTCCAGCGCCTTACCAACAAGCGCATCATTAGGCACTTGGATGAGTTCCCCAATCACATCTCGCTGGGCAAGCACCGCATCGTGGACACTAACGAGGACAGGGTATTGGTGGTAAACGGAATGACCACCCGCGCTATGACCAACATCTCACAGGAGGCATTTGAAATAACTGACCGCACCATCATCTATCCTCCCAAGCGACTGGGCATCCACAACACCGCTGTCGTCCTCCATCACAAGATAGAGATAGACGGCATCCTTTCCTCTCCCTTCAAAATGCGCTCACAGGCGCTTGCGAGCAAGGTACTGGACGACTTTGATTTCCCCCGTATTGGAACCCGGTATGGATATGAAATCTCTCCCTACCTACGAGCAGGACACTACTACGACTATCGTGGCAAGGTCCCATTCTGCATCTACAAGGGCAACACTCCCTACCTCTATCTCACACAGGATAGCGGCATAGAGGTAGTAGGGACACACGACACTATTGAAAAGGGAATAACACTCCCCATCAACAAGCAACTCGTCCAGTCCTACGATGTCATTATGTTTGAAGTGTGGGTGAACTGGGGAGGCACCGACCAGCAGACACTCTTCTCCCTTGATGCCCCATCGGGGATAATAGACTTTGGAGTCACCAAGGGAACACTCACCTTCCCCTCTATGGGAATGACCTTCTTCCAAGATGGGAATAAGGTGGGAGCCCCTGTGCTCGTCAAGGGTGAATGGACGATCATCGGGGTAGTCTTTAGGCATCCCATCAACTTCGGCAACTATCTTGGAGGCATCAACCTTCTCTCCGGGGCGGTATTCAACGGCATCTCCTTCCACCATCCCACAGGCGCTCAACTCTTCATCCAGAAGGACAAGCGCACTTGGGAAGAGGTTAAGGATGATAATGATGCTGCTACTGTTGATAACTGGGCCAAGTGGCAGCCGATCACACTATCGGATATGCTCTACAAGACAACACACACCGAATACCCCATCGGTCCTGATATGTTTTACGATGTTTACACCGGAACCAACCGCACAATAGTCGATGATACGCACGGTATGTTGCTACAAGAGGACGCAGTAGTGCTGTTTTCTGACATCGAATGGTCAAGTTTCAGTCGTAAACCCCTTTAAGTGGTCGCCTGTGGTATAATATTGGCACCACTAAAGGAGAAATATGTCTAAAACTCGCAGGCTCAAGGTCAACCACAAGGCAGTGAAGAATGCCCGGTGGTCTGTTGTTGATAAGGGCAAGGGGCAGGAGAAACTCGTAGGCTACCAGTATGGTTCCTACTTCTGGATGCTCCTTGATGAGAAGAAGTTGCTTCGTGATGATGATGGAAACCCCCTCAACATCCCCGCACGCAAGGATGACTTACGCGCTATCTCTGAAATAACCAGCGCTGCTCGCTACTACGGATACCCCAACGGCAAGGCCGTGTTTGTAGCGGGGGTAGGACGAGTAAGCGAGGAAGAGTACAGCGAGCAGATAGACAGGTTCGGCAAGGGAGAACTGCTCCTGAATGACTTGGGATCGGTCTACGACGCACAACAGACAATAAAGCACTTGGGAGAGTAAGATGGAAGAGCAGATTATTAACCTACGGACAAGGGACATCGATGAGGATGACCTTGCCCCAGACCCATTCAAGGATGCTGACCCCTTTATGAAGGGGTGGAGTGACCTTAAGGTAATGACGGGAATCTCTCCTAACTTCAAGCGCAAGACTAGCCGGATAGAGAAGGCAATAGGCACCAAGGACGTACCCGCAGGGTACAGGGATAGTAGCGGAATGATCCCACAGGGCCACGCCGATGCCGGTAGCAAGGCCATGAACCCCGGAGACACTATGCGCACCGCCTATGGCCTATTCGATGTAGTTACCCCTCCATACAACCTCTACGAGTTGGCTAACTTCTACGATACGAACTTTGCCAACCATGCTGCTATTGACGCCAAGACAGCCAACGTCGTAGGACTTGGCTATGAATTCCATCCCACCAGAGATGTGATGATTAAGATGGAGAGCGTAGACGACAAGGAGAAGACCAAGAAGGCCAAGCAGAAGATCGAACGCCATAAGGCAGAGATGATCGACTGGCTGGAAAACACCAACGATGAGGACAGTTTTACGGGGGTAATGGAGAAGATCAAGATAGACTTGGAAGCAACAGGAAACGCTTACATGGAGATAGGCCGTACCGTTACAGGGGACATCGGCTACATCGGTCATATCCCCTCCACCACGATGCGGGTACGGAGACTGCGTGACGGCTACGTTCAAATCATTAGCAACCTAGTAGTCTACTTCCGCAATTTCCAAGCAACCAACCCCAACCCCATCACCAATGATCCTCGTCCCAACGAGATTATCCACTTCAAGTCCTACTCTCCCATCAACACTTTCTACGGGGTACCGGATATAATCTCTGCTATGTCTGCCCTGATAGGCGACACTATGGCTGAGCAGTACAACATCGACTACTTTGAAAACAAGGCAGTCCCCCGCTACGTCATCACCTTGAAGGGTGCGAAGTTCTCTGCCGATGCAGAGGATACGATGTTCCGCTTCTTCCAGACGAACCTACGGGGCCAGAACCATCGCTCGCTCTTCCTTCCTCTTCCCTCCGATCAGGATGGGAACAAGGTAGAGTTCAACATGCAGGCGGTAGAGAACCAAGTTCAGGAAGCGTCCTTCGACAAGTATCGGAAGACCAATAGGGATCAAATCCTCACCGCACACCAAGTTCCCCTATCCAAGTTGGGTGGGACAGACATTGGTGGCCTTGCTGCTGCCCTCGCACAGGACCGCACCTTCAAGGAGCAAGTAGCACGCCCAGCGCAGGGTAGACTGGAAAAGCAGATCGCCAGAGTCATCAGAGAGAAGAGCGACATCCTAGAGTTGAAGTTCAATGAGTTCACTCTCACAGACGAGACAGCACAGGCTGCCATTGATGACATTTACCTTAAGGATCAGGTCATCACTCCCAACGAAGTAAGAGAGTCTCTGGGCAAGGGTCCTCTCCCCGGTGGGGACAAGGTATTTGAGCAGGCACCCAAGCAGATTGCCTCTCAGAAGAATGATGAGAAGGGCACAGACGAGCGTTCAATTGCTCGTGCTACGAACGCAACAGACAGCACATCCACGCCTACTGGTCGTAATGCCAAGGGCGAAGGCCGTGCGGTGCAAGGAAAATAACAGTTGTATTACGTTCGTGAAAACGGATGGTATAATAGGAGGCAGCATGGACATTAATAAGGCACACTTCAATGTTACAGGCGACGACGTTCGCATCTCTATGCCTATTGAGAAGGTAGACAGAGAGCGTAGAGTTGTCTCTGGATGGGCTACTGTCGCATCACCAGATGAGCAGGATGATGTCATCGACGGCAAGGCTTCTCTCAGGGCATTCTCAAACTGGCGGGGTAACATCAGAGAGCAGCACTCAAACCTCGCAGTAGGAAAGGCACTCTCCTTCAAGGAGGATGTCTACTACGACACCAACACCAAGCAGTTCTATGACGGCATCTATGTCTCTGCCTACATCAGCAAGGGCGCACAGGACACTTGGGAGAAGGTCCTTGATGGAACACTCACAGGGTTCTCCATCGGTGGTTCAGCAAAGAAGACCGAGACCGTCTTTGATGAGAGACTCAATAAGCCTGTGCGAATCATCAAGGAATACGACCTACATGAACTATCCCTTGTGGATAACCCAGCAAACCAGTTTGCAAACATCCTCTCTATTCAGAAGGGGGTAGCGACAGGAATGCTCGCTACCGCTCTCATAGAGAATGTCTTCTGGTGCGCTGATGACGATGTAGTCCAACTTTCCACTTCACACACCTCCGAGTGTCCTCGTTGTGACAAGGAGATGAGCACTATCGGTTTCGTAGAGACAAACGATGCCGACAGGGCCGAGGTAGTCAAGGGGATGCTAACAAAGGTAAAGGAGGTAAACAGTATGGAAACAGATACAGTAGAATCCGAGGTCGTTGCAGACCTTGAGAAGTCAGTTGAGGTTGAGGCCAAGATCGAAGCAGAAACCCCAGAGGACGTAGTTGCCGAAGCGGTTGCCGAGGCTGTAGAAGGTGATGTGGAGGTTGAGGACCCCGCAGACCCAGAAACACCAGAAGAGCCAGAGGCCGATCCTGCTGCCGAAGTAACGGCGGTAGTCAAGTCTCTCCAATCACAACTTACTCAGGTCATTACTGCTCTTGCTGACACCGTAAGCACACTGAACGCTAAGGTAGACAGCCTACAGAAGGATATCTCCGGTGTTCAGGCCGAGGTGGAATCAGTCAAGGGTGGAATTAATGAGTTTGGAATGCGTGTCCAGTCAGTAGAAAAGGACACAGCATTCCGCAAGTCTGGCGACATCGGAGATGTCGTGCAGTTCGAACCTGTAAAGGTTCAGAAATCACTATGGAACGGCGTATTCCTCACAAAGTCCGACCTATTCCAATAGAAACAAAAATTAACAGGAGGTGACATAAAATGTCAGAAAACACAAAGATTGAAAAGGCAGGAGCAGAGCGTACCCAGATGGGGACAGAGCCTGCTGGTCCTGATGCTAGCCCCGAGCAGGGGCATTCGCTAGACGGAATTTCTACAGACGCTACCTTCGCAGGTAGAGCAGTAGAAGACGGATACGGCGTACATGCCTCAGGCGTATTCGCTGCTGGTGGTGTAGGCAACCTTGACGACGGCGCAGCCGTGGCAGGCCCAAACGCCAATCAGCCACAGACTTGGGGATTCCTAGGTCAAGCCTCTAACCAGTTTGATGGGAACTATCCCGGTGGGAAGAACTCTTCAAACCCTAGCGGTGATGTCGGTGGACGCTTGCGCTACGATCAGGCACAGCGCTTCATCGATTATGTCTGGAACGCAACCGTTCTGGCGAACGATGGTCGCAAGGTCACGATGCGTGCGAACACAATGGAGATTGAGAAGGTCAACGTTGGCGAGCGCGTCATCCGTGCGGCAAACCAAGCAGACGACACTTACGTCAATGCTGGGGCACGATTCACGAAGGTAGAACTAGTAACCACAAAGATTCGTCTTGACTGGGAACTCTCTACTGAGTCACTTGAGGACAACATCGAAGGTGCAGCATTTGAGGACCATCTGGTTCGCCTGATGACTAACGCATTCGGTAATGACCTTGAGGACCTCGCTATCAATGGCGACAAGGGCTCCAATGATGCTTTCACAAGCATCATGGACGGCTTCGTCAAGATTGTCCAGCAGTCCATCGGTGCAGGCGCAGGCGGTGGCACACACGAGGCCAAGAACCCAGCAGGAACCGGCACACCCGCTCCCGGTACGACTGGTCCAGCCATTACCCAGTGGAAGCCAGAGGTCCTACAGGGTCTCATCCTAGCGCTCCCACGCAAGTACCGTGCGATCCGCACAGGCATGAAGTTCTACTGTGGAACAGACACCTTTGCAAACATCGTTGCTAACAACGGAACTGGCCCTCTATCCTACGACAACAACGTAGCAACAGAGGCTTACCGGAACAACTGGCTAAGTGGAACAGACCAGACCTTTGGGCCTGCTCGCACAACCCGCGTTCTTGGTATTCCAGTCCTAGAGGTTCCCTTCTTCAAGGAGGACTACGTTGAGTTGTCTTTCCCAGACAACCGCGTATGGGGCCTACAGCGCGACATCACGGTAAACCGTGAGTACCGCGCCAAGAAGGACACCATTGAGTACACTGTCTACATCCGGTTCGGTATCAACATGGAAGAACTGGACGCAGTTGCTTGGATGGACGCAGCAACAGACGCTCCGTAAAACTAGCGTACCGCGTGCGGGGAGGTGCCTTCGGGTGCCTCCCCAAACGCTTTTCTGGTATAATAGACCTAACACCTACAGGAGGATAAATGTCTAAGCCAACCAAGTCAAGCAACATGAAGGCCATACGAGCCTATGCTGACGAGAAGGAAATCGTTCTACCCTTTGGAGTAACCAAGGCCGACGCTCTCAAACTCATCGATGAACTTGATAGTGACCTTATGAGTGAAGGAGAAATCACTGCTCCCACTACAGAGGTAGAGCAGACAGCGCTAGAGCGCAACAACGTCATCGGTCCACCCAAGGTAGAGAAGGCTACCAAGTCTGACTATACTCCCCCTGTAAGGGAAAAGGAAGTCATCTGGTCTGATCGCAGTCTCTACCTCATCGGCATCGGCGGGGTAAACAAGGGATACAACCTTCTCTGGGCATCACAGGTAGAGCCCTTCCTATTGGAGCGGGGCATCCGTCGATGCACAGACGAGGAACTCAAGGAGTATTACGGGAGGAAGTAATGGAGCACAGCATACTGAGGCAACTAGGCAGCACCATCAAAGTTGAGGCAGAGATGTCCAACGGGCATGAGGTGTGGATCGAAACCCCAGTATATGTGAAACTCTTCAACGCTCACGGAATACACTATGAATTCATAGCCGAACTCAATGGCAATAGTGTCGTGTGGCCCTATGCCTACACGACTACCAATTGTGAACTTGAGTTTGAGATTCCTGCCTACGTTGCCGATGGTGACTATGAGATGGTGCTGACTACCTATGGCAAAGGACCTAATGACAAGGACGGGTGGCAGGTAGAGACACTCTCAGTAAATACACCCTACTACCTACCCGCCAACCCCACAGAAGAGGACAAACTCTATGCTCGTCTGGTAGTGTCGATTATCAACGCTGCTACTGGTGGGCAGTTCGGTGTATCCTACCGTAAGATTGAGGGAGAGGGATTGGGAACAGACTACTTCCCTGTGCCTATGGGGACTACCGGGGTTTTCAAGGTGTGGGAGAACAACGTGATGGTGTTCGAAACCCCCAGCGCCCTGCGGTGGCCCGTGTGGTATGGGCTGTCCTATGACGGTACTGCTGTTACCGCAGGGTGGAACGGTGCGTGGAACAGGCTCGCAGGCGTCCATGCTGCCTCTCATTATGACGGGCACATCGACACAGACACCTATGGATGGTTCGGAGGACAGGAGTTCATCGGGCACACCAGAAGAGGGCTCTTCCCCAAGGACAGCACATTCGCTTTCCTTCTACAGATGAATGGTGGCGCTGTTCCACAGGACATCAAGGATGCTGCTTACCTGCTATTCAACGATATGAAGTGTGGCAAGATGGACCAACTCAACAGATACATCAGCGAGTATTCCACCGATCAGTTCAAACTTCGTTTTGCCTCTGGTGCCCACGCCGGTACAGGAAACAAGATAGTAGATGACATCCTTGGAAAATACAACACTACCGTCCTTGGTAGGATCGGCGTCCTCTAATGGGCATCCTTGACTGTGGATTTCTCTATTCGATGCAGTTGACTATTGCCTACTCTACCCTGCGGCAGACAGAGTTGGGGAAGATAGAACACAACTGGGAGACAAACCAGCAGACGCTCCGGGGCTACGCCAACGTAATGGGCACAGTCGATCTAAAGCCCCTACGAGCCGAGCGAGAGTATCTCTACAAGAAGCAACTGAATGCTCGCACCAAGGTTGATCCTCGCATAGACGCACAGGGTAACTACCATCCCATCACAGAGATGCTGGTGCTGGACATCACCGCAGATGGAAAGTCATTATGGACACACGATCAGGCAGAACTGGCAGGTAGGCCACTACTCCACGATGTGCTGAGTGTTGAGCCATTCGTCAACCCGTGGAACGAAATAGAATACTACAAACTGCTGCTTACCCGGTCAGAGAACCAGCACCTTGAGGATGAGCCGTATGGTTACGCTCAAGTTCGACCTTAATGCTTTCAACAAGCAGGTAAAGGACTTCACCGACTATGCCGAAGGGTTTATGACGGGCATAGAACAAAATAGAATGGCCTTCAACCAAGAACTTGGTGCCCTTATCGCAGACATCTTCTATCGCTATGTTGACCTCGCTGCGCAGACAGACCCAGCATCACTCCACCACGTCTATGAATGGAACAGAGTAGGCGATCCAAGTGCTCGCCTCTTCACCATCACTCCCGTCGCCTCTCCATTCAGCATCAGATTTACTGGTAGTTTTCTACCCTCAGCCTCAACATCGGATACATCGGATACCCCGTTCGTAGACAAGGCAAATGTGATGGAGAATAGTATCGACGTGACTATCTCCCCCAACGATGGTGGCGTGCTGGCATTCGAAGGGGACGATGGAGAGATGGTCTTCACTACTGAGGATATCTACATAGCAAATCCCGGTGGAGATGCCGTCGCAGGCAGTTTCGGTAGGGTAGTGGAAGAGTTCTTTGGCTCCTACCTATCGCAGGGTGTCCTACGTCGCATCTTTGCAGACTTGGAGACTATGGATGAGTTCCGGGGTAAGGGTGGACGAGGTGCTGGTATAATGGACGGTAGAAGATATTACAGCATCAAGGGGAGCGTTACACTATGAGGAATCCAACTCTACTGTCTGAACTGGACGTAGCAGCAGTCTACATCAACAACTACCTATGGGGAGTCATCAAAAAGATAGACCCTGACTTTGTATCCAGTTACAACGGCATAGTACCTTTCTTCCCGCTTAGTGAGTCTGCGAGTGGCGATGCTCCGTGGAATGACAAACCATCGATAGTGTACGACCGCCTTTTCACAGTATCGAAAAGCCCTTTCTACCCTATTAAAACTGAGCAGATACACTATGCGGTCAAGGCTACGGAGAACCAGAGTCTCTACCTTGGGAGCGCCATTCAACTTATCCTTGATAGACAGGATGATGCTGCGAAGGACATAAACGAGTTTATGAGCATTGCCTACCCGGAAAGTGCTATTAGGTTTCATCACCTACGAGTATACCAGCCTGCGTCTGCTGTGTCCAAGGCCGGTGGTGGAGTGAGGGATTTCACCACCCGCCAGTACCAAGTGTCCAAGTTCTTCGTGGATGCGGAGTACCACACCTGTGCGTATGACGATCCCAAGTTGTTCTCCCTCGTGCGCTAAACGCCGGGGAGAGGCAAAACGGATGGTATAATAGACCTTGTGAGGAAGACCCCCTACCATAGTTAAATAAAAACTATGAAAGTAGAGGTGAAATAATAATGGCATATTCAAGAGGCGACTCTAAGAACATCATCATCGGTGCGGCTGCGATCTTTACTACAAAGAAGCAGATCGATCCCGAGAAGGAAGCACTGACAACCCCAGATGCCTCGTACCTTCCACAGGTACCAGACTTTGAGGACCAAGTACCATATGTAGAGACCCTTTCTGCTAACCCCGCAACTCCTAACGCTGGATATACTTCCAACGGTCTGGAAATGACATTCACACCAAACTTCGGTGAGGTGTCTGTCGATCAGTTGCTTGACTCCGCTAAGTTGTTCAAGCAGGGTATGCAGGTAGAACTCAAGACAGGTATGGCTGAGTCCACGCTAGAGAACCTACTCTTTGCTATCGCAGGAGCATCTGGCGACCTAGTGGCTGGAACTCTATCTAACCCAACTGATAAGTCTATCAAGACTCCTGCGGTTATCTCTCCCGGTAATCAGCCAATGGCAGAGCATAGCGCATCCAACAAGTTCCTAGAACTATCATCTGGTAAGTTGGGTGAGTGCCCCGTAGAGCGTGGCATTATTGCTGTTGGTCCCGGCCCCGGCGAGTGTGGCGTTGGTGAGGTTGTAGAGCGTATCTACATCGCTTACCGTGCTCTCTCAATGAGCGCTGTAACGGTCAACATCAAGCGTGACGCTGCATCGGTATTCGATGTAACGTTCCGTCTGCTCCCAGCGAACAATGGCTCATACGGTCGTATCATCGACCGTGTGGTTGCTAAGAGTTCTGCTGAGTCAGCAACCGCAGTAGGCGCTCTAAAGCCTAATGCTGCTAACGCGGCAATGGGTGGAACCGAAAAGGACACCGTAACTCGCGCATAACAACTAAATAGCCACTACCCCCGAACCCCAGAACAACTGGGGGGAGGGGGTTTTGGTATTTGTGGTATAATGGTCTCCTACACAGAAGGAGTAACAAATGGCTACAGAAGTTTTTGAAACATCAGAGGTACTACTAATGGACGGCACTGAAATCAAGATGCGTCCTCTCAAGATTTCGCTCTTCCGCAAGTTTATGAAGAAGTTCGCTGAACTACAGGCAGTGGCGACAGACAACGATGCTGCTACTGAGGTCCTGATGGACTGCGTAGTCATCGCTATGGAGCAGTATTCCCCACCGTGGGCAGACAAGGCGCTCCTAGAGGAGAACATCGACCTACCCACCGTCTACAAGGTTCTTGAAGCAGCATCGGGTATTAAATTCGACGCAGAGGGAAACCCGACAGCGGCGGCTCTAAGTGGGAAGATTTAGACCTCGCCGCTATTGAAGCGGAAGTCTTCCTCGTCGGTTCGTGGAAGAGCATTTGGGAGTTAGAAGATAGTCTCTCTATGCCCGAGTTGACTGCCATTCTCAAGTCATCCCGTGAAGAAGTCTACGAAACACGCAAGTTTGCTGCTGCCCTCAAGGGTGTTGACCTTGATGCAGAGTCCGGTAGGACAAGTGGGAATGAGTCATTCGATGATATGCAAGCACGCATTTTCAGCGGCGGTAGAGCAGAGAATGCCTCTGACATTGTATCCCTCTATGGAAAAATGGGCTTGCAGGAAGGCTTCCAAGTATCAGAGGCAATGAGCGCAGACACCTCCTACATTCGCATCCGTGATGGAGAAATGAAGTCCCCATTTGGATAGGCCCCTGTCTGGTATAATAGGACACGAGGATATCTATGAGTGACATTAATGCCAACCTGAATGTAAGCGCCGATGTTGGTCAAGCGCTCGCACAGTTGCGCCAGTTGCAGCAACAGATATCCGAAGTATCGGTGGCTGCTGGCAGACTCAACCTCAGTCAGACGATGACCAACGCAGGAAACTTCAACTATGCTGTTAATGGTATAGGGCAGTTCCGGTCAGAGATAGTCAAAACCTCTGGTGCTATGGCTACTCTGCAAAAGCAGATAGACACCAACAAGTTGACTATGGGACAGATGTTCCAGAACGCTACTGGCGCTGCCAAGGGTCTGAATGTCTTCTCCAACAACGCTGCACAGATGACTGACCTTGCTACTGATAGGGCCATGCGCCTTAACACCCAGTACATTACGCTCACCGACAGTATCACAGGGATGCAGCGAGTTGTGGCGACCCGCCCACTATCAGCCCTTGGAATGGATGCTGACATCGCAGCGCAGAAGTCCCAACTACTCAACAAGTCTATTAGAGACTTGGGAACCTCCATGCAGAACTGGGGCAAGAATACCCAGTGGGCTGGTAGGCAACTCACAGTAGGTTTCACCGTTCCCCTGATGCTCTTCGGGCGTCAGGCAATGAAGGTATTCTCTGACATCGACAAGGAAATGCTTGCCCTGTCTCGTGTCTATGGAGACTTGGATACACAGTCATCAGAACTTGACTCCGTGAAGGCCAGTATTCGTGACCTCGCTGTTGAGACAACTAAGTGGGGCATGGCTACAAAGGATACCATTGGTATCGCTGCCGACCTTGCTGCTACCGGCTTGGCTGGGGAGGCTCTTCTCAAGTCAACACAGGCAACGACACGACTCGCTACTCTTGGCATGATGGACAATGAGACTGCTATGCAGTCCATTATCTCTATGTCTACTGCATTCAAGCAGTCATCAGAAGAGGTTGCCGAGTCGGTCAACTTCCTCAACGCTGTAGAGAACCAGACCATTCTTTCTATTCAGGATATGTCAGAGGCAATTCCCCGCGTTGCTCCCGTCATCCAAGGTCTTGGTGGAGATGTAAAGGACCTCGCTGTCTTCCTTACTGCCATGAAGGAGGGCGGGGTAGGCGCAGTAGAAGGAGCCAACGCTCTCAAGACATCGCTTGCTCGTCTTATTGAACCAACTAAGCAGGCACGCGAGGCTCTCAATGGAGCAGGCATTGCCATTGACGACATTCTTTCTTCTAACCGTGGAGACCTACAGGGACTTATCCAAGACTTTGGCAAAGCACTCAACGGAGTAGATGAATTCCAGCAGCAGCAGGTACTATCCGCTACCTTCGGTAAGCAGCAGTTTGCACGAATGGGTGCTCTGTTCTCCAACATCAACAGGGAGAATGGGCAGGCTCAGAAAGCATTTGCTCTGACAGAAAAGAGCGCACAGAACCTTGCTGCACTTGCAGACTCCGAACTTTCCAAGATCGAAGAGTCTGTCTCTGTTCGCATGACTGCGGCGGTAGAAAGACTGAACGCTGCTCTCGCCCCCATCGGGGAGATGTTCGCACAGGTAGCCATTCCCATCATCAACGCTATCTCATCTATCCTTGAAGCATTCAACAGCCTGCCAGACCTTGCCAAGTGGGGAGCCTTTGCAGCAGTTGGCATCATCGCCATAGCCGGTCCCATTATGATGCTCGTCGGTCAGTTTGGAAACCTCATCGGTGCATTCACCAAGGGCATTGGAGTCATGCACACCTTTATGACAGGGGCCAAGTACCTCTCTGGTGCTGAACTTGACCTCATGGCCCAGACACGCTCTCTTGATGGTGCTATTGATGGACTGACTGGAAGTTTCGGAGCACAGGGTGGGGCGATTGAGGGACTCATCGCACGCTATCGTGAACTCTCACTCGCTATGTCTGCTGTTGCTCCCGGTGCCCCATCCATGAGAGCGGCGCAGATGCGTGGAGCAGTCATGCTTGCCTCTGGTGGGCATGTGCCCGGTACAGGAGATGGAGACACCATCCCAGCCCTACTCACTCCCGGTGAGTTTGTTGTAAGAAAGCCGGTAGCACAGAAGCACGGGTCATTCCTCAACGCACTAAATGCCGGTAGAGTAAAGGGCTTCGCCAAGGGTGGCTCAACTATCCCTACAACGCACGGAGATATTGTTCTTGATGTTGAACTTGAAGACAAGTCTCTGGGGCTCATTACCAAGAGAATAAACTATGCTCTGTCTAATGGACTTGACTTTACAGAACTCCAAACCGCTGTAACACAGGCAGTATCAACAGGACTGGAGCGCGGAGGAAAACTCACAGGTAAGAAGATAGACGATATTCTCCGACACGAAATGGGTTATGGAGGGTACAACGGAGAAGGCCCTATGACCAAGCGTGGTGGCTCGTGGCAGAACTCACACCTTGCTGATGATACTACCGTATCAGCAGGAAGATATAGGCCAATAAACTCTGCTGCATCACGCAGACTAGCAGACTTCATCGCCGCTGGTGGTGGAGGGGCTATTGACATTACCAGACTGGGTAACCTTACAGGTCGCCTGCCGGGGGCACTCAACCAAGCCCTTCGTGGTGGAGGAGATCTTGGAGGTAACATAGTCAGAGATATGGTCCTACAAGAGTCATCAGAGATATTCAACCCATTAAGAAACCAACTCATCCACTATGCTAAGGTGACTGGCATGAGTGCAGAAGAGTTCATGGCGAACTGGCGTGCTATCGACCAAGCACAGGCAAACTTGGAAGAGGGGGTAATGAGTTGGACTGCTGATATTCGCGTAGCAGAAAACGCCACAGAAGGCGTAGACGAAGCCCTCAATACCCTGATAGCATCAGCCATTCGTGCTTCTGGAATAGACGAAGAGTTTATTGGTGCAGTAGAGGCTGGAGGAGCAACAGGGCGAGTAAACCTTAGAGACCCAAGCAAACTCCCTCCGGGCTACTCTACTGACAGTCGTGGAGGCACTCGCACCGTCATCGATCCCTCTGGGCAGGCAGTATTCGGGCACGGCAACACGAGCACACTATTCGCCGGTAGGGAGGATGTCCTCCCCTACGACAAGGCATCTATCAATATAGAAATAGAGAAGATCAAGGGATACTTGATCGCCCAGTACCCTGAACTCCAAGCAGTAGGCAAGATGACCATGGAGCAGATCGCAGAGGGGCTGCGCATGGGCTCTATTGAGATAGACGCCGTAGCACGGGCAGAGATAATGCAGTTGATGGGTGTTATTGCCTCTTCCGCAGGCACGGCTTCTCCATCACGCATTACCCGCCAGATAGGCAAGTGGATTGCAGATGGTCTTGGTATCGGTATGCGAGATGGTATGGGGCAGGTATCTGCTACTGGTATGGCGCTGGGGTCGGCAGCCACAGACGGGGTACAAGCCGGTAGTGAGGCAGCCCCCGGTGATGACGTCCCAGACGCCTACCTCGCCAAGGGACAGCAACGCCTTGATAAGATCGGAAAGGCGGGTAGTTGGGCAGGAATGGCTGGGATGGGCCTTGGAATGGCTGGAATGGCTGCTTCCTCTATGGGCCAGACTGGACTTGGAGCAGGACTTATGGCTGCCTCTATGCCTATGGATATGATCGGTATGATCGCTATGCTTGGGCCTCGTCTTGGTACCTTTGGTGCTGCGGTTGCCGCCGCAGCAGTTCCCATCGTCGCCATTACCGCAGTAGCAGCAGGAGCGGCGGCGGCAGTATACATCTGGCGTAAGTCGGTAGATGACAGCGCAAAGGCAGCAGCAGACCTTGGCTCAAAACTTGGTGGAGCAGCAAACGCAGCAAAGACTATGGCTGATATCACTGGTAGGGCAAGCATTCTCCAGCAGAAGGGTTCTCTCCAATACACCGAGGCAGAGAAGCCCAATATCGGTGAATATGAGTCTATGCTCACTAACGAGGCTGGGACTAAGTTCATCGAAGACCTTAAGGCTGCTGGGCCGGGTATGGGAGCAATGCTCTCTGATTATGTAAAGACAGCAGTATCACAAGGCATGATGGACTCCGACTTTGCTTCTGGCTTCATCAAGGCAGTAGGGCAGGAACTTGATGCTCCGATGATGGCTGCATCCGTAGGCAAGGAACTGGCAGCATTCACTAAGGAGTTCTCCACCAAGACAGAGCAGGCCGTGTCTATCGCTGAGAAGCGCTCTGGCGCTATTGCCGCAGACAAGGACATTCAGGCCGGTACGCAGGAAGGTGCTACTACTCGTCAAGCATCTATGGTAGTAGGATCATCCATGCAGGCTATCCAAGACTGGTCAGCAGCAGCCGAGGTAGCAAGACAAGACTACCTTGATGGAATAACCTCCTATGAGACATACATCAGCGTACTGAATGATGCTACCCAAGCACAGATGGACCATACTGCTGCTATCAGATTTGCTATGATGAATGGTGATGCCGGTGCTATGGAGCAGGCACTCAAGGACCAGTTTGAGAAGATGTTCGGTGAGGGCACATTTGACGCCATGAAGGATGCGGCGGGGGTAAATGAGGCCAGCCAGAAGGAAGCCATTAGGCGACATCAGGCGCTTGCGGGTGGGCCGAATAGTCCTGCCCGCAAGCCCGACCCCGAGGCGCTCGACCAGAAGAGCGTAGATGACATCTTCATCTCTGCCGTCACAGCAAGCATCAACAACCCTGCTGCCATGGAGGAAATAGCACAGGCAACCAGAGCCATTCTTACCGGGTCTGTTGAAGGTGTGAAGGAGGCATACCTCGCCTCCATTAAGAGCGGCAAGGGTAATGACGCAGCATTCCAAGGAGCACTAGCAGCATCCAACTACGCTGCTATGCCACAGGACCAGCGCGTTCCCGGTGTGTCTAGTGAACAGTACGGCATGGCACACGCAGGAGCCATGACTGCTGGCATTGACTCCACTACACTCACCGCCTTCCTCAATGGACTATCCCCAGAGATGAAGAAGTATTACCTTGACAACCTTGCCGGGGTAGCCAAGGGACCCGATGCCAATAAGGGATGGATGGATAAGGTAACTAGAGGCGCAGCCATGCAGGATACCGTTGGCGCAGACGTGGCTCGCCCAGTCATTGAATCCCCCGATTGGGAGATAGCCGTGGCGAATGGTCAGAATGAAAGAGTTACCAAAGTAGAAGAGGCCATGAAGAAACTAGATGATTTCTTCCAAGACAACGAGGAAGCCAAGTCTGCCTATGTCGATCTGGCCCTGAATGACCCTGATGGACTGATGGATGCCCTCCCAGAAATCACAGCAAACCTTGAGAAATTTGACAAGGAAATCCCCGAAGAGATTCAGATGAAACTAGGGATCGACCTTGCCAACCCAGATACCTACAAGATGCTCACAGAGGACCCCAATGCAGCCAACAACATTCGCCTTGTAGGAGAGGCGCTGCTCTCGCTGCCTGAGGGCGAGCATGAGTTTGCTGCAATGTTTGCCGTGAAGTCAAATGGAGAGTTCAAGAACCCACAAGAGTTTGTCAATGACTACCGGGAAGTTCAAGGGCTAATGGACAAGATGGGCAAGTCAAAGAATATGACTACCAAGAAGTCCTACATCGCAGAGATAATGACACGGCAGAATGGTGTTGAGGCAGACCCAGCAGCGATTGATGCGACGGTAAAGAATCTTGAGAAGAAGTGGGGCAAGCAGACTATTGCCAACCTTCCACCAGACGTATTCTACAAGGCAGTGAAGGCTGACTACGATGGAAGTCAACTGCTGGCAGAGGCAGACTCACTCCAAGCGGCTCGTGACGCTCTTGCTAAAATTCCCGGCCTTGAAGGAATGCTTGCTAACATGGATGAGCAGATTGCTGCTCTTCGTACTGCTGGTAACCAACTCAAGGGAGATGCAAATGACATAGTTGCGTCAGCAGCATTCACCCCTGCTACTCCCAGCGGCAGCAGTGGCGGTGGCGGTGGAGGCGGGGGCGGTGGTGGAAAGCCATTCAACTTCATCAAGGAACTCAACAAGGACCTCAAGGACAACATCAAACTCTTCGGTTCAACTGTAGAGCATACCATCAATTACAAGAAGAAGACACAGGGACTTGTCGATGCCCTACGTGAGAAGAAGGTAGTTGATGAGGCGCTTATTCAGGCAGCGCTAGAGTCGGAAGACCCCATTAAGGCTCTCAACCAGTTGCTCAAGTTGGACGCCAAGGAAGCAAAGAAGTTCAACAAGGACTGGCTCAAGAACAAGGCGCTGATGTCTGAGAACGTAGTAAAGACAGGCATACAAGAGAGCAAGCAGCGCATTAAGGATATTGAGAACATGCGCAGAAATGGTGTCGCATCTTGGGTTATGCAGGCCATTATGAGTGATGAGGACTTGCTCGCTATGTACCGTGGGGGAGGTGCGAGAGGGCGTCGGAGGGCTCGCATGGCTGCACGGAGCAGGCAGGCTCAGGAGGTGCAAGAAGAGTGGGATATGATGTCTCCCCTCCAACAGCAGCAGAAATCCAACGAGGCTGCTATTCAAATCTATGAAAAGATGTCTTCGGAGATTCGGTATTCACAGGAGAAGTATCTAGAATCGCTTGGTATGTCCAAGGCGGCGGCAAACCGTAAGATGGAAACACGCAATACACAACTGGGGGTATACGAGGCAGAAATAGCACTCATCAACCACGCTATCAAGCAGATAGATAAGAAGAAGGAGGCTATTAACGACACCATCCGGGCCAAGGAGAAGGAGAATGAGGCCGACCGCCGTTCTATTGAGGAACTGAACCGCCAAGATGAAATCCGTATGCGTGAGGCAGAAGCACTCAACCATGACCTTGAAGCGCTCGCCCTGCGTGAGGATGCCATTAACAAGGCATACGAAGATCGCATTGCCGCACTTGATAAGGTTGCCACCATTAACCAGCGTATTGCTGACGCTATGGGAAGGCAACTAGGACTTGCTGATGCTCTCTCCAAGGGTGACATTGCAGCAGCAGCAGCGGCACAGAATGAGATGAATGCTGCTGCCGCAGAGAACGCAGCAGAAGATGCCAGATCGGGTTTGGAAAAGGGTAAAGAGAATGCCCTTGCTGGCCTTACCCTTCCTAATGGTATGACCCGTGAGCAGGCAGAGGCTCGCATTCGTGAACTAGAGGAAATGTCCTACCAGACAAAACTCAAGATAAGAGACATTGAGGATTCTATCTACCTTCGTAACGAGGAAATCTACAAGTTGAAGCAGGAGATACTTCCCATCGATGCAGAGATAGAGGCCAAGCAGAGAGAGATTCGGGACATCGAACTGAACAAGATGTGGGCTTTGCAGCAGCAGAATCTTGAAGCGCAACTGGCATTCGCCCAGACCGAAGCACAGATTTCCCTTGACACAGAGGCACATGACATCAAGGTTGCTGAACTAACAGCAGAGAATAACATCATCGGCCTACGGGTGGCGCAGACAGAGGCTATGCGCAACTGGACACATAGCATGGCTGGGCAGGCAGAGAGGTATTTGGCGGCACTCAAGGAAGCGTCCACCCTCACACTACCGTCAGTAGGCACAGGGAATGGACACGCTATGGGTGGCCTTATCCCCGGTAGTGGCAACAAGGACACCTACCCTGCCATGCTCATGCCCGGTGAGTTCGTTATGCGTAAGTCTATCGTAGAAAAGATGGGTGCAGGCTTCTTTGAGATGCTCAATAGTGGGCAAGTCCCAACGTTTTCCACAGGCTTCGCAAAAGGTTCTTTGAATAATGGGGCTACCCCCTTGACAACCAACGAGGGGTCGGTGTATAATGAGTTTAATATCAATGTAACTGCTAATAACGCTAATGCATCAGCAGATGATATAGCAACTGTAGTAATGAATAAGATAAACCAAATCTCGTCACAGAATATCAGGAGTAAGAATGGCTACTAAAGGATACATGGATGGAAGAAGAAAGTATTCTCGTCCACAGGCTATGCTCTTCTCCAATAACCAAGGATACCGAACCCCAGAGGGGTTTTGGCTACCAGAGGGGTATGAAGGAGCCGACTTCCTCGTTCTCTCTGACCATGGTAGACAGCCTATCAATATTCAACCTCAAAGAATAGAGTCAAGAGTAAGGATGGTTAATGGTAAAATGCGTTCTTACTACACTACTGATAAGGATGTAATCTCTACTTCTTGGAGTCTTCTACCTTCTAGGTCTTTTAATATAAATATAGATAGGAACCTCACTACCTCTGCTGTTCTTGATAATGATGTTCACGAATACACAGTCGATGGGGGAGCAGGCGGGGTAGAGTTAAGAGACTGGTTTGATAATCACCCTCATCCGTTCTATGTATTCCTTGCTTATGATAGATACGATAAGATGTATGTAGATCGTCTTCCTGATGCTAATGCACCTCAGAGCAACCTTCATTACTATAACGATTCCAAACTTTGCTTCTTCTCTTCCTTTGACTACACTATAGAGAAGAGAGCCAACTGTGAACTCTGGAATGTAAACTTGGCTTTGGAAGAGGCATAGTTGTATGTTTACTCCTGATGGACTACAAGAACTTGTAGATTCGAACCATACCTTAAAGGTGCTTCCGGTAGTTTTGGCTGAATGGAATATGAATATCCCTGACAACATAGAGCGCTTGGGAAACTACCGCTATCGTCCACTTGACAGAGCAGACCCCTACCACCTTATCCCTCTGACCTACGACAAGACAGATGCAGGCAACTACTACACAGGTGCCACGGACGCCGACGTGACGGTGGACGGTGGGATGGACGAGAACAATACTCCGTCGATGTTCACCTCCGTCAAGGAGAAGATGAACATGCTCTACTCCTTGGAGGACTGCATCAAGCCCCATCGTCCCCGTTCCGGCATCAACAAGCCACTTTACCTTGGCTTCTCTGGTAGTGATGTCCCCTCCGGGCAGTACCTCAACAACTTCGGGCAGTGGGTTGCGCACCGCCCTCGCTACTATGTATCCTCACGCTACGACCAGTTCAAGTATTGGACCTCCTACCGCACAGAGAAGGGTGTGGAACGAGGCGTAGCACAGATAGAGCGCAACGGCCTGCACTTCATAGACGACGCCTCACCTTTTGTTGTCTACAAGGAGAAGGTTCCTGCCAATGCTCTCGTTGTCAAAATGCAGACCAACATCGGCAGCACCGACCTAGGCCCCTACCGAGTCGGAAGCATAATGATGGATGACCCCCTGTTCTCTCAGCAGAATGCCACCACCCCACAGCGCTGGCGTATAGAGGTATTGCGTGGTGACAGTTGGGATACTATCATTGACTTTGGGGACTTCGACTTTAGACCAGACGGTTCCCCTATTGTTCCCCACCATGGGCATGTAGAAGTACGCTATGGGATGCACCTCCCCCAGTATTGGGAAGAGCGCATCCGTTTTAAGGGAGAGACAACCAGCAGGGACACCCTACCACCGTCAGGCAACGAGTATGGTGACGCCTACTTCATTCAAAACCATGAGGGGGACATAGGATTCTTTTCCATCTGGGAGGGCAACGACTGGTGGGATGAGGTACCAGAGTACAAGTGGAGCCTCGTGGGTGAGGGTATTGAGAGAGGCACCCCAACTGTCTATGACCTTACCAACCCACTATGGTACACGGCTAACGGAGAGACACGTTTCCGTGAGTTTGAGTTTATCCGGGGTATTCGTATCGTAGTAGATACTATGCAGAAGACAAACTGTACCTTCGACCTTATTGAGATGTCCCCACGCCTCGTAGCAAATATCACTGACAGGTCAGAGACCTACAGCGTCAACAAGACACTAGCAGACTTGGGCAACAGCAGCGTCCCCGTAGGCGACCTACTCGCATCAACCGGCAACATCACCCTATCCAACAACGATGGGGCCTTCTCACAGTATAACGTCTATTCTGCTGACAACCCCGCAGGGAGCATCATCGCCGTCCACGCCAACATGGGAGTCAAGTTCACCTTCTGGGATCATGTGGTAGACCTTACAGACGCAGAGAACGAGTACCTCGTCCCTGTAAAGACACTCTACTCAGAAGGTCTTCCCCAGTCATCCGGCACGGTAGGGAACATTTCTCTTTCTCTGCGTGATGACTTTGGCTACTTGGAGTCACAGCCAGCACCCTCACTCTTCCTACAGGATATCTCCCTCTCCTATGCAGTCATCACTCTCCTTGACTACATCGGGTTCAGCAATTTCATCTTCAAGCGTCTGGAAGACCAGACCGATCCCATCATCCCCTACTTCTTCGTAGCCCCCGACCAGAACGTAGCAGAGGTGCTCCGCCACCTTGCTGTTGCTACGCAGTCAGCCATGTTCTTCGATGAGTACAATAACTTTGTCGTTATGTCCAAAGAATATATGATGCCCACAGGCACCGAGCGTGCGACAGATGGAGAACTCCGAGGCCACGAGATAGAGGATAGACTGGCAAACATCATCAACCTTTCATCAGACGAGAAGCGTGTCTACAACGCAGGCGCTATCAACTATACCACTCGCTATATCCAGCGCTCCTATGGCTCACTTCGTCAGGCGCAGTTCATCGACAAGTTCAAGACTTGGATTTACAAGCCTGTGCTCCTATGGGAAGTGGCCCCAACAGAGAGCCTGCGCACCATCAACGAACTCGCAGCAGCACAGTCTGCCTATGCCCTTGCTGCTTCGCCACTCAGTGGGTCTATCTCTGACAATCCACCAACGGTAGTCAACAACAACCTCGTAGACAACATTATCGACCTAGGAGAGAACGTCTACTGGATCACTCGTCCACAGGGCTACTTGTACGCCAACGGAGAAATCATTCGCTATGACTCTATGGAATACAGCGTGCAGGGGATAGGCAATGTATGGATAAGCGACAACGCAGAATACCAGCGCTACTTCGCCAACCTTCCCTTTAATGGAAAGATGTATCCCACAGGCAACCTGCGCATCTATGCTGAGCCGCACTACGAATACTACGGCGGCGAACTACACATGAAGAATGGTGACGTAGCCCAGCACGGCAGAGGGCAGTTCGGCACTCCAATCGTCAAGCATCTTGCAGGCATCGACGGGTACTGGACAGACAACGCCAACGTAGATGGAATGAAGATGGAAGCAGACTACCTCTTCGACCCAAGTGACGTGCTCCACTATCCCTTGAACATGGTGCAGAATGTCCCTGCTGGTTCTGATGGGGGCAAGTCCAAGTTCTCTTCTCGCAACTCCATCATCAAGAACTTCATGGCAGACACACACTGGACAGAGGACGATACTCGCTACTTCAAGACAGCACAGACAGGGACTATCCAGTCATCAGCACTTGTATTCCAAGGTCCCAACTTTGAGAGTGATGAGGACCCCAAGGACTACATCTCTTACGTCACTCGTCACTTCGATCAGCCATTCCGTCATTTTGGCACCCGTCTGCGTGTCATCGGTCAGATGAAGGCAAAGTCAAACCAAGAGCAGTTCCCTGCCGGTGCTACGGAATACTATGTCGTAGACACTATCGGTCCAGACAAGACAGTCTCCATCGCAGGAGGCAGCGCCGGTCTGGGCATCATGGTAGACAAGAAAACGAACTCTGGATACTTCGCAGAGATATGCGCCCTCACCGATGTTGACTACAAGGTTCCCACACAGAAAGAGAAACCAGTTCAGTACAAGGTTGTCAGCACTAACATCGTCAATAAGGTTGCCATAGTCAAGACAGAGACCAACCACTCATTCATCGTAGGCGACCGGGTAGTGATGCAGGGCTTTGCTAACCAAGCACTTAATAACGAGTGGGAGGTCACCTCCGTGAGCGCAGGAGAGTTGCGCTTTGTCTGCGGCCTACCAGATGAAAACGCAGGACCCGGAGTAGCCGAGAAGCGCCTTGCCTTGCTTTCCCACGTAAACAACATCATCTTCTGGAAGACGATGGTAAAGGATGGACAACTTATCCCCGTCAAACTGTGGAGCGGCCTAGCAGAGATACTCGTTGATGAGGGAAAGTTCTACGGACAGCAGCGCTTTGCCAACACAGACAAGACTACCGTGTATGACTTGGAGATAGAGTACAAGGACTTTGGCACTAGCAGAACCTTCTACATCTACCTCAACGGCAAGCAGGTTGCTACTGTGCGTGATGATGCTCCACTCAACAACTACAATACCGCCTGCCTCTTCATCCGGGGCAAGGCAAAGGCCATGTTTGAGAACTTCTTCGCCCTGTCAGAGAACTATTCCGAGAATACTATCTCCGTTGTAGCAGACCAGATTGCAGATGTCTTCGGAGACAGTGAGATAGACTCTACCGAAGCATTCCGCAAGTATGCTATGAGCGGCTTCATTCAGGCATCCTACCTTTCAGGCATCAGCACTTTGGAGCCACCCAAGTACAAGATGTTCTTTGAAGAGTTTGGCACCATCATGCGAGAGGCAGCGCACATCACAGCGAAGTACGACCAAGCCTACCCTGCCCTCTCCGCACAGATCAGCCCCACATTCAACAGGGTAAAGGGATATGTAACCTCTGGCTTCTATGCAGGCTCCTATGAGGCAGATTTCCTTGTCTTCAACTGCTCTGACAAAACTATCAACCTTGATGCCACTACAGGTAACTACCTACGCATCCAAGGCGTCACCTTCACCCAGAACACTACCAAGACACTCACCGTGGATGACTACTACAAGAAGGTGTCCAACCTAGCCGACCCGCCACTACAGGATGATGTCATGCTCTACAATCCACTCCATCGCAAGGAAGAGTTCGACAAGATAAAGGTAAGTCGCATCAAGTATGGGTACAAGGAGTTCGGTGGGCTGGACAGCATCTACATCCAAGACGACAGCACCGCAGAGAATATCCTTGAATGGGTGACGAGAAAGACGATGACCCCACGCAAACTCATCGGAGTGAATGTCTTTGGTATGCCCGGTCTTCAACTAGGTGATATCCTCTCCCTTCACTACAAGGCAGAAGACGATCTAGACTTTGATATTGTTGCCCCAGACGGCACACGGTTCGTAACCTACTCCATAGCGTATAATAGGACACCACAGGGAACAACAACTACGGCATACTTGGTGGAGGTGTAGTATGGTAGAGTACGCACCACCCGCTCCTAGGGCAACACCACCACATCTAGTAAACTACAATAATGGTGGGACTTCTCCTAACGCCTATGTGGTCAAGCAGTCATCAGATGTCATCACCAGAGACAACGAGGGTATGCCGTCAGAGATAATGACGGATATGATCTTTGAAGCAATCGGCGGTACAGAGATTCTCACCGTAGCCAGACACGACACGGTGTATGGACAGGACGTATCCTTCTCTTATCTCAAGGACCTAGGTGCTCTCGCCCAGTCATTCAACCCTACCAATATTCTCTCCCACGGTAACGATGAAGGCTTCTTCAAGCAGTTCGCTATCGACATCGCATCCCGTATGCCTGATACCTCAAAAGCGTACTTGGATAGGGAGGGAAACCTTGTGTTGGAGTTTGAATCGATGAACTCTGACGAACTAGTGGAGATAGAAGTCTCTAGAAATGGTATAATATACACATTATGATAACAAATGACGGAAAGGAACTCATCGGTAAGTTCCTCCTTGGACAGGCCCCCTCTTATGCTACTCACCTTGCCTTCGGCTGTGGTGCCACCCCCGGAGACAAGAACTACGCCCAGCGCAAGGGTATGAAGTTTGAGATGTTTCGTGTCCCTATCTCATCCAAGGGCTTCGTCAATGACAAGGGTATCACCAAGATCGCCTTCTCCGCAGAACTCCCCACGGAAGAGAAGTTTGAGATAACAGAGGTCGCCCTGTGGTCAGCAGGCCATAACGCCCTCGCCCTCAACTCCGACAGCCGACTGCTCTTTGGCTTTGGAGCAGGGGAGAACTGGAAACTCCACACCCCAACCGGGGTACAGAATATCCTTGAGCAATACTCTGCTCTCAATGCTGGGATAACTGCCAACCCTATCAGTGGCCCAGCCCCTATCTTCATCACCAACGCAGACAACGTTGCCCTGCAAACTTCTCCTCGTAAGGAACGCCACGAGGGTACACGCTACCTCAACAGGACCATTATGTTTGCGGGGAACAGCACAGACCATATTCACCTTGATGGTCGTACCGTCAACCTAACAGAAAATACTCCCAATGATGAGATAAAAATAGCCCTCTGCGTATTCAGTGCCCTTGACAGCAATGCCACTCCCCCAGCACAGGTGAATGTCGAAGTAGAGTTTCTCGCTTCTGAACTTGACGACAGTGTGGGCTTTGCCAAACTTACCGCACGGCTTACTTCTGCCGACCTAGCAGCAGGCCGCTATGTCATCATTACCAAGAAACTCAGCGAGTTGGAATACTCCCCACAGTTCTCGTGGAGCGACGTTCAGGTCACCCGCATCAGCGCCAACGCCAACAACGATCCCAACTACTTCGTTGCTATGGATGCCATTCGCTTTGAGAATATGTCCCAGCCGAACCCACTCTACGTTATGACCGGGTATGCAGTAACAGACATAGAATATCGGGACAACCTAGGAAAGGTGTTCCATAAGCCCATCAGCAAAATGGCAAACACTTCCAACTATGTGGAGTTCCGCTTCTCGCTAGGAGTAACATGACATTCAAGGTAGTTGTGCGTAGGAATGAGTTGCCTCCTATCAATAATGCTACCGGAGGTTATAGGGTAAGGTTTCGCATCGTGTCTGCTGACCGCAACCGTACATCGGCATGGGTTGCCACCTCCTTGACTCCCTTGACTGCTCGTACCCGTAACCTAGGCTTGGGTATGGTTGCCAAGGTAGACAAGACAACCAACCCTTCATCCATCACCGCAACTTGGGACTATGACCCTGACACGAAGGATGAGTACGATGTCTATGTAGCATACGACACCGATCAGTGGGAATTCAAGGGTAGGACAGCCATGCTTACCTATACTTGGCTGGCTCCCACCGGAAAATCTACAGCGAAGATAGAGATAAAGTCCCCCTCCTATCCCGTGGGAGAGTGGTCAGAACTGCCCCCACCCCTTTACACGACCTCTGTCAGTCTGGTATAATAGGGGTATGTCACGAGTACCCTTGCCAGATAGAGGCAACCCACTAGACGTTACTTACCTCTACTCCCTCGCACAGGCTATCAACGACATAGCAAGCGAGGTATCTTCTGCCACCTACAACTACACTACCGTCAAGACCCGTGAGATGGGTGACCAGAATATCAAGACATCCGAAGCACGCATCGTCGCAGGGTACCTAGATGTAGTCAATAACGAGAACGTCCTAGCAGGAACAACCAAGGCATTCTCCTTCAACTATCCCTCTGACTTCAAGTATGCTCCTATCGTTACAGCAACACCAGTCAACGCAGGCAACACTCCCATCGGCAACGATGTCACCGTTGTCCTCAACTCCGTGACCACCAACCGAGTAGATGGAAACATCAAGTTTAACACTACTGGCACCCTGTCAGTCAGCATCAACTACATCGTCATCGGTATTCCCACTTGACATTTACCAACTAAAGTGGTATAATGTTACTATGGACAGACCAAAGAACGCTCAGCGCAGAGCAAAGGTGTGGTTTCTCAACGGAGAAATAGTCTACGTTTATCATATGAGTCGTGCGCAAGGGATAGTCACCCTCTACAACAAGACCAGATCGGTAAGGCAGCAGACAACCGTGCAGGAATGGACCCGCAAGCGTAGGAGAGCCTACACGGTGATGAAAACTAGCGAGTTACTCAACTACCACCGTAAGTCGTTAAGCCGCCTAGCACGCCTAGAAATCATTCCTATGCCCACCCCAGAGAGCGGCATCCGGGCAATGGGGCACTACGCCTACTATTCAGAAGACGATGTTATAGAAATTAGAAAGATACTGGCTGGCATCCACCACGGTAATGCGAGGAAGGATGGACTGGTCACCAACAACAAAATCCCCACAGAGCAAGAACTAAAACACAGGATGGGTGATGGTCAGATACTTTACCTTAAAAATGATGAGGGTAAGTTCGTCCCCGTCTTTAGCGAAACCATCTAGGGTCTTGACACCCTATCAAAAGAGTGCTACACTAGTAGCCTACGAAGGAGAAAAGTATGGATGAAACACGAATCAAGTGGGCCGCTGGCTACACTTTGAATGTTGGAAACTTCCAGTCCCTACGCCTTGACTGTGAAATCACAGATCATACGCGAGGTGACGAGACAGTTGTAGAGGCATCAAACCGTGTCTACAAACTGGTGGAAGAGCAACTAGGAAAGAAGTTGGAAGAGGCACGAGAGGCACTAGGGTGAACAGGAAGGCACACGCTTATAGAGCAATAAACGAACGCCCACTGGTCCTATGTGCATGGGGAAACACCCCATCGCAGGCAATGAGGAAACTTGCTACAATCATTAAGGATGTAATGGAGGATTACCCCCACAGCCTCGTCCTTGGGTTGAGCACTCATTATGACGATGACTTTGTGTTCCATATTACAGCGACACTATCGCTGTCTGTCCTAGGAGAGTAATGGCTGACCGTAAGGATCGTTTCAAACTCATCAGAGAGTTTGTATCTCTATACCAGCAACGGTATGGGAAGGTTGCGATTATCAACCGCAACACAGAGCAGTGGAATGCAGAGGGCATCATCGACACCTTTGGTATGGATGGCAGCATTGAACTACTGCACTACTATTTCAGTTATGCACAGAGCCCTAACTGGACAACCTTCGCCCGAACCTATGACAAAATCTATCTGGCGAAGCAGGCAATGGAAACAGATTTGCGTGAACGCGCAGAGCGACGAGAGAAAGCAAAGGAGTGGCTGGCGAAGTGATTAATCTAGAAGACAAGGTACTATCTGCTGTCCTTACAGACAGGCAGGTTCATATTCTCCTACAGGCGAACGTGGATGAGGTTCTCCGTACCCACAAGGACGTATGGGGCTTTATCAAGACCTACTACGAGAATAACCAGTCTACCCCACCCGTTGCTCTTGTTGAGTCAAAGTTTCCAGACTTCGAATACACTTCGGAGGTAGGTGCCACCAAGTATCACCTTGATGAGTTGCGACAGGACTATCTTGAGGACAACTTCAAGATCGCTCTCCGCTCTGCTGCTACTTCTATCCAAGAGGGTAGGACAGCAGAGGCACTTGACCTTCTCATCAAGGATACTAGCGCACTCAAGAAGATCACGGCAGACGTTCGTGACCTTGACATCGCAGACGTTGATGACGCCGTTGCCTATTTTGAGAAGGTTCGTGAGTTGATGGAGAGTGGCTTCCACGGCATTCGCACAGGACTCGCAGGCTTCGACAACTACATCACTTCTGGCATTACCCCCGGACAGTTGGGTGTGCTCCTTGCCTACCCTGCTATTGGTAAGTCGTGGATGTCTCAATACTTCGCAGTTCAAGCATGGAAGCATGGGCGTACCCCGCTCATCATCAGTCTGGAAATGACGGAGGAAGAGGTACGAAACCGACTCTTCACCATTATCGGTGAGGGCTTCTGGTCCCACAAGAACCTTTCCTCTGGTAAGGTAGAACTGGATATGTTCAAGAAGTGGGCACAGAAGACATTTGAGGGAAAGCCACCATTCCATATCATCAGCAGCGACGGTATGGGAGAGGTCACCCCATCAGTAGTCAGAGGTAAGATTGAGCAATATAAGCCTGATATCGTTTTTATCGACTATATCAATCTAATGCAGTCTAACCAGCGTTCTGATAGTGAGCCAGTCAAGATGAAGAATATCTCCCGTGAGTTGAAGTTGCTGGCGATTGGAACACACGTTCCTATTATGGCTATTTCGTCTGCTACGCCAGATGAGACCAGCAATATGAATACTGTTCCTACCCTTGGACAGATTCGATGGGGAAAGGACCTTGCCTACGATGCTGACTTTTTGCTTGCTATGGGCCGTGATGCAAACTCCGATACAATTTCTTGTGTCTTTCGCAAGAACCGGAATGGCTTTCTTGGTGAATTCCTTGTTCAGGTGGACTTTGATAGCGGCAGGTTCAGGGATATCGATTTGTCTGGCGTATGATACAATATATTTGGAGAGATACAAATGAAACACGATGAACTATGCCCTTCTGCCTACACCTTTGGTGTGTGTGAATGCGATCTTATTCGCAGGGTAATGCAGAGGGAAGAGTCAAAATACGAAATAGAACTTGACAGAAAAAGAATGGAATGGTACAATAATGGCTTCAGAGAAGGAGAGCGTCATGGAAGAAGATTTTAGTAAGCCCCACGATTGGCAGTGCCCGACACAACAGGGACACGAGACTTGCCTATGTGATTTCATCGGGAGCATTAGGCAGCAGAATGCCGAGGTAGTAGATGGAATGATCCGAAGCGTCCTTCCCCCTATTGAGAATGCATTCCCTCCCCATAATGATGAGGACGAGGAATGTCTTGGATGCTCCGTCATCCAGTACCTTCTACAGATGCCTTTCATTCTAAACCCCAATTACCAACCGCGAGAAGCAGGAGAAGATGATGAAGAGACTGGTGGACCTAACACCTGAGCAGTACGACAAGGTGGTAGATGACGTGATGGTCTTCCTTTCTGCCTACCCGAATGCTGACAATTCAGCGGTAGAGGAATATATGTATTCCATTATCAGAATGTATGACTAGTGGTATAATGTCTCTATGGAAAACTTCGCTCATAAGAAAATAAAGAGGTTTGAACTGGAAGGCCAGATAGTGGACGACAGTGCTATCCCTCGTATGAGAGAAGAGTACGAGCGGCTGCTCGTCGCAGGTATGAGATGCGACGGGTATGTCCCAAGACTTGACATAGGACCAGAGTTTACGATACAATATAACCGAACACATTACACTTTTACATTATCCGTATATGGCGTGTACCTAGGAAAGAGGCAAGCAGAATGCATCGAAGGACTGGACGGCCCCCGGCCCGTCTATTCACAGAGGAACAGATCAGAAGGGTCATCCTCGTTTCGGGAGCAACCATCGAAGGCGAAGTCGGAACAGACTTCCTAGTCTTTTGCCCATTTCACGGCAACTTCCGCACCCCCGCAGGCGAGGTAGACAAGGAGAAAGGAACGTTCTTCTGCTTCTCGTGTAGGCATGTATGCGACCTCAACGACTACATCACCAAGGTATCCGGCAAGACCTACTTCCAAGCAGAGCGCCTCATCAAGCAGATGGAGCAGGAAATGGACATCACGGATATCCTTGATAAGGAACTGGAAGAGAAGCCAGAGTTTGTTCCCTTCGATGAACTGCTCATCAAGCGCCTTCACAACGACCTTGACCTACGGGCACGCACCTACCTCAACCTTCGACTCATCAACGATGAGAGCATCGACCGCTTCATGCTGGGGTACTCCCGCAAGCAGGATATGATTACCGTCCCGGTGTCTGCTCCTGACGGGATGTGGGTTGGCTTTGTCGGCAGGAGTCTTGAAGGCAAGCAGTTCAAGAATACGACCGGGCATTGGAGAAGTAAGACTCTCTTTAATCTACATAAGACGCGCAAGTACGATCAAGTCTATGTAGTTGAGTCTTCGTTTGATGCGATTAGGCTCTCCCAGAATGGCATTCCCGCAGTAGCCACTCTGGGTGCAAGCGTTTCCAACATTCAGTTGGGGCTCTTGGAAAAGTATTTCAGCACTGTTGTCGTCATCGGTGACAACGACGATGCTGGAAAACTGATGAAGGAAAGAGTATTGACACGGCTGGGAAACCGTGCTATACTAATAACATTGCCAGACAGGTTCAAGGATGTCGGAGACTTGACTGACAGTGACATAGCACAACTAAACACAAAAATATCCGATCCACTACTATCACTAAGTATTTAAGGAGAAACTATATGTCGATTATTACAGGTCTCAAGGCAATGGAAGCCGCTATGACCACTAAGGAATACACCAACGACGGCCCGAAGGTCCGTTGGGTGAAGTTGGAGGATAGGCAGGTTGTCAAGGCTCGTCCCATCAATGAACTTGATGAAGATTCCAGCAACTATGACCCCTCACGAGGTCTTACAATCGTAGTCGTGGAGCACACTAACCCCAAGGACTACAAGAAGAAGGCTGTCTGCACGATGGACACCGAAGGTCGCTGCTACGGCTGCGAGATGAACCAGAAGGACCCCAAGGCTGGCTGGTATGGTCGCAAGCGCTTCTACATCAACCTGCTCGTAGACGACTCACTTGAGCCTCCCTACGTCGCAGTCTGGTCACAGGGGCTTGGAAAGCAGTCCTCTGTTCCTACCCTCGTGGAATACTACCACGATACTCAGGCTATCTCCAACCTCTCTTGGAAGTTGAAGCGTCAGGGCTCTGGCACGGACACCACCTACGTCCTTTTGCCTACCGTTCCCGACACCGAGCCTTTCGACTGGAAGGGTATTGAGCCCTTCCCGCTGGACAAGGTTGTCCGACAGATTCCTTATGCGGATCAGGAGTCGTTCTACCTTGGGTTCGATAGTGCTCTCTCTTCTGCCACCTCTACTTCCGTAGACTGGTAGAACCCCCGACTGGGGATAGGCTTACTCACTCCACCTATCCCCAGTCAAACCCATCATTCTCACACCGATATGGTATAATATGACTATGAGAATGACGACAAATGTTGGCGAAACAAATGAATACGGAGTCAAAGTAGTTGGCGGTCCCTACTATGGGATAGCAAGAGGAAACTCTACACGATGGGACTATCTGTGCCCCTTCTGTGAAGAAACTTTCAGAGCGCCGACCACAAACTTTAAAAAGGCAAAGTCTTGCTACAACTGCCGGGGCTGGGCACTTCGGAAGTCATCAGCAGAAATAACTTGGCGAAACCATTATGGGATGGTCAAAAGCCGCAAGGCAGCAAAAGAAAAAGGTTTTGATATCACACTAGAGCAGTTTGTAGAGATATCTTCTATGGACTGCCACTACTGCGGGATAGAGCCGTCCCCCACAAAAGGACACCGGCAATGGTCTGAGACTATTCTCACGAATGGTCTTGACAGGGTGGACCCAAGTGTGGGATACTTATATTCCAACGTAGTCCCCTGTTGCAAAGACTGCAACATAGCGAAGTTAGACAAGACAACTAAGGAGTTTACCTCGTGGCTAACGAGAATAGCACAGCACCAAGCAATAACTATGTCCCTCTCCACCTCCACTCGCATTTCAGTTTGATGGATGGAGTTTCTACAACAGAAGAGTATGTATCCCGCGCTATCGATAACGGTATGCGCGGCATTGCTATTACTGACCACGGAACACTCTCCGGTCATCGTGCTATGTATCGTGCTGCGACCAGCGCAGGCATCAAGCCGGTACTGGGAATCGAAGCCTACTTTACCCCTGACAGAAAGGACCGCAGGGACTACGACGAGCGCACCACTCCACTAGACAAGGTGTATAACCATCTTATCATCCTTGCGAAGAACAACAAGGGTCTTGCTAACCTTAACAAGATGAGCGAGATTTCTTGGAATGATGGCTTCTTTAAGAAGCCTCGTATTGACTTTGAGTTGCTAGAGAAGTACGGTGATGGACTCATCATTTCCTCTGCATGTATGGGTGGCCTTATCAACCAAGCGATTGAGCAGGACGAACTTGCCGTAGCCAAGGGGCACCTTAAGTGGTTCGGTGACCGCTTCGGTGACGACTTCTATGTAGAGGTCATGCCACACAACCCTGCTTACATCAACCAGACACTCATCGAACTTGCAGACCACGGCGGTCACAAGATCATCGTTACTCCTGACTGTCATCACGCGACGGTAGACCAGAAGATCATTCAGGAAGTCATGCTCATCAACAATACTCATCCTAAGCAGGTTAAGGATACTACCTATGCCAAGGCAGCCAAGATCGACAACCTCATGGATCGCCTTGACTACCTTTACGACAAGGATCGCAAACTAACTTTCAACAAGTTCGACATTCACTTGCTCTCCGCAGACGAGATGCGTGAGGCCATGGAGAACAGTGGTGGTTTTAGGGAGGATATGTTCTCCAACACAGAGGAAATCCTTGACAAGGTAGAGGACTACAAGATGCCTCGTAACCTCAACCTCCTTCCCACAGAGTACCAGAAGCCAGCAGACGAACTTCGCCGTCTGGCCTATGAGGGTCTGGCAGAGCGTGGGTTCGCAGACAACCCAGAGTATGTCGCACGACTGGATGAGGAACTGTCCATCATCCACGACAAGGGCTTTGAGCCTTACTTTCTCGTGGTGCGCAACATGCTCAACTGGGCACGCAAGCAGGGCATCATGGTAGGACCGGGTAGAGGATCGGCAGCAGGATCACTACTGTCTTTCTGTCTCTACATCACAGACATTGATCCTATCCCCCACGGACTACTGTTCTTCCGCTTCATCGATCCTAGCCGTGATGATTTCCCTGACATCGATTCTGACATTCAGGATAGTCGTCGTGATGAGGTCAAGGCTTATCTGGAAGCACAGTACCGGCATGTGGCATCCATTGCTACCTACCAAGAGTTCAAGGATAAGGGAGTCGTGCGTGACGTTGCTCGCGTGTTCAACGTCCCTCTGTCCGATGTGAACCGTGCTCTTAAGTCTGTCGATGTGTGGGAGGCATTTGCCTTTAGCCGCAGCACCGCATGGTTCCGAGAGAAGTACCCTGAGGTGGTCACCGTAGCAGAGCAGTTGCGTGGTCGCATCAGAGGCACAGGCATCCACGCCGCAGGCATGGTCACTGCCAAGTCTCCTATCTCCAAGGTGGCTCCTATGGAGACACGAGTGGACCCCGCCAGCAAGGAGCGCATCCCTGTCGTGGCGGTCGATATGGAAGAGGCAGCAGACATTGGCCTTATCAAGATTGACATTCTTGGTCTTAAGACTCTCTCCGTTATTGACGACACTCTTAAGACTATCAAGGAGCGATGGGGAAAGACCATCGACCTTCACTCCATCCCGATGGATGATAAGAAGGTTTACGAAATGATTTCGGCTGGTCACACGAAGGGCATCTTCCAGTGTGAGGCTGCCCCCTACACCAACCTCATTCTCAAGATGGGCATTCGCAACTTCGATGAACTTGTAGCCTCCAACGCACTCGTGCGCCCCGGTGCTATGAACACCATTGGTAAGTCCTACGTTGCTCGCAAGCATGGCAAGCAGGACATCTCCTATGCCTCTCCACTGATGAAGGCATTCACAGAGGAAACGTATGGTACTATTCTCTATCAGGAGCAGGTTATGCTCGCCTGTACGGAACTAGGCGGCATGACCATGGAGCAGGCCAATAAGGTTCGTAAGATTATTGGAAAGAAGAAGGACGCTAAGGAGTTTGATGAGTTCAAGGAGTTATTCATTCGGAATGCGAGTGGGCCACTTGGCGGGGCGGCTGCTGAAAAGATGTGGCATGATTTCGAAGCCCACGCCGGGTATTCGTTTAACAAGTCTCATGCTGTCGCTTACTCAACCCTATCGTACTGGACCGCATGGCTCAAGCACTACTACCCGCTAGAGTTCATGTTCTGCGTTCTTAAGAATGAGAAGCAGGCAAAGGATAGAACACCCTATCTTATTGAAGCAAAGCGCATGGGAATCCCCCTGCGACTACCACACATCAACGAGTCAGACCTTGACTTTAAGATTGAAGGGAAGGCGATCCGCTTTGGGTTGACTAGCATTAAGTTCCTTAGTGATAAGGTCGGTGGCAGATATATCGATAACCGTCCTTTCCATTCCTACGAACAAGTTAAAGAGTTTACTCTCACAAAGGGCAACGGAGTAAACACTCGTGCTCTTTCGGCTCTTGATGCAGTAGGCGCTGTGGCGTTCCCTGACAATCCTAGGGATGAGAACAGGGTTCGAAGCAACCTCTATGAGTACCTAGAACTGCCAGAGTTTGCAACTGATATCCCATCTCATATCCATGCCTTCATGGACAACTGTGATGACTTCGATGAGAAGGGCGTGTTTATCTTCATGGGTGTCGTGCGTGATATCAAGCGGGGTATGGGATGGGCACGGGTAGAAATCCTTGATGCCACCGGCAGCGTAGGAGTCTTTGATGATCCACAAACAACCATTGAGAAGGGCAAGCAGTACCTCTTTCTCGTTGGGTCTAACCGGGTAGTTGAGGCGATCCCTGTGGATGAGATTGCCACAAGCAAGTCAGCCTTCGTAAGGTTCCTCAATTACAAGCAACTACCTTACAGTGAAGGAGAATACTATGTTCTGGCTTTTAAGCGGAGGGTGACCAAAGCGGGAGCGAACATGGCTACTCTAATTGTATCCAATTCCAACAGAGAGTTGCGGAGCGTTGTTGTATTCAGCCGAGAGTTCCCAGACGCATACACGCACCTTGATGAGGGAAAGGCATTCTCCATTGACTTTGGAAAGACCAAGGATGGGGACCTAACCTACAAGGGAGTTCTTACTAATGCTTGATTGCGTTTCAGCGTTGGTTATGACTTCCGAAGCGTTCTTAACACACATAGAAAAAACTACAACTACCAAGAGGGACTAAAATGAACATCAACCTAGAAGAGTACGCCTTTGCTATTCATTCTAACGCAGTAGAAAAGGGTTTCTGGTCACCACTAGACAGGATGGAGCCACAGGATCATGTAGTGTTCTATATCAAGCAGTTGGCTATGATCGACAGCGAGGTAGCAGAAACATTAGAGGCTGTTCGCAAGGACAAGGGAGAGCGTGAGGTAGTGTTCGAAATGGCAGACATCCTCATTCGCCTCCTTGACCTATGGGCGGGTATGCAGCGTAATGGAGAGGTCCGTACCCTGCTCACCGATGCCCTCGTAGAGAAAATGGCAGCCAATATGGGTCGGCCACAACTTCATGGAGTAAGAGCATGAGACTCCGTGTTTCGCTTTGGACTATGCTATAATGGTGGTTATGAGAAATCAGCCATTTGCTATTGGGCAAAGACACACACGAAACCTTATCCTTGATAAGCGCAGGAAAACTTCTTCCACATTTTATTTTGTTAGATGTGATTGTGGAAACGAAAGGTGGATTCGCTCAGACATCCTAAGAAAGAATAAGCACGGGTGCAGCAAGTGTTATGCACTAAGCATGAGGAAAAGCGGAGAGGGGCATAGCATTAATTCAGCATGGAAGTCCCTTACTAATAACGCCAGAACACGGGGCATCCCAGTTGAAATTTCCAAAGAAGAGTTTGTCATCGTGGCAAAGCAAGAGTGTTTCTATTGTGGAGAACCACCAAAAGAGAAGTCTTACTACGATCAGCCAGAATGGGCTACCCCGGCAAAACTAAACGGAATAGATAGAGTAGACAACGCCCGTGGCTATTCCATAGACAACATCGTTTCTGCGTGCGGAACTTGCAATCGTGGGAAAATGGATTTGTCGTTAGAAGATTTTAAGAGTTGGATAATAAAACTATCGAAGAGAGAGTGGATAAATGAGTGATCTGCTGGAAGGAGTCCTTGCTGGACTTAATCCAAAACTAAGAAAAAGAATAACGCTCGGAAGTGAAGTCCCAAGAGTAGAGTTTGCTCCTACTCCCAGTGTTGGATTGAATCATGCCCTCAACGGAGGCTTCCCCTATGGACGACAGATACTCGTATGGGGAAACAAGTCAAGCGGCAAGTCATCGTTCTCGCTACAAACCATCGCCGCCGCACAGAAAGAGGGTAAGGTATGTGCTTGGATAGACGCAGAAATGGCATTCGATCCAGCGTGGGCTACAGCGTTAGGTGTAGACGTAGAGACCTTGATCGTTTCCACCGCACGCACGGTCAACGATATGGTAGATGTCTGTACGGAACTCCTTAAGTCCGGGGTAGACATTGTAGTCGTTGACTCTATTTCTGCTCTCACTCCTGCCATTTACTTTGAGAAAGATAGTGGAGAACTCAAGCAGTTGGAGAATACCATGCAGATCGGTGCAGAGGCAAAGGATATGGCGCACGCAGTCAAGATGATTAACTATGCCAATAACCAAGTCAAGCAGTCAATGATTATACTTATCAGTCAGGCACGCAACAACATCGGTCAGATGTATACAAAGCAGGAGCCTACTGGTGGCCTTGCCGTGAAGTTCTACTCATCTACTATCGTTAAACTGTTCAGCAGCGAGAGCGACAACCAAGCGATCAAGGGAAAGATTTATGTCGGAGACAAGATCATTGAAGAAAAGATTGGACGTAAGGTACGGTGGGATGTCCAGTTCAGCAAGACTTCGCCAGCCTTCCAGACAGGAGAGTACGATTTCTATTTCAGGGGGCAAAGCGTTGGTGTTGACTCCGTTGCAGATTTGGTTGATACATCAGAACTACTTGGCTTTATCGAACGAGCCGGGGCATGGTATACAGTTGACTCTCAACGTTACCAAGGTCGTGAGCGACTTGTTCTCGCTGTAAAGGAAGACCTAGGACTACAGGAAACCCTACTAGAGAAGATCAAGAATGCGTAAATACTCTCTCTACAAGGGGCTGTTCGTATGCTATGACTGCAAGGGCTCTGTCTCCACCGCCCGGTACTGGACAAGTATTTCAGAACTTACTTGGAAGTGCAACTGCGGTTACATTAGCAAGGTAAATCTAAACATCAAGGGGTATTAATGGAATTCTTATTCATCATAGCAAGCAATGACTTCAAGGCGGCAGCCCGTAGGGCAGCAGAGATGGACCTCCATATCACTGAATGGGAATGGTGTCCTATCCGCACCGTGCAGAATGCTGTTGTCGTCTTCCTCAGGACAGACGATGACAAACTATAACAAGCATGAACAAGCAGAGACAAGGCGCTTGGGTGGAAAGACACACAAGAACAGCGGCAGGGGCCAAGTCAAGGGCGATGCATCGTGGAGAGATTTCATTGTTGACTACAAGTTTTCAAACAGGTCGGTAACCGTAAACCAAGAGATGTGGGCGAAGATAGTAACCGATGCTATGAAGACTGATAGGTCGAAGTCTCCGCTCCTTGTCCTCGTTATAGGCGAGGGTAGTCACAAGATACGCCTTGGCGTACTAGAACTCTCTGTCCTTGAAGAGTTGACTTCCGAGAACCAAGATGGTATAATAGTGCAAACAAAGGAAGAGTAATGCTAACAACACTAGAGAAAACAAGCAACCTGTACGACATAGCCGAATACATGCAGGACGAAGACCTGATGAATGCACTAGAGTTTGTCGCCAAGGTTATCTCCAAGCCAGATGTGCCGCCGTCCGTCGCCTCCGCAGAGATAGTGCGGCTACAGGCAATAGCAATGACGTATGCCCTCAAGGCGAGTTGGTATACTAATGTTGATAAGACAGACAGGGCACGCAAGAACCTGTGCTACACCCTATCCGAGCAACTCACTACCTTCGTGGCTGCTCTGAAATATGTGATGAGATGAAACTTTCCGTAGGCCCCATCATAAAGAAAATGGATATGAGATAATGAGTGATTTGATGAAGCAACTAATGAAGAAGCCCGAGAAGTCTTGGCTAAATGCTCCGAAGTTTATTGAGCGTTTTGAGGCAGGGTACATGGATGGGACAGGACCCAAGTTCACAAAGAAGAAGTCCTTCTCCCCCTCTACTCTTGCCTACGGAAACGGTGCCTGCCCCCGCTACTGGAACATCGCCTTTGCAGGAGCAGAGTTTGCCGACGACAGGAACCCCTACTCCGTAGCGAATATGTCGTCAGGCACGATGAGCCACGAGCGCATTCAGAATGCCATGCTTTCCTCCGGTCTCGCCAAGGAAGTAGAGCGCAAGATCGTATGCGAGGACCCGCCTATCTTTGGCTACGGTGACGTTATCCTTGACCTTGATGAGGTTGAGGATGAGGAAGTCGTAGGAGAAATCAAGACGATGCGTGAAGAGTCATTCGCTCATCGCAAGGCAACAGGCAAGGCTCCTACCTATCATCTAGTTCAACTGCTCATCTACATGAAGGTGCTCAAACTCCGTCGTGGCGTTCTCATCTATGAGAACAAGAACTCTCACGAGATAGTCCTTATCCCTGTTGAGATAAACGGTGACTACATCCAGTGGGCAGACCAGTTGTTTGAGTGGCTGCGTGAAGTGAAGAAGGCATCTGACGATGAGCAACTTCCCACCAAGCCCTACCGCTCCAACTCAAAGATATGCAAGAACTGTCCAGTCAAGGCTGCCTGTGACGAAGCAGGCAAGGGTGTCATTACTATTCCTGTGATGCCGGTGCTTCCAGAATGAAGACGTGCGTGTGGTGTATGAATGAGTTTCAGCCCAAGGTGTCCTATCAGGTTTACTGTGATGCTGAATGCCGTACACTCGCCACTCGCCACAACGCACGAAATAAGCGTATCAGCGCACGCATAGAGCGCAACAGGCGCAACCCTCGTAGGTGTGCAGGAGGATGCGGAACCATCATCAGCATCTACAACGATCAGACCTTCTGCCTATCCTGCGGGGTAGACGAAAAGAAAGTAGCCGCTGCTATTGAAAGATTGGGTAGATGAGACTCATCACTATCGACGCATCAACGAAGTCAGTTGCCTTCGGCATTTTCATCGACGGTAGACTAGAGAAATACGGCAAGATAAACATTCAGGGTAAAGACATATATGAGAAGTGTGCCAACACAGCACACACCTTGACTTCCTTTGCCCGACTGTACCAGATAGAGAAGGCCATTATTGAGAAGCCCGTCTATGTGAATAGCCCACAGGTAATGATGATGCTCTCCATCGCACAAGGCGCTCTCATCGGGGCTCTCGCGGTCGGTGGCGTGCGGAAATTTGAGGGGGTAGTACCTTGCTCGCACGATGAGAAAGCAAAGAGTTATAGACTATGTAAATGACTACTTCTCCTTGTCAATAACAGATGATGACGTAGCAGATGCGTTAGGAATCGGAATCTACTATTTACGCCGCTCATCTGGTGTGCTATAATAGACCTATGACGCAATTAGCAAAGGGCGAACGCCCCAAAGTAGGAGATAAGTTTGGATGGGTTGAGGTAATAGAAGTAGTCAAGGCGAAGGACTACGGATGGAAGGGCGCTTCTGCCTACAAGGTCCGGTGTGACTGCGGGGCGGTTTGGGTAGTGAGGACAAATGCTTTTCGTCCTCGCCCAGAGAGAGGCCAGAAGAATGGCATAACTGCCTGTAAGGACTGCTCCCCACAAAAACGCGGGGCAGAGATAAGAAAAACAGATGACTCCCCAGCGGGGAGAGATGTTATGAATGCTTACAGAAGAAGAGCAAAGGAGCGTGGTTATGCCTTTACTCTGACTGCCGAAGAATTTTTCTCTATCATCAAATTGCCCTGCACCTATTGTGGAGACTCTCTATCTTGTAAAAGAAGCGCACTAGCAGAATGGAGTCAGGACTTCCGCTACACGGGAATAGACCGAATAAATTCCAGTCTTGGTTATGAAACTGGAAACGTCCAGCCTTGCTGTCAGTGGTGCAATCGTGCCAAGAGTGATAAGACAGAAGACGAATTCATCAACTGGGTAAAATCTATTGCTGCTTACCTCTTGACAACCGAAGGAAGATGAGGTATAATAATTTCATGCCTAGATCATCACTATCCCTTCACTCAAGCGAAGCCTATCTCAAGAAGCGTGTCTACCACGACAAGTGATTTATCGTCAGATGAAGAAGTTTGGAATAAAAGGTGTAAAGTGAGGTTTCATCGCCATAGATGGATGCCTTGGGGCAACCCCTTCATAATAGGTGGAGGGTACTACTATCAGATAATGGAGTGTCAAGCGTGCAAGAGAATGCAAGTAAAGCCAGCAAGATAATGCATATAGTTACTGTAGCGTGTCTAGAGTATCAGTGGATACGAGCGTTCGGTCCTTTCGACAGTACCGACGATGCGTGGGACTGGCTCAACACCACAGAGTACGTCAAGGGGGATGGTTTCAGAAACCTTATCATGGAGGTAGAGGGCCCAGCAGATGCCCTACTCTGAGGCCCCAGCAGGGGTAGAGATTGCCAAGGTGTGTGATGACCTGAAAGAATTGCTGATTGCGAAAAATATTGCCTATGGGAATTCGTTTGCCGATCCTATCAATATATTTTCAAAAACTACTCCTGTAGAGCAGTTGTGTGTAAGAATTGACGACAAACTAAACAGAATTCTCAAAGGTAGAGAATACCCCGGCGACGACACAATCACAGACCTCATAGGGTATTTAGTCCTATATAAGATATTAGTCAAGAATATCGAATAACTTTTGCGGTTGGGGCCTTCTCTGATATTCCGGGGGTATAAAATTGCTCTTGACAATCCCGGTAGAAACTGGTAGAATAGGACTACCTACTAGCAAGGAGTGAATGTGGCACCCAAAAAGCCGAAGAATACTAAGACTAAGCGTGCTGTCTACACAGGACCACGGCAGTCATCAGAGGTATTCCTTTTCCTAGACAAGTTTATCTATTCGGATAGTTTCACTATGCCGAACGGGAAGACAGTCACCAAGGGAGACATTATCAAGATCACCGGGGTATGGGGGACGCAGTTCAAGTTCGTCCAGCATACCATCAATAAGCACACCGGAGCAGAGTGGTTCGACTGTGTTGAGTTGCATCGAAACCAAGTAGCGCAGACACGCAGTTTCAGGACTGACCGTATCAAGTTGATGCCGAAGAAGCGTGGCCCTCGCAAGAAGAAGGTTGCGTGACAAAACTAAGTCTGGAATACGCTGCTGGGTTTTTCGACGGAGAGGGGTGTATCTCTATTTCAAAAACAAAAGGCTCAAAGTCTCGTGGAGAATACAAGAGAGATGCTTTTGTTTTGAGTGTGAGGGTCACCCAAACATCGTTCCCGGTCATTTATTCTTTTCAGGAAACATTCGGCGGGAGTGTGTATGAGAGGGACTACTCTCGTGGCGCTCCGTATGCTGAATGGGTTGCTACTCACCAAAAGGCCGTGCCGTTTTTAGAGCAGATGCTTCCTTTGCTCGTAGTAAAAAAAGAGCAGGCTTCGCTTGCCCTTGACTTCCAGAATAATAAGCAGAGAAACAAGACAGACGAGATGTGGGAGAAAGAGCACCAAGCATATTTGTCTATGAAAATACTTAATACCAGAGGAAGAAGTCTGGTATAATAGAGTGTTGTCGCTACAAGGAGACAAGATGACAAACCGAAACCTTGTAGGCATAACACTGGCGGTAGCCCTAGCGACTACCGCTCTTGTTTTTCCTACATCGGCTTATGCTAAGTCGAATGAAACTGAAATAGCGAAAATGGGCATACCGCCTGAAACGGCGGCAGCCGTAAATAACTCAATAGTAGATAGAGAGTGGGCTATCCAACGCCCATCTCGTGGTGGAGTCGGATACTATGATGACTCCAACGTTCCCGCCGTATGGGCAGGAGTACCGGACAGAGTGAGAAGCATATGGAGATGTATTCGCTTTCACGAGAGCCGTCACTCCGGTCATTATACGGCAGAAAATCCCGTTTCGACAGCCAGCGGCGCAGGCCAATGGTTGAACGGAACTTGGGATGGTCTAAAGAAATGGGTGAAGGTAGACGGAGAATTCGTCGCTCGCCAATACGATGAGGCCAAGGACGCACCAGCATGGGTCCAAGACGCTGCATTCGTCCATGTATACAATCATGGTGGATTGCGCATGTGGAGAGGAACGTGGTGCCCCGGCACCTAATACATTAAAATACCACGGCAGGGTAGAGAGACCCAAATTCAATTGCGACAACACCTCTCTACCCTGTTCGTGGTATAATTGTATCCTCAACAAAGGAGTAGATATGCCGGTAGACCTAGTAGCGCACCTTGATGAAGTGAACAAGGTTGCGGAAGAATACATCAAGGGAAATGATGAGACTGCCATTTCCAAGAACCTTGCTATCCCTCGCCAGCGTGTAGTCAACATGCTCAACGAGTGGCGGGATATGGTGTCCAGCAACGAGGCCATTCGCATCAGAGCGAAGGAGGCACTCGCAGGAGCAGACAAGCACTTCTCCGTGCTCATCCAAAAGGCATACGAAGTCATCGATGAGGCCACGATGAACGGGAACCTAGGCGCAAAAACTAATGCTATTAAACTTGTGATGGATATAGAGAAGACCCGCATCGAACAACTACAGAAGGCCGGTCTGCTAGAGAACAAGGAACTCGCAGACGAACTCATTGAGACAGAGCGCAAGCAGGAAGTGCTGGTAGGCATCCTCCGAGATGTCTCTGGTGAATGCCCCAAGTGCAGAAGCGAGGTTGCACGCCGACTGGCAAATGTCGCAGGACCGACAGAGGTGATTACAGTTGACATCATCACTTGATCTATCATCATTCCTCTCTATTCTTGATGACGACCCCTTCGATGAGTACCCGGTAGACCTAGACACCTTCGTTCATGGTGAGCACTTCCTCAACCAGCCGGGGCTGTCAGACATTCAGCGAGACATCGTAGAGGCCATGAGCCAGATATTCAAGGAGGAAGACCTTCGCAGGTTTATGACTTATGAAGAGGCGGCACGGCATCACAAGAAGTATACGAAGAATGAGGTCATCCTCCAACTAGGCAAGGGTAGTGGCAAGGACTACACATCGACCGTAGGCGTGGCCTACACCGTCTACAAGTTGCTCTGCCTCAAAGACCCCGCACGCTATTTCGGCAAGCCCTCTGGTGATGCTATCGACCTCATCAACATCGCAGTCAACGCTGTGCAGGCGAAGAACGTATTCTTCAAGGGGCTCAAGTCCAAGATCGAACGCTCTCCGTGGTTCGAAGGGAAGTATGAAGCGAAGATGGACAGCATCGAATTCGACAAGTCGATCACCGTATACTCCGGTCACTCCGAGAGAGAATCCCACGAGGGACTCAACCTTATCCTCGCTGTCCTTGACGAGATTTCTGGCTTTGCCATGGAGTCAGCATCAGGCAACGAGAATGCTAAGACGGGTGATGCTATCTACAAGGCATTCCGTGGTTCGGTAGATTCACGATTCCCTGACTATGGAAAGGTTCTACTCCTATCTTTCCCTAGATTCAAGGGAGACTTTATTTCGAAACGGTATGAGGAAGTCATCCTTGAGAAAGAGACACTAGTAAGGAAGCACACCTTCATCCTCAACCCTGATCTACCGGAAGACAGCGAGGGTAATAAGTTTACTATTGAATGGGACGAGGATCATATCGTCCACTATGTCATCCCCGGCATCTTCGCACTCAAGCGACCAACGTGGGAGGTCAACCCTACTCGTGGGATAGAGGACTTTAAACTTGCCTTCTACACAGACCCCGGTGATGCCCTGATGCGTTTCGCCTGTATGCCTAACTTCTCTACCGATGCCTTCTTTAAGAACAGGGATATGCTCTGGAAGGCAGCGTCCATTCGCAACCCCATCGACACCTACAAGAGACTGGAAGAGAACTTCGTACCGAAGGAGGGAGTACGCTACTACCTCCATGCCGACCTCGCACAGGTCCACGACAAGTGTGCTATTGCTATCTCTCACGTAGAGAAGTTCGTTGAGATAAAGTCATTCAACGACTACCATCAGATCGTTCCCGTCGTTGTGTGTGATGCTGTCGTGTGGTGGGAGCCACGCAAGGAAGGGCCGGTAGACCTAAGTGAGGTCAAGAACTGGATAGTAAGTTTCAAGAGAGCAGGCTTTGACATAGGCATGGTGACCTTTGACCGCTGGCAGTCAGTAGACATTCAGAAGGAACTACAGTCGGTAGGGATCAAGACAGGGGTACTCTCTGTGGCAAAGAAGCACTACGAGGACCTTGCCATGCTCTTCTATGAAGAGCGTATTGTCATGCCCTACATCGAACTGCTCTTGGAGGAACTGGCTGAGTTGCGCATCGTCAGCGACAAGAAGGTAGACCATCCTCGCAAGAAGAGCAAGGACCTTGCCGACGCACTCACCGGCTCTGTCTACAACGCAGTAGCCTACACCCCTCGTCACAACGATCAGTTGGTAGAGGCTCACACCTTTAGCAGCGCTGCACGAGCACGGGCACGGGAGGAAAGAGAGAATACAGAAGGCATCATCATGCCACCCAAGCGTGACCCCGAAATAGAATACTACTTGGCAAAGGTGGGAGTATTGTGAACCCAGATGCGCACCTCAACATCCCCGCCGAAGGCGTGGTCATTACCGTAGAGCGGGATGCCTCAGGGAACTATATTGGCAAACTTTGGATAGACGGAGAGCGCAAGGCGTTTGCCACAGAGCGACGACCGGGATGCGCTGCCCGTACCATGATGCTAGCAATGCAGGGTACATGGGGACCTCCAAGCGATACCATGTACCTTACTGTTGACGGGTGGTAGTATGGACTCCGAATACGTTGAGTACCTTGAGTCTATCGGTGCTATTGAAAAAACCGGGGTAGACGAAAACGGAGAGCCAGTATGGAGAGTGACGAAGGAAGCAAAGGAACTTGTTCCTGACCTTTACAACGCTCACCTCAAAGAGTTCAACAACAACGTATTCTCCCTGTGGATGAAGGACTTTATCGACATAGAGTTTGATAAGGAAGGCTCACCCCTCATCGCCCTGAATGAAATATCATTAGTCTTAGAGGCACACGCCATGCTTGAGCCCTCAGAAGAGCAGGTATTGATGGAGATAATTGAGAATGTTTCCAAACCGGATTGACAATTGCCCACTAACAATGGTATAATAACTTTGTGTTATCCATACTATGGGTAGTCTTGCTGGTTTCGGCATCTCTAGCAGTCTGCATCAAGATCATCAAACATCTTGATAGGACCGCTACCGCCACCGAAGCAATAGCCGTGTGCGCCATAGAGGTTTCACAGGAGTTGCTGGAAGTCATAGCGGAGGCAGAGGATGAAGAAATGGAAGAGCAGCCAAAAAAGTTCGTCGTAGCCTTTGTGGATGGAAAGGCATACTGGGTAGAAGACAACGAGTTTCTGGAAGCAGAGATAGACGAGGACGGAGACCCAGTACGAAGCACAGCACATCCGGTAGACGCAATAAACATGCCATTCAAGGACGTGACGAAACTACTCTACGTCCTTGATAACTTAAAAGATAAGGAAAAGCAATGAAGGTATTGGTATTCGGGAGTAAGTCCTTCGATGACTACCCCGTCTTCACACGCGCTATGAGCGTTGCCCTGTCGTCCTGTGACGATGGGCGCTTCTTTGTGCATACGGCTGGCCCTGCACGCATCAACTCTTACACAGCAGAGTTTATGAATGTAACGGAAAATGGACTGCGAGGGAGAGGCATCAAGCCGTTCTTCCAGAAGGTTCCCTACCCCAAGGACCCGCTCACCCTTGCCGACTATGACTTTGTAGCCTACCTGTCTAAGCCAGTAGAGCGGAAGTTGCCCTCTGTCCTAGAAGCGGCTGAAAGAAAAGACATAGACTTTGCTGTCTTTCGTTATTAACCCCTTGACAAACCCCATCGTTTAGGGTAGAATAGCACTATGAAACTTTCCAACCAGTCCCGTGCCCATTTGGCGACTGCCCGTTTCCTCGCATCAAAGTCAGAAGCGAAGAAGACTCACGGAGCAGTAGTAGTCAAGGGAGGCAGGGTGGTCGGAGTTGGATGGAATAAGAATAGAAATGATCCTCAGGCAATGAGCGAAGAGCATATCAAGACTGATGCTTCGTATCATGCCGAGGAAGTAGCACTACGCGAAGCAGGCGACAATGCCCGTGGAGCCATACTCTATGTTGCCCGTGTGAATAAGCAGGGGGAAGATAGAGACAGTAAGCCTTGTTTCCTTTGCAGCACTCTAATGGTGAGTGCGGGGATAAAGAAGGTTATCTACACCACAGAAGGAGTAGTAGAAGATGTTTATTACTAGTCTAGAAGAGATGGAGAGCATCGTTGCCAACTCCAAGCGCCTCGCTTGGGATGGATGGGATGTTATCCACGCTACGCCTAAGGCAAACGCCATGCTCACGCCTACGGGAAGGTTTATTCGTGGCGCGTGGAACGCAGTCACCACTTTCCCTCTGACTGAGCAAGGATGGAAGATTCCTAAGTCGCTGATGAGGTAATCCTTATGAGCAACTCATGGAAGTTAGATGGAAAGTGTCTAAACTTTGACACAAACCTGTTCTTCGAAACCTACGAGGAAGACAAACTCATAGCAAAGCAGATAGATAAACTCTGTGTCGGATGCCCGGTTGTGAAAACCTGCTACAAGCATGGTGTTTCCAACAAAGAGTACGGCGTCTGGGGCGGGGTATATTTAGATGGTGACGGAGACTGGGACAGAGAGTTTAATAGCCACAAATCAGAGAGAGACTGGACAGAAATCCGCTTCTCTCTATCAATGGATTGGGAAGAGGAAGTGAAGTAAGATGAGCAAAATGCCTGTGCAAGAGCGTATCGCCATAATGCGAAATGCCTATCGAAACATCCATAAGCCTGTGCGCTTCACTATGGATGTAGTCTATTTCGATGAGATTGATCCAGCCGTTATCCTGCTCCGCTTCTACCACGCAGAGTGGGTCAACCTCACAGAAGATGAGAAGATCGAAGCAGCGCTGTATATGGGCAGAGTAAAGGATGTAGTGGAGCAACACGGCTTCCCCTGCTCCCTTGATCCTGTCATTGATGATATGTCAAGTCAAATCGTATGATACAATAGATAAGTTGGCGATCCCAACAAATCCAATAAAACAATCCCACAAGGAGAAGATTAGTAATGAAGAGTTTTGCAAAGTTGCTTAGTTCACTGTTTGATGATAGTAATACCCACAACACCATCAGCGCCTTTGAGCGTGATTGGCACAAGTATCGGAGTGAGGCTTTGACCCCTTCACACCGGGCAGAGATAGACGAGATTTTCGCTCGTCACTCTTGACATCCGGGCGGGGGTAGTGTAGAATAGACTCATACCTACTAAAGAAAGAGCACTTATGCTACCCCCGCCAATCGACACCAGAGATTTCCCCAGCGCCGCCTGTCTTAACTGCGGAGGCGACCTTTTCATTGCTAAGGTCATCTTTGATGATGACTACAATATCGGTATGTATATGACTGAGGGCGAGTGCGCCTATTGCCATTCGCTCGTCAGGCTCCCTACCCCACTAGACCACCCCGACTACGAAGAGAGTTACTGATGATTAGCGGAGTCCAGCGATGGGAAGCCGATGAAAGAGGAAACACGCCGTGAAGCACTACGCGAGGTTTAGGTATTGCAACAAGGGAATGTTCACTCTGCGAGTGACCATCTACTCCATCACCGACAACGATGGTTTTACTACTGACAAGATAGTCGCTGACCGCATGTTCTTCACCTACACGGGCGGGTACAGATGGGCACGACGCAAGTTGATCCATTATTCCCTAGACAATAATACATCGCTCTTCCTGCGTGATGGGGACATTCTCTCCCTGCACCCTTGACTTCTTTCAGGAAATGTAGTATACTAGAGACATAGAAAAGGAGAACGAATGAATAACGAGCAAGAGCGTGCGCTATCCGAACTTCGCGCAGCAGCATCAGTAATCCACAAGAACATCGGCGGCAAGGCCGGTACAAGTGGAGAGAAGATTTACGGGCAGGCATACAATCGTTGCGTTGCTCTTGGAATCAAGCCCAAACTAAGGAAGAAGTACACCTAATGACCACCACGCTTGACTGGACATTCGATATCGTCACCCCCGAAAAGGGAGGCAAGTACCACCTTCGTGGAGACTTCCAAGAGACTTGGTGCGGGAAGTATTACGACCTCACTTGGAATGGTGAATGGAGGCTCATCGGAGCATACTCCATTGACTCCATCAAGCGCATGGTAGAGCGCCCTGCGGCTAACAGCATGTGCGTCAAGTGTGCTAAGGTATGGAAGACAACATAGACTTACCTAATATCAGGTAATATCCACAACTACACAAAGGAGTAATATGAGTAAGGCAGCAAAGATTCTTGCTATCATCCTCATCACTTTTGGTGGCGTGTTCACACTCGTAGGAGTTTCTTCCTACCTTACCGTGGGCAACGTCCTCACAGCGCAGGCAATCACGGTTGCCGACGATGCTTCCTGTCTCGCAGGAGCAACGGTGAACAACCCACTAGCAGCATGGTGCCAGCAGGATATCATCAACGATCACGCCCTCCATGCCACGAATGGGCTGTCATACGCACAGATGGACCGTGAGGACCCGCTACGCGAGGTTGCTATGAATGGGTCGGTGCTTCGTGCATCGCTCTTCACTAGCGTTATTGCCTTCGCTCTCAGCGCCCTCGTGGCTGTGCTTGGAGTGCTCTTCGCCCTCGTTGGCGTGACATTCCTCGTCTACAAGCCGAAGGCGTAGGCAAACTACCTGAGCATGTAGTCAAACTGCTCCCGCAGGGGAATATCGGCGCTGTCTTATAAACAGTGGATAATAATGCCGTAGCGGTCCAGTTGGGTTCAATTCCCATTTCCCCTACCAAGCCCCCGTAGTTCAGCAGATAGAACAGCGGATTTCTACTCCGTAGGTCGTGGGTGCAATTCCTACCGGGGGTACAAAAATATTGTGGTATAATACTTGACTACAACGACCAAACCTGTTATACTTTACACATAACACAATAGCGAGTTCGATGGGACATAGGGACTTGTGAGGATATGTGCCTCAATAAAAACCATCCCTCCCCATCCCCTGTTGATAGTCAGGGAAAACAAAACTATCCGGTAGGGAGAGCCAATGGATAGGCACTTTGTCTCCAAAACAAAGCAAAACAGGGTTCGACTCCCTGCTCCCTTGCAAAAGATTCCAAAGTGTGGTATAAGCGCTCCCTTAAGTTAATAGTAAACTGGTAGTTTTACACACTACTCACGGCGGGGCGGTACCGTCAGGGAGTACGCACAATGCTCTAGTTGGTACGGCGGGGTCCTCATAAGTCCCCTAGCCTTAGGTTCGAATCCTGATAGAGCAACGGTTTCCAAGTAGCGAGCGCTTTGGAAGTGTGGTATAATGGAGTATGAAAATTTGTGGAACCTGTAAAGAAGAAAAGCCAATTAGCGAGTTCTCCCTCAAAAAGGGAAAGCCCCAGTACAACTGTAAAGAATGTCATTCAAAGTATAGAAAAGCACACTACGAAAACAATAAGCAAAAATACATAGACAAGGCTGCTAAGAACAAGAAAGCATATGCCAGAGAGTATTACGACTGGCTAAGTGGCAAATGTTGCGCTGACTGCGGGACGACAGACATAAGAGTCTTGGAACAGGACCATCTCAAAGATAAAAAGTTTAATATCTCTTTGCTAATAGGGAGGGTGAGACTCTCTACGATGATGGAAGAATTGAATAAGTGTGAAATCGTGTGCGCCAACTGCCATATCATCCGTACCGGAGAAAGGGCGGGGTGGCTGAAACAAGAATACTACGCGAATATAGTTTAGAGGTAGAACCAGTGATTTCCAATCATTCAGCCGGGGTTCGATTCCCCGTATTCGCTCGCAAGGTATGGCTCAGTAATGTGAGGTGACGATGTTGATGCCTATGTCGCACATAGAGACATCGAAACAATATCATTATTCATCCCCAGCCACGCACCTACCAAGGGTTGCCGCCCGAGGGTAGAGAGGGGGAGAGGTCGGCAAAGCCTCTCCCCTTCATAATAATGGTATAATAACTCTATGTGGTGTGACGTACATCGACAGAAATTTGATTTAGATGAGAATGGATGGCCTACATGCGAGGACAAGGAGAAAGAGAAGGACTAAGAAAGTCCTTGCCCTATCTCTTGTTCTGGTTGCTGTGTGGGGGATGATACATTACCGTGTCGTCCCAGTTATGTACTACAATATTCTATGTTTCTTTGATACGGAATACAACGCAATGAGGACCGATGCAGGACACCAAGAATGTTTGGAGTCCTATCACGAGCGATAAGGGGCGGGACGGATCAGACCTCCTGCCCTTTGTCTATACCTCAATATTCAAGGGAAGATTGGCAGAGTGGCTAATGCAGCGGCTTGCTAAGCCGTAGGTCCGTAAGGGTCCGTAGGTTCGAATCCTACATCTTCCTCTGTGGTTTAAAAGTGTGATACAATTGAACTGGCCTGAAACCAGTCAACGCAGGGGACCGCAATGGTTGCCCTGCCAAGGTCCGTTAGAGTAGCGGTAATCTCGCTTCCCTCTCAAGGAAGAGAACAGGGGTTCAAATCCCCTACGGACTACGCAAGGCCTAATGGTGGAACGGTATACACGCACGACTCAAAATCGTGTGCTTTGCGGCATGTGGGTTCGAATCCCACTTGGGCTACAAATGAGAGCATCTTGTGATGCGAATAAAAGCATTCCGTAAGGTCGGAGTGCTATACTTAGAAGAATGCGCAACCAATCCAAGGAGAAATAATGAAGAAGACTCTATCAGCACTAGGACTAAGTTCAATCGGATTAATCGCTGTTACGGCTACCGCACCAGCCTTCGCTACCCCGTCAGAGATGGTAACCGTCTGCCACGTTACTCCCGGCAATTCGGTAACGCTGACTATCCCAGAGGATCAGGCCAATGGTCACCTAACAGGCAAGGCAGCAGGACACGACCTGAACGGCCCTGTAGAGGACTATCTTGGTGAGTGCAAGCCTACCCCTACGCCTACACCAACACCTACCCCAACACCTACTCCAACCCCAACGGAGACATCTACACCAACACCAGAACCAACGCCAGAGGCTACTTCGGTGAACCCGGAGGCGGCTCTACCGCTGGAAGTTCTTCCTGCCACTATTGCTGATCCCATCATGGTCAATATACCTCAGAAGGCAACCTTACCAGTAGAGGTTAATGCTGGTGGCGGGGGTAGTCAGGATGAAGGCCCATCACCATTAACACTAGTAGGACTACTACTAATGTCTGCTGGTGTGGTAACCGCAACATTCTCCGGTATCCAGATGCTTGCTAAGCGTGGAATCTAAATAAACCAAAGGATAGGAGGGGCAGGGACTTGACAACCTGCCCCTTCTTCCTGTATAATAGAGACACGTTGAACAAAGGAGAAGCACTATGCGGGACTTTTCTCTCACAGAGGAATGGCTAAGCAAGTTCATTAAGGACACTAATCAAGAAATCATTCTTCTTTATGGAAAGATTACAGACCTAGAAAAGAAGGTAGAGCATTTTGCCTCCAAGAAGTAAGCGAGCCCCGGTAGTCAAGGATGGTGGGATGTTCGTCCCCACTCCCGATGTTCAACTAACCAGAAAGTCTGGTTGGTGTATGGAGTTCCCAGCGGCGCATGATAGATGTCCTTATCAACTTCTTTCGGGCAAGTGTGGGTGTGACTGCGGTCATCCCCATTACAAAGGAAATAAGTAATGTCTGTTTCAACTCTAAAAATGTGCTCTTGTAAGTGTAACAAATCCAAATCAGATAATCTAATGATAGAATTCCTACGAAAGAGAAAAACTAATGCCTAATGCCGAAACATCAAAGCGCACCTTCTACACTACACCCGCTCGCTTCTGCGAGGATGCTCTTGCCATTATGGGCGAGGTATACGGAATCGGAGAAGACAGCGAGCAGCACCCTGAGGACGTTTTTGTCAACCTTAGTGTTGTTATGCAGATAATGAGTCTCAATACTACCAAAATTATGAATGCCTATTGGAGGCGTTGATGCCCAACTACAGTTATGTGTGTGCCTATTGTGGGCCAGCAAACATCTTTCAGCAGATAACGGAGAAGCCCTTGACTTCCTGCCCGGAATGCGGCAAACTAGGGTTTAGGAAGTTGTTCACCGCCCCCGCTATTTCCTTTAAGGGAAGCGGTTTCGCAAGTAACGATAAGGGGAAGTAGTGAGATATTTTATGGCTGATCCCGACAATAAGGAAAGATTGCTTAAGGTTCCTCACCGGGTAGTTATTGAAATCCAGAAAGACTACGCCGTTCAGACGTTTGAGGAAATGAAAAGAGTAGAGTCTTTTGCCTACATCAATGCCTGCATCTCAGCAGGAGAGCGGATCATGGACTATGCTGATGAGTCTGAAATGGCTAAGGACTATTCTAACTACAAAGTCATCGATGGTATGAGATACATCGAAGTCAGCACAGCGGTACAGTGTGCGCTTGTCCCAATTTCCACTATGCTTGGTGGGAAGGACGATGAGAGGACGGATGATGACTGACCACGAACCGATGTGCCCGTGCAACAATGCCGACGAGCGCGGCTGCTTCCTCATCAGCGCCAACACTGGCAAGTGCGTGTCCTGCGTGTGTGGAGACAAGATGGACACGGCTCTAGGCGGTGAGCGATGACTCACGACCCGCTGTGCACCACGGTACTGAATACCGAGATGAGCGAAGCGTTCTGTGACTGCGCCCTGATCGCCCGTGTCCGCGAGGACGAGCGGAAGCATGAGATTCCCACCACGCTCTCCTACGCCGCTGGCCTGTCCGCTGCGCGGGAAGCAGTGGTTGAAGTCCATCGCAAGTGGGGATACCCGCAGCAACTCATCGACAGCAACGTAATCATCGCCGCTATCGACGCATTAAAGGAGGAGTCATGAGCATCCAGCGGTGGCGCATCGACACAAGCGGGAGCGAGTACGTCACTTACGCCGATTACGTCGCTGCCCTAGCCGACGCTGAACAGCGAATGGAACGAATCACCCGTGAGGACGACAACCGGGCGCTGTGGGACAACCGCCAGTGGAACGCCGCGCTGGACGCTGTGCGGAAAGCGGTTGTCGCTACGGATGCTCCATGCAGCGGCCTGTGTGAGTGCATACCGCACGCCCTCGCCGCTATTGACGAACTCGCCCGAGAAGGAGAATAACTAATGAAGCGACTACTCATCACGGGTTCACGAACGTGGACAGACTACGCAGTGATCTATACTGCCCTACTTGAATACCAGAAGAAGGTAAATGAGTCCATCACTGTTGTCCACGGTGGTGCTCGTGGTGCTGACTACCTTGCTCACACGGCAGCAAAGCGACTACTTCTCTTTACTGAGCCGCACGGGGCAAAGTGGGAAGACTTTGGTAGCGCCGCAGGACCCATCAGAAACAGGGAAATGGTGGAGTCAGACATAGATGTCTGCTTCGCTTTCATTCGCAAGAACAGCAAGGGAGCAACTGGCTGCGCACGCATGGCTGAGCAGGCAGGGATTCCCACAACCTATTGGAGAGAATAATGAGAAGCGATATTGACTATGATTTTGACGAGGCACTCGGTGCCCTGCGCGATGCGGAGGCTGCTGTTGAGCGTGCTCGCTACACCTATAAGGATAGCGCACCAGAGCCCATCGACCCCAAGGACATAGAGCAGGCTATTGACAGATGTGTAGAGAACTACACAAAGATGCGTGATCGTCAGCCCACTACCGCTGAACTTGCTGATGCTATTCTGAGTGCTGTGGCCTTCTAAAATATAATTCCTTTTTAAACTGTTCGTGCTATAATGCAAACGAAAATTAGTTTTTGGGAGTGAGCAGCATGTACGGGCGAGGACGAGTAATAGAAGCAGATGCCATTGTTTTTCTCATCAACGAGCAGAGAAGTGCTATTGCTGAATACAGTACAGACTATGAAGTAGGGTATGAACGTGGTCTAAAAAAGGCAATGGAAATCATTTGCCGTTACGTCGCAAAAATCTATGGGGGCGAGATAGCCACGATCCCTCCCATCGTCATTAAGACTGCCCCGAAAAGGAGATAAGATGGAAGAACGCAGAGTAGCGCATAGGCGTAAGTGGTCATCCCCCGAACGCCGGGTAAGGTTAGGAAGTCGTCAGCATCCAGTAATAGCAACCATTATTACGACTGCTGTTGCTTCTGCCGTTGTCGTGGGTATTGCCTATGCTGGGGCCAACATCGACAGCATCCTCAAAGGAACGCCCTACGAGGCCGCTGGCTGGTGTTCAAATAACCCCGTATCATTTACCCTAGACCTAGGTGCTCTCCCGCCAGAGAGCCATTCTAGGGCCATTAAGGACGTAAAGTGGGCCTTCGACCAGTGGAATAGCGCCACTGGCTACACTTTCGCCTATTCAGGGGAGGTTTCCACTGACTTCAATGTAGCAGAACAGACGATAACTCCATCACAAACACTAGACAATAACATCTACATGGACTTCGCTCCTGTTCTTGATGAGAACCCCAAAATCGCAGGGCTTGCTGGTCCTATCGAACTCTTGCCCGGTAGAAATGAAATAACATCTGGCTTTGCTGTATTCAAGTCAGACTATTTCCAGTCTGCCCCCACCTATATGCGTCGTCACCTCATCCTTCACGAGTTAGGGCACGCACTAGGACTAGGACATAGCACAGACGCGAATGATGTCATGTATCCCATACTCAATAAGTCACAGGTGCTTTCCACGGATACGACCATGACGCTTGAGTCCTTCAAGAAGATGTGCGAAGTCCAGCCAACCATTACCACAGATAGCATCGGAGAGTAAGATGATTGACACAGATAAACTCTTTGCTGCCTACAACACAAAGAGGCAGAGAGAGAATGAGGACCCAGAGGCATACCCATCATTCGTCTACAACGCAAAGGGAGACTATTTCAAGTGCGACCACACGGGGGTGTTCTTCCGTGGGGGAGTCCTTGATGATGATTCCCCAGATGAGGTAGCATCCTTCCTGTCGATGGTGTGCCGGGTAAAGGTGACGGACGCTACAGTATCCCACTTGAAAAAAGTCCGTGAGGCTGTTGACTTTTCCACAAAAATTCTGTAGAATAGTCCTATGAACAGAAAAGACTACTCACAGAACGAGCAAACACTTTCAAGAGTTATGGGACTGATGAGATGCTACGAGTAACGATAGAACTGGTGCCCTTCGGTATAGAGGAAGAGGCACGGGAGATAGGCAAGATGGTTATTGCCAACGACGGTAGCAGAGGCTATGGCGTAGGAGACTATGCCTATGCTTTCACCTACACAGACAGACCCGCCAATGTTTCTACCGGCACCATCAAGAACTTCACTCGTTCACTTGGAGCATGGTCGCTGGTAAAGCGCATCCTCAACAAGCGCACAGAAGAAAAAACCCCACTTACAGAAAGATTGGAAGAAAGACTGTGAGCATCCAGCGGTGGCACCCCGTAACCGACTACAATACCGCGTGGGCCGAACCCGATCCAGAGGGCAAGTGGGTCACCTATGACGACCATCTCGCCGCCCTCGCCGCCTTGAAAGCAGAATACAGTGATGGGGCATCGACGACTGCTATTGGAGCAATGGTGGCTGGCTTGGACCATGCACCTGTAAGAAAGGGGCAGGCAATGATGAACGAGCAGCATGACCCCTTCTGCCCTAAGAACACAGAGCGATGGACACCATGCCAATGCTCCTTCATTACCCTCGTTCGTGAAGACGAAAGAAACAGGAAACCATCCAAGCAGATGGGAATAGCAGACGGACACCTCAAAGGAGAAACATGCTAGTCTGGGTACAAGCACGCGACAAGGAGACAAAGGAAGAGTTCAACGCTATTCAGTCATTCGACAACACCGCTATTGTAGTCGGGTACTTGGCAGGAATGACCGCACACAGCGAGTTGATAAGTATTAGTCTAGAGTACAGTGATGAAGATGAAGACCTTGCAGGGGCATGACTATGACAACGGTATGTGCGTGCGCTGCAAGCGCAGTTATTTCCAGACGATAGGCACAGTGTGCGACAAGGAGAAGAAATGAATACGCTTGTATGCAGATGTAGAGGATGCACCGTGGCCTACAACGCCGGTAGACAGGATGCTGCTGATGCTGTGGATAACCTTCCCCTACTCCCTTACCAAGGTGAATGGGCAGTCAAGTACAAGGATGCTATTGAGGCAGCCTTGGGCACACCCGTCAAGCACATCACCGGAGCAGACTTAATGAGGGATAAATGATTATTTTCATTGAGGTAGAAAAAGGGCATTCCATACGGCAGGGTGATCCCAAGCCGGGAGGCAGAGGGTTTGAGATTTGGTGGAGGAAAGATAGGGATAACTGGTCTGACTTCCTTGGCTGGATTCCCCCAGAAAAATTTGAGGCAGAATACAACTACCACTTATCCACAGGCGATCAGGTGTTTGTGAAGTACCTTGTTGACGATGGAGTAACCGGGCATCCTGTATAATGGGGGTATGAAGATAAGCACCCGCTATCAGAAGTCAATTGACTCCTATGTCTTCCGTGAAGGAAACATTCCCCGCAAGGACATAGCGAATCTCACCGACAAAAACCTCATCACCATCATCAAGACTTGGACACATCACACGCTCACGGCTGCTGAAATAAAGGAATGGCGTAACCACGCCAAGCATGGCTACAAATGGTAGAAAAATTCCCACAAAAATTTTCAACTTTGGAGCCAGATGATTTCCAAAGATAATTTCAATAAAGATTTTCCAAGAAAAATTTCCAGCAAAAATTTGGGAAAAAATTTTCCAAAGAAAGTTCAGGGCAGTATGCCCTACAAACGCTTCAAGAAGCCACACGAGGACAGGACAAGGAAGAGCAATGAAACCCCCACCGAACATAACAAGCAAGAGTAAGGGTACTGTAGCAGTAGTCACCACCCCTCGCCGGGTAATCAAGGAAGGCCGTCAACCCATCATAGGCGACAGTGCCCACTTCATCACGGTACAGACACACAGGCAAGCAGGCTATTGGCCCCAAGCCAAGAAACAGACTAATGATGCGGCGCAGCCGCCCACCAAGGCCCGGTAGTCAGTATTAACCCCCCTATAAGAAACATACACATATATATATACCCTGATAGAAGGTGTTGATAGCCCTGTGGATAAGGTGTTGACAAGGGATGGATGTTACTCTACTTACAACTAGATGGTTGTGTATGGTATTAGATTGGGTGGGGTGTGTGCGCGGCAATATACTTAATCTTCGTAATCTTTATCAAAAAACAGCCTATTTCCCCCTATTTACTGCCAAAAACACCCGATTCTTGCCATATTTCCTCCAAAACAGGGTGTTTTTTGCCATTTCCCACAATCCTTGACATTTGAGCGATTATGTGCTATGCCTTGACGATATCCACAGGCAGACAGCAATAGGAGTCATAGAGACAGGCTGCTTCCACTGCCTTATGTATTCTCTTATATGGGGATTTGACACTATCAGAGGTGAATAGGCTTCCTAACGCTACCCCGAAACCTGAGCCAGTAGCAGTCTCCTTCACCTCTATCACTCCCCAATCATCCTGCTGCACTTCCCATAGCATCCCCTTAGCACCAATGAGAAGGCTTGCAGCCTCTCCCTTCTTGTTGCCAAAGGCTTCGATAGCAGCCTTGTACTGCTCTACGATACTCAGACGCAGTGTGCCATACATATCACCATCGTCAGGTGTGGGGATATCAAGGAAATCAAACAACTGCCCGTTCCCGAATGAACCAGAGTAGCCGTAGGCCCATCCATTGTTCACTCCCACCTTAGGCCGGGTAGTCGGAACAATAACTCCCCCTCCTGATGCCCCTCTATCTCCCCCTATGTATGTACTACCATTATGGGTAAGACCTACGATAACCGTCATGTGCTCCTGCCTTCCATTAAGTGGTTCGTAATATCCATTATACAGGATACCCTGCCGATACCCGAAAATCTGTGCAATATTTCTGTGCGGTTCGTAATCTATTTTCCTGCAATTCTGGGGGTCCTTCGTAAATGGAGGGTGGTGTCCGATATGGTAGGGTTTGGGAGGATTTGTGCATGAAATTTTCTTGGGCTAAATGGGCGAAATGTCCGATTTGTTAATGTGCGAAATGTCCGATTTGGGTGATATTGTCCACAGGTTATGCACAGGGGCCGCGCCCCGCCTCACTTTTCTAGACTATGCTCACTTAACGAACTCTCCCCATCCCCGAACACCAACAGTGTGCATCCCCCCATGAGAAAGAACACGAAGATTAGTGCGATCACTCCCCCCACGAATGTAGTAATGAAGTCATCACCCCTCTGCTGATTCATCATTGTCTCCCATCTCTACCGCCGAATACACGATGGTGAACAGCCGACTAGTGAGTTCTGGTGACTCCCAGTAGGTCCGACGAACATCATGCTTGATCGTTTCTTCCTTTGTTGTCTGTAGGTAGCGCTCCAACTTATTCGTCGCCATTGTTCCACGCCTCCGTAACGTCAGCAATAAGAATACCACGGTGGTCATAGAGATAGACTGAGGCATACTCGGGGTAGATAGAGTCAGACTCAATAGACTCTACCCAATAGACCTTATCGCCTTCCTGTACCCGGCTCCAAAACTCATCCTCATCGAATGGCCCCTGTGGGAATGAGATGTGAGACTTGCCTTCATCATTCCACGCAAGCGAATAGCACTCGCCCATTTCTCCAAGATCGTGGACCTCGGGGTCCAGTACCCATACTGTCATTTCACTCCTTTGCTTGGTTCTATTCTACCAGAAACGGGGGCAGTTGTCAATACTAACTACCCCCGCTCTGGGACACCGACCCATACAGGCCAGCGGCGGTTCCCATCCCAAGGAACACTAATCAATCCGGCACTCAGGCCAGATTGTAGCCAGCACTTCCACCATCTGCCTACACTTTATATCTTGGTATGCTTCCGGTGTCCAAGACTCGGGATAAAACCATTCCTCAGCAGCAGTGTCCCAGACATTGCCGTCAAGATACTTGGTCTCATCCTCAACAGACCACTTGTGGGTATGGTCGTTGTATGACACGATGTAGTGATATTCCATCTTAAATACCTTCAATCAGATTGACGGGAGTAGTGATACGTCCACGGAAGCGACCACATGGCCTATCAAGTTGGACAACAACCTTGGTCCTATTGATCTGGACGATAGTTCCCTGCTCACCAGCAAGGTACTTGGGCCGGGTATTGGAAGTGTAACGCACCCTATCCCCTACATTGTAGTCAGTAGCCTTGGGAGCAAGCGCATCCATCCTACTCTTGATAGTCTGCATCATACCATCAAGGTACTCATCAAACTCTCCATTCAGAATACCCGCTGCAATAATGTAGTAGTCATCGAACTTGATCTTGGTTTCCATTTCATTTCCCTTCATTAGATACCCCACGGTGGCTTCGCACCGTCACGCTTGGGGTCTGCCCCCATACGCATAAGTGCTGTTTCCAACTTAACAATAAGACGACCAGCGGGAGTCTGCCAGTAGTCGGCGGTCTCACAGGTCTGGTAGTCATAGCAACGAACCAGATGGAGCGCTTGGTCCATACTCTCAGGGTCATAGTCGTCATAGTGACGCTGAGTAGAGGCAAACGGCTTCGACCAACGATAGGAGGGGGTCCGACCTCGCTCGCCATAGCGATAGTTGATAGACCTGTGATTCTCCTTCCAGAGCATCTTCCCCATGTTGGTCTTGTCTGCCTTGGATACCCCCAGCATATCAGCCCAATACACAAGAGCGTCAATGTGACGCTTGCTTACGATCCATGCACTCATGCCAGTTCCTCTCCATCCATCGGGACCAAGGAGGGTGTAGTTCCCCCAGCCAAACTCTTCCTCTGCCCATGACTCAATAAGTGAGATAACTTCTTCGTCAGTAGGATCAATGTCCATTTCCCGCAGGTAGGTGCGGGCATCCTCAACGTTATAGGTAAACGTCTGCTGGGCCATGATATACTCTGGTAGCATTATGCCTCCTGCCAGTTAAAGTAGACACGGGGAGCGTGAGTAAACTCAAGTGTGCCCTGCACACCGTCAGACTTACGATTCACAACAACAAACGGAGCAACGAAACCAAGAACCTCAAAGTCCTCTTGCAGTTCTTGGGTGTTCCACTCAGTCTTCATAGTCATCCTCATCCTACTCACGGGGAGCATCGTCCATAATTTGCAGGGTACCGGAGGAAAGCAGCCATTCCAACTGTCCCATACCGTCCAGAATCTCATCAGACTCAAACTCATAGTCTGCCTCGTGCCCACCGCACTCAATGTAACCGGAGTAAATCATCACTCGTCCTCATCCTCAGGCTCCTCAACACTGTCAATTTCGTAGTTGTCAAATGGCATAGTGTAGCCACCGTTGGCAGAGTAGGCCGACCAATTCTCGGAAAACTCAATAGAGGCAGTGTTAAGAGCCTCATCGTAGGAGTTAGCCTCTACCTCAAACGAGTCAGAGAAGTAGGCATTGACGTACACAACGTAGGTTCCCATCACGCACCGCTCCAAGAGAAGTTGGAAACATCATCGACATCAATGCTGATGTTGTCAATGTCGGAGGTATAGGAGGAGAAGTGGACCTCACCAGAGACCTCGGCCTCAATGTCATCGCAATCGAAGCCCACCAGCGGCACGGTAACGTAGCCAGAGAAGTGGAAGTCACCCTCAACGTAAATCTCCTGCGTGAGAGAGAAGCCAAAAATCTTAGCAATAGGCTCAGCATGATCCTCAAGGTCCTCAATGTTTTCCTTGAGATACTCTTCCAACTCAGCAATCATGCGGTTCTTGGTGTTCACGGTCTGTTCCAGCCGCTCAATGCGCTCAGACATTGCCAGCACCTCTTCGTACTCGGGCATTTGTTCCTTTCACGGAGGGCGTTTCCCTCGCTTCTATAGGTCTAAGTATACCCTACTCTGACCCACAGCGCAAGAGTTTCGCCAGAAAAATCTTAGAATTTTTTGCCCAAGAAGTTCGGGATAAAATTTGTGGAAAAAATTGTAGATAAATTTTCGGGGCCGCGCCCCGCAAAATTTTCCAGAAAGATTCTGACGCACATACCGACCACGATCACAAGACAAATTTGGTGAGAGGAATCCTCTGCGCAAATTGTAATACTGCCTTGGGATTAATGAAGGACGACCCCGAGATTCTCAGGGCCGCCCTCCACTATTTAGAGATTACAGGCCAGCGACCTGCTTAACAATCCCAAGGAGCCGGTTCTTCTCCGCATTCGTGGCGGCATCAAAACCAGAGGCAGCAGCCAGAACGGCGGTTGCGTCACCCTTGCGGGGGTTCCTGTACCAATCCAGTCGTTCGGTCAGGGCATTCAGGCATCCCCACGCAGTACCGGCGATCATGCCGTTAGTCTCACCAGTGTAGATAGAGTTGATCGTGTCAACCTTCTTCTCCCACTTGGAGAACGAGCCCTTAGCATCCTTGTCAGGAACCGGGTAGGCAGCGGTGATGATGTCGAAGAACTGCTTATCGCTAATCTCCTTGGCAATCATCTCAGCAGCCTGCTTGTCGAACTCATCCATGTAGGCGTGAGCCAGACCAAGAGCCTCACGAGCAGCAGCAATACGGCCCTCAAGAGTCTGAGTGTGACGGATACGGTAGGACTGCTTTGCAGCCTTGCCACGAGCGCCAACAGCCATGTTGAGCGTGTTCTGGCAGACCACACGGACGGGGGTAACGCTGGCCTGAATAGCAAGCGAGCCGTCATGCGAGGTATGAACCAGCAGGTAAGACTTCACCTTATCACTGACACCCTTGGGGTCAAGGACAGTCTCACGCTCAAGAGCGAGGGAGCCGAACACGACGGTACCATTCTTGATAGCGCCAGCAGTCTCCCAGCGAGCACCGTCAAGGATGTTATCACCGAAGGCAAACAGTTCCTCATTCTGGAGCACCTTGTAACGCTCGCCCACGACACCAAGAACGTCCTTCTGAGAACGGTCAAACGGGTTGGTGCGAACGGTAGAGAACCAGTCCTTATGACTGTTGGTATTCTTAGGGAACTTGATCGGCTCAAGCCGAACGTTCCAATCGTTGAGGTGTGCTGCTGCCAGCATTTCCTCGGTAGTGACCTCATCCTCAAGGATGGTGCCCAGACCATGCCATGCAGGCTGACGCAGGGAGGCGAAGGTCGCCATATCCTCGTACTGCTCAAGCATATGTGCCATTTTGTTACTTCCTTTCGTGAGGGACAATCCCTCGTTGTTGTTATAGTCTAAGTATACACGATCCGGCGCAGGTTGTCAAGAGGAAAATTCATTTTTCCTGCGATATTTTTAGTTAGTCCGTAATCCGTTTCGGGCAGGGTGTCCGGTTTGACCCAGTTTGGGGGAGGATCGAATGTCCGTTTTGCCCGTTTTGGGTGTCCGAACTGTCCGATTCTCCCCTTTTTGCTACTCTAAGTATACCGGACTTGGAAACCATTGTCAATGTGAGATAGATCACACGGGGCGCGGGTAGGGTTAGGGTACCCTTACTCCCTATTCAGTGCAGCCTCAGCATAGAAGTCCTCATAGCCCATCATAGGCTCATCAAAGGATGCCTTCATCTCGGCATGGTCCTCGTCTGTGAGGTCTTCCCACATTGTCTCGGGGTACTCATAGGGATCACCGTAGTAGCCGTACTGCTCATCAGTACCCCAGCCACACGACTCCATCACGAAGTCAAAATCGTCATTCATCGAACGTACCAGTCCTCATCAGAAATATTGCTACGGGTAATGGGGGCCAGCATCTCAAAGCCCCACAGAGCGGTGGTGCGCTCGCCACACACCGGGCAAGGACCATAGGCAACGTTGGTCCAGTCCTCCCCACGCTGGTGGATGCCAGCGAAAGGCATGGCGTTGTGGAGGCCACGACCCTCATAGGCGCACTCTACACAGTCGATAGTGGCGGGGCTGTGAACCGCTTCCTTGGTCTCATTCATAGTTCTACTATAGCATCGATGGGGGCTGTAGTCAAGTCCTGAGAGTGTGATGTGTAACACACGGGGGCGCGGGGCCTACTCGTCCCCGAAGCCCCACGAGTCAAGGGAATCCTCATCGAAATGACCCCGCATCATCTGCTCAGTGTACCAGCCTTGAGCGTCGAAGCCGTCTGAAAACTCGAAAATAGCCATTATTTTCCCTTTCTGTTGACACTACAATACCACATAATTGCTCTGGGAGTCAACTTCTGGTGTTGTGATGTCGGTCACAGGGCGGGTCGCGCCCCGCAAAAAGTATTTGAGTAGTTTTACATCATACTCAGGATGTTGGTCGAAAGGAAAGAGGGAAAGGTACCTCACATCTTTCGTCCATTCCCCACTATGACCAGTAGTGAGGAAGTTGAAGGCCACCTTTATCCCCTTGCTTGGGTGGCATATGGTAAGAGTCTTATCTCTATCTCATAGAGTGGGGTCTTACCGTTTTTTAATTAGACAGTAACGTTGGCACGGATGCCCCGTGGGAGGGTAGAGAAGATAACGTCGTCATTGACGGTCATCTCCACGATCTTCCGACCGTTGTGCTTGTGGATATCTAGAACGGTACCACGGAGGCCCGAACGGGAGGTACGGTAGGTGTCGCCAACCTTGACTGACTTGGGCTTGCTCGGCATATGTATTCCTTAGTGCTGTAGTGGGTCTTTCTGATGACTCAAGTATACCGGATACCGGCGCTATTGTCAAGTCACGTTTCGGTAACGCTACTCTTCGTAGTCGGGACTATCCAACACAATACAGGGAAGCGTATCGGTATCAGATACCTCAATAGACTTAAACTCGGACCACTCATCTAACAGATGAATGATGTACCCGCTGCCGGTGGGAAACATGGAATTAATGACGTACTCACTGCCACGGATAATTACCCTGTCCCCTACTTCAAGCGAATAGACTTCTATTCTATCAATGACCTTCATGCGCACCCCCCAAACAACGGGGTATAGAAATAGATGTGAATGTCTAGGGTTGACTTCCAGAGTGAAATCCAGTCCCCAAACTCATCCCCATCGACATAGCACAGGAAGTCGTTATCAGTGTAGACGATCCATTTGTCCTCGTCATCATCATAGGGCATTTCATAGACGTGTGCGTTCATCCGAACCACAGCGCCAAAAAGCCGGTAGCCATGAGAACGATGTTTTCCAACAGGAAGGGGGGAATTTTAATCTTCATTACTTATCCCTACTAAAACCGTTGTCGGTCTCATCAATAGTATCTTGGGCAAACCCAATGAGGCTTGCCTCAAACTTGCGTGCATGATGAGCACAGAATTGCAAGGGAAGACCCTTCTTGTTTGCCACCCGCACCCATGCTCGCTGAATACAACGGTCGCAACGGTCCATCAAGGAAAGGACAGGGGCAGGAGGGACAGGCTCATAATCGGCGTTGTCGATAAGAGTCTGAACAGGACTTCCCATTAGATTTCTCCTCTCAGAATAGCAGCCTTGATATAGTTAAGGTCAGAGGTATTGTCATAGGTATACTCAAGGATTTGATTGAGCACGCTTGCCTCATCAGGAGTAACCATGAGGGTGGCATAGACAAATTCAGTATTCGGCATTACGGTGCTTGGCCTTCCTAGTATACTTGCTCTTATTACGATGGGGCTGGGCAGCATTGGACCGGCGAAGGTCCTGCCAATACTGCACTTCCTCACGGGTCTTCTTTCTTGTTTTCATCATGGTAATACTTTACCACACTTTTCGTTGGATGGGAAGAGGCAAAACGGACATTGGAGTGTGATGATTGTCACATTGGACCGCGCCCCGCCTCAGATTTTTACCCTACAGCACTCAACGCATCAGCAATATCATACTTGACATTCTTTAATCCGATAGTCACAGTCTCTATGCGATCCTCTGCGTTCTCATTCACAAATGCAAGACTCTCAAGACTGTCAATGATCTTGTTGACCTCATTTGCCGCACGGTAGAGAGCGTGACGCATAGCAAACTGAGTCTCAGTAAGTTCCTTGTTAGACTTCACCGGAAATCACTATTTCCTTTCATCGTTCCAGCGCTGGATGCAACTCTTGCACCTACGCCTACCATCTACATATTTTGTGTTCTCGTCATTGTATGGGTGCCCCCACTTGCAATGGGTCTTGGCTTGGTTGGCGTGTCGGCCCTTGGACACCATATCTCCAACGTTGTCAGCAGGAGAGCCTGCTCGCAAGTGCCGTGGATTCACACAGGAACGATTATCACACAGGTGCATAACAACATCGGGCCACTCTCCATAAGTCAGGAAATATGAGAGTCTGTGTGCCTTCCAATAGTTGTATTGTCCATACCCGCCGGGATTGACATACCCTGACCACTCCCAACATTCATCGGGAGCCCCCATGACTACCCTCGCCCAGAACCGGGCAGGAGCCTTAGAATACATCTGAAACATCCAGAATCTCAAAGTCCTCAGGAGAAAACTCCTCACGACTACGAATGTAGTCTAGGGCAGCATCCCTATTGGGGAAGGACCGCTGAAAGACGTTCAGGTAGTAAACTCTATACTGACTCATTGTTCTCACTTTCATAGTTCATCTTAGAAGGCTTACGACAGTAGGAGCACACCCACTGTCCACTATTGGGGTCAAGTGTCCATCCATCCTTGGCACTATGACCCTTCGTACTACCCTCACACCACGCTGTCATCGGCTTTGCAGCCTTGTAGTGATAGTATCAATGAGAGCGGAACAGCGCTGCTCAATTTCTTTGAGGTACTCCACCGCCTCCTCATCTTCACTGCACGTTCCCATGAGGTCCACAGCATTTTCCATACGGTCGTTCAGGGTGTCTGCAATGAAGTGCCAGACATCCTCCCGAAACTGAATACTCACGGGCAAGGCGGGGGACCTTCCAATAATCTCGTAGTCATCAAATGTGGTGCCGTCGCCAGCCAACTCAACACGGCTGTTAATCTTCTCAACAGCATCCTCCCATGAGCGGGTAGAGAATACAGGGCGACCTAGGAAGTGAACCTCATAACTCATGCGAGTGTCCCCACAAACTCTACGTCAACCAACTTGGTTGCAATGGAAGGATGCACACCCTTGATAACGTCAGCCACGTCATGCAGGTCGTTCTCTTGGATAATGGTTCGATCCTGATTGTTAAATCGGTAAGTGATAACCCAGACGTTCATTGTGTAACCTTTCGTTGTTTCTTGGTTTTATTCTAGCAGGGGGGTCTGACATTGGAGGCTTGGAAATGCTATCAAATCGGACAGGTTGTATAACGAGATGGTAACAGAGTTATCCACAGATTTCCCAAGTTATCCACAGGTGAAAAGTTGTTTAGTACCAACAACTTTCGGCCCTCACCATGGACTACGCCCATAGCCAATAACCGTTATATCCCAACGCTTTTGGACTGCCCCATTCTCAGCCATGAATGCATCAATGAGTTCATCAGGCACATAGCCATAGACAGAAGTGCCACCAATGCTACCGTCGTGGTAGTCAGCGAACGGCTCAATGGGATCGCATACCCATTTGCCATTGAGGAAGAAAGCAATCTCACTAGAGATACCCTTGCGGCACATATGGTATTCGCTGTTCTGCACACTGATCTCATCAGCCTGCGGGTGAACGATAGTGTAAGTAGGCATTTATGCTCCAATCGCATTGTGAATGACAGCGCCATTCTCTACGGAAATGGTCAGGGTATTGACGTAGGTATCGCCATTCCAAATCTCAATGTCGATAGTCTGGTCAGTATCGAATGACCACACCTTAGCGGTGATGGTATCGACTACTGCCTCTGCGAAATCATGCTTGGTAATCATTGTGTTTCCTTTCTACCAGCGTCCGAATGACTTGACAGGCTCACGATCCCCAAGAGCGGAGCGGAGTTCGATAGAGCCGCAATCCCGCATGGAGACTGGCGTACCGTCAATCTCAACCCAGAAACGACCCTGACGGTGCTTAGGCATCCAAGTGACGATGCCCTCCATTCCACCAGAAGTGAAAACGTGGTCGCCAACCATGAGGTCGGTAGTGCAAATGCGGATCATTTTCTTACCTTTCTTGTTTCTTTCTATACCCTCATCCTAGCAGAGGGGTCTGACATTTAGTTCGGGGGAATCGGGTGATATCGGACACCCAATCAGAACCGTTACCTAACCGTTACTTTCGGTTGAGGTAGCCCTTGTGAGGGCAATCACGACGGTCATGGCGACTGTCGCAACCAGAGCAGAGAATCTGAGTCATTGTCTTTCCTTTCTTTCTATGCCATCAGTCTAGCAGGGGGGTCTGACATTCTTGGCCTCAGAATGTGTGCAAAACGGACACACGCAGAAAAAAGTTTATGTGATGAATCTCACAGGACGGGCCGCGCCCCGACCCTCAGGAGTTGTTTAATCCCAACACTTATTCTCCCCAGAAGTCGTCAAGCAGTACCCGGCAGTCGTTGCACAGGTGTCGTTCGGTGCGAGTGTTGGCAACAATTCCAAGCGCAACAGTCTCTACCTGCATCCAGCCAACAGCATCGCAACTGTTGGGACTCACTGTTGTCTCGCACACGTTGCAAGTGATCCAGTCTATACGCTCATGCCACCTCACAAAATATCCTCTTCCTCTTCGCACTCACCTTCAATAGTCAGGTCGGGGTACTCATAGCCTTCACCGAGGTAGTAGCAGTAGTAGTCGAATGCTGATTCGCAGAATGCGGTCTCAACCAAAACCCCATCACGCTTGCTAACGATGCTATGCATGACTAGAACGGTGCCTTCCAGTATTCCTTGCCGTCTACGACAACGTAGTCAGCGTCCTCAATGGGCATGAGTGGCTTAGTCTTGGTCGGCTCATCAATGAGAGTAGTGAAGTGCTTGACGTTGGCGGTAGGGACATAGATGATGTCCATATCCTTATTGTCTACCTCCCAAGAGATGTAGGCAGCCTTGACGATCAGGCTATCCTCCACAACGTGAGCATAGACGCCTGCGGTACCGTCCTGAAAGAAAATCTGAATACGCATTGTGTGAATCCTTACTTGTGAGAAGAGCAGTGAGCGTGCCCATGCGAGCACTCGAAATAACCGAAGTCGATATCCTCATCCTCAAGCATGAGGGAGGCATAGACGTTTTCCTCTTCCTGACGGGCGAGGACGTATGAACATTCATTGTCCATATACTCCCATGAAGAGCCACAGCAGCAGCCGCCCTCATTGAAGTCAAAGTGATGAGAAATGTTAGACATTAGCGTCCATCCAATCCCACACGTCAGCGATGACGTGCGTGTTGCGAGTGAGTGAAGAGCAAGTACCCATGTAGGTTGCAGAGAAGCGGCGGGACTCCTCAACGTGATCGGCGTAAACCTCAACGTCATACTCCCCATCAGAGTACGGGCCGAACACAAAAAGCGTGAACGGCAGCCGACCGAGAGCGGTGTCGTGATAGATATGGAAGGTTGGGAGGGTCATTGTATAGCCTTTCGTTTGTTTCTTAGTTTCATTGTAGCAGGGGGGTCTGACATTCAGACAGGCGAATGTCCGTTATGTCGCATTTCGCCTAGTGTGACAAGAATCACAATGGGGGTCTGACAGTCGGAACTTGTACGACCCATGGCGGGGACGGACAATGAAAGTAAAGGTAGTGCCATACATGGTGAATGACTCCACACGGTACTGAGTATGCTCACGCCCATGGCGGCTAGATGCCTTGAGGACACGGTAGTTCTTACGCATTACCGTCCATCCCCCACATCTGCTCCCAATAGTCCTCATCCTCGAAGTCATCCCAAGCCTCACGGCTCTGAATGATGAGTTCGCACTCAGGCAGATCGAAGATATCAATGTCTGTGGTGATGCGACCACAGGCGCTCTTGACTGTGACGAAGGTTGACATTCCTTGTCCTTTCTCTTGATCGAAGTCTAGCAGAGGGGTCTGACAGTCACCGTGACCGATGGGCACGATTGCGTTCATTCTTGCATAGGCGACAGGTCTTGTCCCCACGCTTGTTGTGATACCAGTTCTCAGGCATCCATTCATGGCCCCGCACACAATGGGTCTTGTTCTGCCATGCAGCACGGCCACGGGTGATCATGTCGGCGGTATTGCTCAGATTGGACCCCTCCTGCAAGTGACTAGGGCGAACGCATCCACGATTGTCGCAGGTATGACGAACAAGGGTAGGCATCTCCCCATAGTAGAGAGCATAGACAAGCCTATGCGCTCTATAGGTTTCGCCATTCATCTTGATCCTTCCATATCCTGAAACAAACTTAGATCCAGTCCACTCCCAGCAATCGCCAGAGGTGTCTACCTTGTCCAGAATGGTGCTAATGTCCATAGTGACCATTATACCATCCTTTAGACAAGTTCGGGCACAAGCGAAAGAAGACTGCCCTCCTCGCCCAATGTTTCTACGTTTGCAACCCTGCCATAGAAACACACATGGTCAGTAGGGTCACCAGCGGTAACCACACGAACAGACTTACCAGAGGTAAGATGGACCAAGTAAACGAACATTGTCTAACCTTTCTTTCTACCCTTAGGGTACCACAGGTAGGTGCCAGCCCCTATTGAAGATTTGATGAGCGGAACCAACGGGGATCGAACCCGTGTTACCACCGTGACAGGGTGGCGTGTTAACCTCTACACTATGATTCCTTGGCTGGCATGGGAGGATTCGAACCTCCAACCTTTCGATTAACAGTCGAACGCACTGCCGTTGTGCTACATGCCACAGAGTTGGGGTACATGGATTCGAACCATGAATGACAACGTATCAGATTGTAGTGATGACCTTTTCACTATACCCCATGGAGAGCCTAGAGAAGGAATCGAACCCTCAACCAACGCATTACAAGTGCGCCGTTCTACCATTGAACTACCTAGGCAAGAGTGGAGATACAGGGATTTGAACCCCGAACGATTGCTTGCAAAGCAACTGTGATACCTTTTCACCATATCCCCGTCGTCTGGGCCGCTAGTGGGGGCACAGGGAATCGAACCCCGATCTGCTGATTAAGAGTCAGCGGTTTTACCGTTAGACTATACCCCCGAAGTGTGTGTGGTAGGAATATTCTCAGGCTTCCCTACCTTCCCGGTGACTGGCCTATCCCTTGCGGGTGCTACTGAGAGCCGGGGGTTCAAGGGGATTACTATAGGCATTGGTGGCGAGAACCTCATTTAACATTGAACGTGTCACTATTTGTACCTACTACCCTTGTGTTTTGGGGTTTCGGGGACTAGGCTAACCCGGTCTAACCGGAGCGTTCGTTCCACCCTTCTGAGTACCATTGCCACTACGGCTTTCCTCAGTTTTCCCAAGTTTGTGAGCGGATTCTTACCGCTTTCAGATTTCGGTCTGTGCGTGCCTAGCGTTTCTAGTTTCGACTGGCGCATCCTGTGCTTTCCAATTCCCAACTAGTGCTTCGGGGCTTTCAGACTCCCAATCTGCGCTTCCTAGCGCTTCTGGATACTCTCTATTTTCTTATGTCTTAAGAGTACCACACTTTGGTCTGGTTTGCAAGTCCTGAGGCTTATTTGCTGTGTGAGGCTCATCACATTTTCTGTGCTTACTTGCTCACGCAGGCTCATCCTTGACCTTGCTCACTCTCTATTTTCTTATACCTTAAGGTTACCACGGATGGGGGCAGAAAGCAAGTTGAAAATGCATACAAAACGGACAACTTTATGTGATGTGTGTCACAACGGGTCGCGGCCCCCGTTAATATTCCTGACTATACACCTGCTCAGCAATATCCTTGTATTCAGCCTTCATTAGATACCCCTGCTCAATAAGCATATCCAGAGCGCTCAGTACCATTTCCCATGATCCACGAGGCATCTCTACTCTAACCACAATATCTTCCTTCTCCATACCCTTGCGGAATCAGCGTAACGAAACCATCGTTGGCATCGTCATTAGTAAAAACAGCGTTGATAAAGCGTAGGCCGCATGACTCGTCATACCAGTCTACGATATCCTTGAGGTTGGGAGCATATGTCTCATAGTCCCATTCCTCCATTTGCCTAACCTGCTCATCATCCATAGACAGGTAGATTTTATGACAACCGTCAAAATGCATACCCTTCGCATTACGGAGCATTTGCTCTACCAGCCACCAGCGGTCATCCATTGTATTCCTCCATTGCCTGAGTGTATGAGAAGTCTATTACCTCATACTCTCTAATAGCCCCATCATTGCTATTGTATGTCTGAATGAATAGTGGGCGGCAGTCAAGGCATCCCGCTACTCCACACCCGCCGATTAGTGTGCGTTCGATAGTCATTAGTAGTACCGTCCTTCATTCATCATTTCATCGGTAGGGTAGTGGTAAATAGGATGGGCGCAAAGCCATGCAGACATGCCATGCTCGCAGATATCCTCCTCAGGATCGGGAGGATATTCCATATTATCCATTTGATATGCCCCCAATAGTCCACGGTAGTCATTATCTACAGACTCACAAGGGAATTCGTCAGTAATCATTAGAATACACTCCCACACACGAGACAGATAGCCTTATACCTAGGTTCGATATCCTCGCAGCCGATACACGGCTCCCACGGTAGGTCGGGGAAATACTTATAGACAAATTCTTCGACAGCCCTCTGGCCCTTATCTTGATAGATAGCGTAGCAAACGTCATCCAGACCGATAGTGTCATCCATGATTATTTTCCTTATTTCTTTGATCGTGAGAATGAGATATTGGCCTTATTATCAACGCATAGACGGCAGACACTACAGGCGCTACCCTCGGTGCTAATAAGGGGAATTTGCTTACGCTGCTCAGGACAGATAGCACCGGGCCTGCCGGTAATATCCTTGACAGCCGCCTGACTTTCTGCAAAAGTCTCAGCAACGAAAGCGACCTTAATTCCATAAGTACGGTAGAGCATATCTGCTACCGGCTTATTATTGGGGTCGCCACTAAAGTAAAGCGACAGATTAGGCAGATTAGCCTTGTGCAGCCTGACGGCAGCATTAGCATTACGGGTATAGACCCAGAATTGGATATGCGGGTACAGGATGATAATGTTAATCCATGCCTCAATATAGGTTTCAGAGAAAAAGTCCCCGTCCCAATGGATGCGATAAATACGCTCAGAGCCCTTTTTCTCAGACTTAGTATCGAATTCCCAGATAAGGGCGTTCAGCATATCGAAAGTGTCGATAAGGTTGGCATCCTTAAGGGCATTGTAATTGTGGAGCATGGCAGCCCCGACACCCTTAAAAAGGTTTTCCAATTTGCCAGCGTAGCAAATTAGTTCGCAATATTCGGTAGCACCGACGCAGGAATAGTCAATTCCATTGGCAAGGCCCATAGTATTTGAGAAAGCGGCCTGCTTTCCATTTTTAGTAACGCAGGAAGCCACTTTCCGGTCATTAGAAGCGGCTAGGACGGGGAGCATTGTTTTCGTAGTCATAGGTGTAACTATACAGGATAATATGGGTATGGTCAAGGGGCAAAACGGACATTGGCGTGTGAGTAATATCACAGGGGGCGCGGCCCCGGCAGGGTAGTCAGGAGGGTAGTGTAGCAAGGTAGCAGGTAACAAGGTCATAGGGTACAAGGGTGTAGAACACAGAGTGTCCATGGTCCCTTACCACTACAGCCTCATGGTCAGCGAAGAAGGGCACAAGGGTAGCGCTAGCACGGTCATGCTTAAAGAACACAACGGTACAGTTGCGAGGGTAGTTGTATACCTGAAACGACGTATGCTCATCCCCCTCTGGGAGGTAGTGCTGTACCCTACCTACCCTAGTAGTCATATCCACCACAGCACCACATGCAGCCTTCCTTGTGGTCATCCTCATCCTGTACCTTCTCTTCTTCAATGTCAAGGTAGTCCATGATTCCATCAGTAATGGAGTAGTACCTATCCTTGCGATGACGGATTTCGTTAGTCCATTCTCCATCACCCTTGTACCGTCGCCATGCTACGTCGGTATGCCAGTTAATGTGTGCCTCACCATGCTTGTCCTTGACGTATGCTATCTGCACACGGGCAGGGCGAGTCTTATCAGTCTTGCTCATACTAGTCCTCCCATGAGGGTACTACGGTAGTGGGGATACCATGCTCTGCCCAGAGGGCCAGCACAGCAGGGTTGTCATCAATGGCATGGATCACATCGTACTCCTGCTGTATGCGGTGGAGTATGTCACTCTTGACATCGTAGTCAGGGCGACCGTCCTTGTCCCCTCGCATGAGCATGAGGTCTGACGGTACACCATGAAGGGCGAGCCACCATGCTGTTGCATGACGGTACATAGCACGCCTAGCAGTAACGATGATGATGGTAGTACCTAGCATGTGTGCCCTATGCACCTGATCCACCACATGGGCATGAGCAGGCACGTTGACGCTCTCACTATGAAAGGCATGGAAGTCCTTGTGCCACCCCTTAGGCTTGGGGGTAGGGGGAAGGATGTAGTGCCTGATACCACTCACATCGGCAAGGGTACCGTCCATATCAACGATCATAGCCTGTCTCTTACTCATAGTCTAAGACTACAGCATGGAGAGGGATAAGTCAAGTTGTGATGGTGTGATGATTGTCACAGACAATATAGGCGCACTAAACGCTGACGCATAAAGGACAAATAGGACGTATCGTACAAATAGTCTCAAAATTAAAGTTTGTCGATATTAATAAACAAAATAGTGAGAAGTAATAAAAATAGTGTGATATAATGGGTATATGATAACATGCACCCGATGCAAGAAGACAAAGGCACCGAACGATTTCTACAAGAATAGGAATAACAGCACCGGGTTTCACTCTTGGTGTAGAGAATGTGTGTCCGACAACTACTATGAGCGTAAGGGGGCGGGGAGGGATAGGAAAAAGAGAAACTATCCTGTTGGCGGCGAGAAGAAGTGCCCATTGTGTGAGAAGAACAAGCCCCTGTCAGAATATCCTAAAAACAATAACTATTGCTCTTCGTGCAAGAAAGACTACGATAGGAAGATAAAGACTTCTCGTAGATGGAATATATCAATAGATACGATAAACGATATGTATTCTCATGGATGCGCTGTATGCGGGAAGACGGAGGGGAGAATGTGCATTGACCATGACCATGCGTGCTGTCCGGGCCAAGGCTCGTGTGGCAAATGTGTGAGGGGAGTGCTATGCACAAAATGCAATGCAGCACTTGGAATGGTAGATGACAGCATTGAGAGACTGCAAGCGCTTATCGCTTACTTGGAAATACAAAAATTTTAAACTTTGCCACGGGCGGCCTGTACACGGGCAGTGCTCTGGGTATACGTGTTGACAACCCTGACATCAGGGTGACGTGGTACCCCACCCGCTTCTACATCCTGAGGAACCCGACGGTCAACACCATCGTGACTGTCGTCGAATTTGAGTGCGAGGTCCGATGAAACTTCCCAGATGGAAGTGGAGTGCCCGTAGTCATGCACCGCAGTGCCACCAAGCGTGGACTGGCAGTAAGCATTCAGGCACCGTAAAGTCCAAGTTAAAAGTTATGCGCATGACCCCTTTTAGGTAGTTTCAACTACACTTTTAGGGGTTTTTGTGCTACACTATGCTTATGAGAAAACTACTTATGACGATAGCCCATCCCCCAGCGCTACCCCTTCTCCAAGTGCTACATTGACGTACATGGGGCGAAGCGTGTTGCGATGCTTGCTCCCTACCAGATAGGCACACTTTAATAACAGAAGCATAACATTCAGTCATTTACAAAAGTTTGACCGGACAAAGTTTAGCCAATAAGCGCTTACATCTTGTGTTTTCCGTCACACAGGTGCTATAATGATGCTTGTTATATAACATGGTAGGGCTAAGGTAAGCAGGGAACATGAGTGCTCTTAGCCCTACCACTACAAAGACTCTACCTAAATAAACGAAACTACATCCCTCTCCTGATATTTATACAGTAAAGAGACTACCGAACGTAGTGAGGTAGTAAATGATACAGCCACAATTGCTTGCCTTGCGAGCATAGTATAGAATGAAGCATATGAAACTTGGAATGAACATCACGCTAGACAATGCAAACCCCGATGTGGATGTTGTGCGCCTCTGGGATGTAGGCGTTCATTGGGGCGCTATTCACACTGCTCCCGGCGTATTCAACTGGGACAGGCTGGACAGGCTTGTCGCGTTCTATAGTGGGAAGAAAATAGTCTATGTCGTGTCTGGCACTCCTGCGTGGGCAGCACACAACCCCCATACCACCACCGCAGCACCGTGGCTCGGGCCGGGTAGTAACAGTATGCCTTCCAAACTTACCCACTTCACCGCCTTCATGGACGCACTCGTCACACGCTACCATGGGCGCATCTGGTGCTATGAGATAGGAAACGAGCCACAACTCGCAGAGTTCATGGACCCTGCCGAATGGAAGGCACACGGCCCCAACATTCTTGCGATAATGACCGTGCTCGCTGCCTCTTCCATCAAGGCTATCGACCCGTCGGCGCAGATCATCTCTGCGTCAGTCCTCCCCCGTGCATCAAGCGGCGGGATGCGCAAGGCGATGAAGTTGCTTGCGGCATTCAAGAACCATAAAGTAGATAACGTTGTTGATGGTTATGCTGTTCATCTCTACCCAAGGAAGGCGATAAAGGAAACCTTCTCAATGCTCATCAGAGACACGCAGGCGGCATTTGTAAATAGTGGGCTCCATCACCACCCACTATGGGTTACGGAGGCTCTGCCTGCCCTTCTAGAAGCAGGAGGGGCTATTGGTGACCTCACCGGGGTCTATAAGACGATAAATCAGACATCACATTCATCCTTCCCCATTCAGGAATGGATGTGGTACGCCTACAACAGACCAGACCTCAAGGGTATTACTGTCACCGATGAAGTCATCGGTATCCTTCGTGGTATAATGTAACCATACTTATAGGGAGTGAAAATGCATGAAACTACCAACGAGCGCACACGTATGGCTAGGAATGGCTCTATTGACAGGAATGCTGTTCTTGGGCGTCGGCGGGGCCATTGCAGCGATAGAAGGAAATGGACCTACTGACGGGATGATTACTGCCGTCAGCACGCTTCTCTCTACCCTCGCTGGTGGTCTTATCGGTGGGGCAGCAGGGTATCAAGCAGGAAAGAACAACAAGGAGGAATAATGAGTTTTCCAGTAATCCACAACTTCGACCATTATTACAAGGACACACTAGAGTTTCTCCTTGTCCCCCGTAACCGGGACGGTAGTCTATTTGACCTTACGGACTTTGAGGCAACTGCCAATATTGCAAGTGATCGCAGAGGACCAGACAACCCAACTGCTGCACCGGACCTCACACCGCAGAAAGCGGAGATAAGAAATGGAAAGGTCGCTGTTGCTTTTGATACTATCAACCTAGATCAGCCTGAGGACTGGACTACTCCTTGGGTCTACGATGTCCAGATAAAGACAAAGGTAGGTGTGTCTCCACCAAGGACGCACACCCTCATCACAGGAAACCTCAGCGTGATGGGTGATGTGTCCCCATGATGACCATTGACGTTATCGTGGAAGATTCTCAACTCCTTGTACTCGCAGGGCCACAGGTCATTGAACTACAAACCGATGTTGGACCTACTGGCAGACGAGGAAGCCTTATCTTCATGGGAGCGGGGACTCCTTCTAACGCTACTCTGCCTCCCAACCAAACCATCCAAGAGTACGACGCATACATCGACACTTCTACCAAGAAGATGTTTCAGTTTGAAGTCAAAGCAGGCGGCGGTACATGGGTAGAAAAGATGGACCTTACAACTACCGTCGTAGGTGGTGGATCAGGAGGGTCATCGCTACATCCTTCTCCATCACCGTCTGTCGGTGTGGGGCCGGAAGGCACTGTTCTTGCTACTATCGGAGGCGTAGCCAAATGGGTGCCTCTGTCGCAGGTAGGTACTTCTTGACGTGGTATAATAACACTATCACACTTGGAGGAAACCCGCTATGACTACACCACTACCCGACGCACCATGGGAAGATACTTACTACTGGGATGGGGTTACTTGGTGGAAGGCGTCGTGGGGACAGCGACCAACCCCCTATGCTGTTGTTGGTCCCACCGGACCCAAGGGTGATAAAGGCGATACAGGTTTACAAGGCCCACCCGGTAGTGCTCTTCATGCTAGTGGAGTTGTGCCTACATCTTCCTACCTTCATCAGACTCGTCCACTGGATACTCTCATCACCCAGAATGATGGTCATGTATGGGTGTATCAACCGAATAGCCGTAGTGCCTACCAGAACACTCACATAAAAGGCCAGCATTTCCTCCCCGATATTGCCAACCCCAACTTCGATGGTTCTCAGCCAGTAGACCCAACAAACAACCCCAAGACTATCCCTGATCCCCGCATCGGATGGGTAGACCTAGGTGCCATGACTGGCCCACAGGGTCTCACTGGTCCTCCCGGCAGGACAGTCTCCATCGCCTTCGAATACGATGGAGCGAGCGTCGTTGACTACGTTGACGCCAAGGCAGACCCCGGACGCTATCAGCCCCTCAGGGACTGGTCACTTCCCACTCCCAAGGACCCCAACGGAGTTCCCTATGATGAGGTGTGGATTCTTCCCATGGTCGCCGGTCCAGAAGGGCCAGAAGGACCTGTAGGACCCGAAGGACCTCAGGGTAGAGATGTAGACATCCCCAACCCGCAGAAGGGCTACATTATCACCAACAGGGACGGAAGCCTATCCGCAGAGTGGGTAGACCCAGCAGACATTCAGTGGGTAAGGAACGATGCCACCCATCCTCTCAAGGACGGAGATGTCCCAGTTTACGATGTCGCTGCTGGATTCTCACAGAACTACTGGGTAGGCAAGACTCCTACACTCGCAGGAGACTTGTCCGGTGACGCTTTCCTCAGGGACGTTATTCCTAATTCCAGCCTAAAAAATGGAGACATCGTAAAGTACGACACTCTCTCATCCTTATTCATTATCGATTCTCAGAGCCTAGTTGAGCACAGCGACGTGGTTCTTGGAAAGCCCCTCAACAAGGGGGAGACACTTACTTGGGCTGTTGACCCAGATGGGACACACGGACGTTGGGAGAACCAAATGTCTGGTGTCTCCACAAAGTACGTCGATGACGCAGTAAGCGCAGCCGTTCTTGGTCTATCTCATGGTGTTTCAGTAAAGTCCTATCGCTCCACTCCACCTACTTCCCCCGCAGAGGGTGATGTCTACATCATCAAGCCGGGAGATACTACCAATCCTGTTACAGGTGACTGGGTAGGGCATGAGAATGCTCTTGCTGTGTGGCATGTTGTAGGAGCAAAGGGGTCGTGGACATTTGACCCTGCTACCTCCGCAACCAAGCCAAAGGAAGGTCAGTCCCATCTAGTAGAAGACACCTACATGCTTATGGCATGGAGCGACAACTCAGATGGTAAGGGCACTGGTGCGTGGGTAAAGGCAGCACTCGCATCCACAAGTGGCGGCGGCAGTTATGGTGTAGGCGAAATCGCCATGTTCCCCAAATCAGCAGGACTACCATCCTCCTACCTTGTATGCGACGGCTCTACCTTTGATATCACAACTTACAAAGAACTCTATGAGTTTCTGGGGAACAGTAATGTCCTACCAGACCTTCGGGGTAAGTTTGTAAGAGGTTGGACTTCCACCCGTCTACCCTTGACAGCAGAAGCACAGGCAACTGCCAAGCCTACTACTGGTCTTGCGAGGGGTAGTGTGATTGCAGAAGAGGATGCTGCTCGCAACCCTTCTGTTACTATTGCTGGCGAAGCAGGACACACTCACGGGTTCCACACAAATGATGATGGAAACCACAACCATAGCATAACCATAGACCAGCAGGGCTCCCACGTCCATGTTCAACTTCTGGGTGCGCACGACGGCAACACAAACTTCACCTCTTGGGGGAGGGCGTCGGCAGCCCCCAACCCAATCAAGTGGTACGCCCCCGGTGGCAACATGGAAGCAGCCGGTGATCATAGTCATACCGCCACCGCTGGACACCCCGGTCACCACTCACACGCAGGCACTACAAATGCTGGTGCTTCTCACACTCACACAGCAACGGTAGGCAACCACTGGCATAATGTTGACTTCCGTGCTGACTGGGATGATGAAACTCGTCCTGCTAACATAGCAGTTGTCTACGCCATTAGAGCGTTCCCCATTGCCTCAGGCGCAGTAGGAAGGCAAGGTGTTCAGGGGCCCAAGGGTGACAAGGGCGACAAGGGAGATACAGGACCAATAGGAAAGGGACTGCAAATAAACACCACCGTGAAGGACAAGACCGTCCTACCATCTCCTCCACAGGCAAACCCAATGGATATGATCCTTACCCTTGACACAAAGCATCTATGGATTTATGACCCAACCAATCCCAAGGCAGAAACCACAACTGGTCCCGGTAAGGCAACTATTGGATGGGCCGACCTCGGAGCACTTGGTAGTGAGGTCATAAGTGGTGGAACGATGGTCGGCGCTATTGCCTACTTCCCCGCTACTGCTATGCCCAAGGGATGGTTGATGTGTAATGGACAGCAGTTTAGTGCTGCTGACTACCCAGAACTCGCCAAGTATTTCAAGGATGCAGGCATTCACCCAGTCGATCGCACACCAGACCTACGAGGTCAGTTTGTCAGGGTACTGAGTGCAGGACATATTCCATTAGAGATGGTGCAGTTCTCCACCGCCATTCCCAAGACACTCTTTACCTTTACTAACACTCTTGCTGCGACAGCAGAAGCGGCAGGCAACCACAATCACAGCACGAATACCTCTGCTGGTGGTGACCATACTCATAATACTGATAGGCCGGGAAACCACTCCCACGCAGCGACGGTAGATAGTCAAGGAGCACATACTCACGGCTACAACCATGTCAACCTACACGACCATAACTGGAAGGGTGGAGGTGGATGGTCTGCTGATGCTACGGCAATAGGGCCATACGCAAACACTACCACTTCGGCAGGAGGACATACCCACAACATTACTGTCCCTGATAATGGAAACCATACTCACACAGCACTATCAAGTGGAAACCATTCCCATACTATTACCGCAGAAGCAGCACATACTCATACCATTACTGGTACGGTTACGACAGTTATGGGTGGTGGAGATACTGAAACTGCTCCCCAGCACATCTACCTTGTAGCAGCCATTTGTGGCAAGGATAGCGGCCTTATGGGTGAGGCAGGGCCACCCGGACCAGCAGGCCCACCCGGTCAGACGCTTGTAGCAAAGGGCGTAGTAGCGACAGTAGCAGACTTGAAGAAGATCGCCTCTCCTGTTGCCATGGACGCTCACCTTGTCCAAGACACCGGAGACCTATGGGTCTACGAGCCAAACGTTACTCCCGCAAGCACCGTAGCACCGGGATGGGTCAATATGGGGCACATCCAAGGGCCAAAGGGCGATCAGGGCGTCGGACTTCCTACAGGCGGTCTACCCGGTCAGATAGTCTCCAAGACAGCAACATCAACGGCGTGGATTGACAACGACCCACTACCCAAGGGCACAACACAGGGAGATTCACTTGTGTGGAACGCCACCACCAATAAGTGGGAAGTGGGCGCACCAGCAGGCAAGTGGCAGGAAGAGCAGACAGAGTACAGAGGTGTAGGTGCCTTTGCTCCTGCCAATATCAACAACAAGGCAAACAACTATGGAATGCCTGCCGGTACTCTTCCTGATCCGAAGGTAGAGAAGCCAAAGGCAGGAGACCTTTACATTAATACCGGCGCTCCCGCAGAGATAGTCTACTTCTCAGAGACCAACACCGGCCTTTCCTACTACACAGAGACTCGTGAGATAGGTGCCACCGCCAAACTTCCGCAGGTATTGGGAACAAAGGACGGTAAGAAGTGGGAAGCAATAGACTCCCCACAGGTCCTCACTATTGCTGATGTCAAGGCAGAGATAGACAAGAGCGTGTCTGGTTTGACTCACGGCCTTGCTGTCATCGACATTACCAATAACCCACCAGCAACACAGACACTTGAAGACCTCTACATCGTAGGCTCATCCCCCATCGGTGCGTGGTTAGGACAGGCAAACCAACTCGCACACTGGGACGGTGCGAAGTGGGTCTTCACAGCACCAGTCAAGGGAGAAACCCATCTCAACGACAACGGTAATGAGAACTGGACTTGGAATGGTACTGCTTGGGTCAAGGTTTCCAACGGTATCGTAGCAAAGGTAGGCGCTGGCTCTATGATAGGAGCAGTAGCATTCTTCCCTGTTACTTCCCTGCCTAATGGATGGTTGGAGTGCAACGGACAGACATTCAGCGCTACTACCTACCCCGAACTCGCAAAACTCTTTTCCTCGCTTACTGTTCCTGACTTGCGAGGCCAGTTCATCCGGGCAAAAAATGTAAGTCAGACTGCCCTTACCAAGGTTGCAGGGTCTACGGCAAAGCCTACTGTGGGTCTTTCTACTGGGTCGGTGTTCGCTTCGGCTGGTGTTCATTCGCAGCACGGTCACACGGCTGCGGTGACAGACTCGCAGGGCGGGCATCGGCACATTGAAGGTGGCACGCACTGGCACCTGAGTGACATGCCTTGGGGCGGTGTCAATGCAACCGACGGTGTATCTGGGCCACTCCCACATGAGTCAGGCTGGCGGCATCCGTATACCGGCAGCGCTGGCGAGCACACTCACTCCATCACCGTGACGGCTGGCGGTGACCATTGGCACGACGTAGAGTTCCGTGCTGCTTGGGACAGCGAAACTGCACCACAGCACATCCTTATGGTTGCTGCTATCTGTGCCATGGATATGGGAACAGAAGGTCAGAGAGGACAGACAGGGCCCCAAGGGACACCCGGACTTAACGGTCAGAAGGGTGATAAGGGTGATAAGGGTGATGCTGGCGAGACACTTAAGGTTTCTGGTGCTGTAATAAACAAAGCAGGACTCCCTGCTACTCCATCACCACTTACCGTGCTTATCACGCAGGACGACTCGCATCTGTGGATTTACGATCCCACATCAAGCGCAGCAAGTGCAGTAGTACCTATTGGATGGGTAGATATGGGAAAGGTCCAAGGACCCGCTGGACCGCAGGGTATAGCAGGAGCGACCGGAACCATCACTATCTCCAAGGTAAAGCATCTTGCCTCTGGTGCTACTCCTACCGTCGTCAACACAGGAACGCCAGATGCGGCAGTTTTGGAAATAGGCATCCCCGAAGGCCAAACTGGGCCACCCGGTCCTGCCGGTCCAGCAGGCACAGCAGCAACCATCACTATCGGAACAGTCGCCACTCTTGCTCTACCCAGCGATCCTGCGACGGTAAGGAATAGTGGGACTGCCTCAGCAGCAATCCTTGACTTCGAACTCCCCAAGGGAGATAAGGGCGACACAGGAGCAGCAGGCAGGGATGGTGACGACGGATATACTGTTTGGAAGAAGGCACAACTTGCTCTCACTCCACCAGCAACCAATGTAGCACTATCAGACTACATGGATGCTATCAGGGGACCAAAGGGAGATGATGGCACTTCCATTACAATATGGAGGGGAACTCAGGCAGCGTTTGATGCGCTTGGTACTCAAAGCGCAACAACTCTCTACCTGATTGAAAAGCCATGAGCGTACTGAATGCTCCCAAGACTTTGCGTGCCTTCTATAACAGCAAGGAGTTGAGCCGTATCTATCTTGGTTCTGACCAGATATGGCCTGTTGTTGTTGTGACCAAAAAGGTAGCGACACCGTTCCTTGTGCCGTCGAACGAGTTGCAGGACTACCTCGAAGATGGCAGCGAGATGGTTCCGCTGATGGCTGGTGGACCGCCTGCGCTGGTCACGGACGGTACGGCGATCTTCGCGGTGGGCTTGCAGGGCAACGTTCCCGCGTTCGGCGCGAACGATGCTCGGGTGCACCTGAGGGCAGCGTCGGACGCTGGCACCTACTACCGGATGATGTGCTACAGCGACGATGACACGTGGGACAAGGTTATGAGTCCCGACGGCACGGTCAAGTCGTGGGGCCTAGACCGGGTGAAGAGCACGATCATCAAGGACATCGATCCCAATTCACCAGAAGCCCACTACGGCACGTACTTCGCGCTGACCCCGATCCACCCGTTCAAGTACGGGACGAACGCTGACGACAACTGGACCGACGGTAGTGGTCACGCACCGGAGTTCGGTGGCATCGTCCCCCCGAGGAAATACTGGGCGCAAGATCAGATCGACATTCAGGCTGTGACTAGTGACTCTGCCCCCACCGAAGCCGTTCACTTCATCGTCGTCATCTTTACCCTGACAGAGGCAAGTCCGTGATAGAGAACATCGTGGCAAGGATAAGAGCACAGATAAGCAACTACCTTATAGGCAAGTCCGACTATGAAGTAGGGTATGATAGAGGCTTGAAGAAGGCAATACAAATCATAGAAGAAGAAGAAGAAGATGTAACATGAGAGCACTTTATTTAGATGTAGTGAAGGAACGAGACACAATCTTCTTCGTTACCCCATGAGGCAACTCAAATAGTCATCTGGTATAATGATAGTTGCACAACCTATTAACAGGAGGCATTACTATGAGCGAGCAGCCAGTTCTTCACGTCGATGAGGATGGAAACGAATACGAGCCACTGCCCTTCGAAGACGGGCACGAGGAAGATAAGGATGAAGACAATGCGTGATGTAAAGTCAGCACTTGCGTGGATGCACGATCAGTCCCTACATGGAGGCCCAAAGTGGCAGCACAAATGCCAGTCCAGTGTGCGCAGCGCACTCGGTCTTCCTGCGTGGGCAACATCGGCTCGCAAGGCATATGAGATGACCCCGAAGTCAGAACTACACTACACCCCAGTATCCGAAGTACCAACAGGCGCAATATGTTATGGTCTTTTGAATACCACCTATGGTCATGCTTGGCTTGCGGCGGGTAATGGAATGGGATACTCCGTAGACTACAAGCGTAGAGGATATATTGACCTTTGCCCACTGTCTCTTCCAGCATGGACGAAGGACAATAAGGTCCACTGGTCTACATGGACTCCTATGGGTCATGTGAAGGTCGTAAAACCACGGTAGTCAATAACTCCTATGGTATAATAGGCAGTGACGTAAGTCAATAACTTATAGGAGTCATCACTATGGCACAGGCACCCATGAATGGGAACGTTGGTACCATTCCCTTCTCACAAAGAGGAAGCAATTTGTTTGAGAAGGAATATTACTGGGACGGCTATCGTTGGGTGCGTTATGGCATGACAATGCCTGCCCCCGGTAAGACCAGTGGTTCGGGGCTGTCTATCGTTCCCAGTTATGCTCGTGGAGATGCGCAGAAGGCAGCATCCCAACTGGCAGCATCGGTAGACGAAGGCTCCTTCCTTCTTGATGAAACAACAGGCGCTATATACCAGTCCAAGAACGGGGTAGCCATTCCTATTGGCTACATGGCCCCAGACGCATCAAGCACTCCTTCTGTTTCCGCACCAGCGCAAACGCTCTATGCTAAGTTAGACACAACAGGCAAGGTAGTAGGTGTTGAGTGGAAGCCAGCGACCGGCGCTGAGGGGAAGCGTGGACAGCCGGGGCCTAAGGGAGATAAAGGTGACAAGGGAGACAGGGGCTCAACTGGCGCTCAAGGAAAAATTGGAAGGACCGGACCACAGGGACCAAGAGGAACTGCTCTTTCTGTAAAGGCTAGCGTCAAAGAAGAGAAGGACTTGCCAACAAACGCACCAATCGATGAAATGCACTTGGTTACGTCCAATGGAACTTTCTGGGTCTTTGTTGGACTCAACGAGGTAGGAGAGAAAGACGTAAATGCAAATGGCTGGCTGAAACTTGGAGTAATCCAAGGGCCAGAAGGAGCAATGGGCGAGCCCGGTCAGGACGGACGTGACGGCAGGGACGGATACGACGGCAGGGACGGGGTAGATGGACCAAAGGGAGACACAGGCGACCGAGGCCAGTCTCCATATGAGGAATGGCGAGACAACCAAGCAGCGATGTCGCTTCCTGCTGGTTTCGGTGACTGGCTTGAGGCAATTCAGGGCGATCCGGGTCCAGTACCAGAGATGCTCATTGGAAATGTCAAGACCATTGACTATGCTGACTATGAAGATGGGACACGCTCACCAGAAGTTGTTATCGCATCTGGCGACGGTAGTCAGGCATTTCCATTCGAACTTGGCTTCACACTCGTCACAGGACCAGAAGGTCCAGTAGGTCCAGAAGGACCCCAAGGCGACAAGGGCGACTACTCAAACATAACAATAGACCCAGTAGTGGACACGCTACCACCACAAACGGATGCCACCGTTACTGTGACTGCTGCTGGCCCCGGAAATTCAGACGTAATTGTCAAGTTTGCTATTCCCCAAGGAGAGAAGGGCGATCAAGGAGACAGAGGTCCACAGGGTGATGCTGGTGTAAACGGTCTGGACGGTCGTGACGGCGCTCCCGGCCTTGATGGATTGGAAGGAGCAGACGGAGCAGACGGAACAGACGGTGTGGATGGAGTAGATGGAAAAGATGGTGTGTCACTCTACATTACAACAATAACAGGGAACATTCCTAATCCACTACCTGTCGCTGCCCCAAATCCATTAGGAGAGGTGCGTGTCTATGACAACGGCTCTATTGTGTGGGATGGTGCAAAGTGGGTAACCGGCCCAAACCTACGAGGACCCCAAGGCGTCAAGGGAGACACTGGACTCTTCACCATCAAGAGTGGTAAGGGAAAGCCAGTAGCAGCAACAACCACAGCAGTTCCCAACACTCTCTATGTAGACACCGACACGGGAGAGGTGTGGGAGGTAAAAAGCACAAATATTGGGGCAGGAACATCAAACTTGTGGGTAAGCACAAGCGTCAACCTCAAAGACCTTATTGGTCTTGCCCCCACAGCAGAAAATTCCATATACTACTCCGTAAAGGATGGGACTGGAACACCACAAAAATACAAGTTGGCAGAACTAACAGCGGGTACTGCTGGTCAAGTGCTTCGTGCTGATGCCAATAGAAAGCCAGAGTGGGCTAACCCAGATACCCTTCCTACACCAACAGCAGAAGGGCAGTTGCTTATAGCAAAAACCTCTGGCAGTAATATAGTGTGGGAGCCACTCGCCCCTGCACCAGCAATAGCATCAGGAGGAACAGAGGAATACGTCCTCACCTTTACAAGCACAGGGTACGGATGGAAGAGAATTAGCATGGGCGGCATCTAGTGCTTCCTATGGTATAATGAAGACAAATAAAACTCAAGGGGCAGGACAATGGCAGCGACATCAACAGCAGTAGCGGCAGGGAAGAAGAACGCAGGGAAGTCATTTATGATCCCCGCAGTAACAGATGACCTCAGCGTAGTACGGGCTCTCACAGACTTTGCAGCCGACCTTCCTGATCTTGTTCCTACCCCCGTAATGGCAACAGACAAGAACAGGGTTCTCAAGGTGAATGCCGCAGGCACTGCCTTTGGATGGGAAGCGGAATCCAAGGAACTTCCAGCACCCACAGCAGGCACGGTAGACGCAAATAAGGTGCTTGCTCTTGGAACAGACGGGCAGACAGCAGAATGGAAGGCAATTACAGACATCACTGAACTCAAGCCTGCCGTCGCAAACGCTGCCGCACTTCCCGCAACAAGCAACAACTACGGAGACATTCGCGTCACACTTGACTCTGGGAGAATGCACATCTGGGTAAAGGGAGTTCCTGACAGTTGGGATGATATCGGTCCAGCCGCCGCAGGCGGTGCAACAGTAGCAACAACAGAGGTTCCTCTCGCCCCTGCTGCTGTCGCCAAGGTAGGCTCAGCCAGCGGTGTCGCTGCTCGTGCAGACCACGTTCACCCAGCAGAACTTCCTGCTCACGCAGTAGGACAGAGTGGTCAGGTGCTCACAGTAGACGCTACCGGAACAGGTGTTGAGTGGGCAGCAGTAGACGCTCTACCTAGTGGAGTAGAAGGAAACATTCTCGTCCATAATGGAACGGGATGGGTAGTCATGGCTCCTCCATCTGTCACAGGAAACCCCAAGGTAGTCTTGTCATTCGTAGGAACTCAGCCAGTCTGGATGAAGATGACACAAGCAGGAATAACCACACTATAAGGAGAATGAATAAATGACTACCGGAGAGAATTACACGATTCCAACAGGGAAGCCATTAGCAGGGAGTACAGTCGTTGTCCCCAAGACAGTAGACCCATTGGACGTAAGGCAAGCAATAGTCGATCTTGCTGACTCTCTACCCGCTGCCCCTGCTGGTGTTGCCCTTGCTACTACTGCTCCCGCCGATCCAGCCGCATCAGCGGCGGTAGGCAGCGGAACAACTGCTGCAAAGGCAGACCACGTACATAAGAAGGAACTCCCTGCTCACGCGGCGGCTAACGCAAATCATGTTCTGCATGTTGATGCGACTGGGCTGGTCACGGAGTGGAGAGCACTCACTGACCTCACAGAGTTGAAGTCGGCGGTGGCGAACGAGGCCGCTCTCCCTGCTACGGGGAACACGGTTGGCGACATTCGTGTGACGCTGGACGACGGCAACATGCACGTATGGATCGCTGCGACGGCGACGCCTGCTGTCGCGGCGCATTGGGACAAGATCGGTCCTGCTGCTGCTGGCGGTGCTACGGTGACAAGCACGGTTGCTGGAAAAGACCCTGCGCCTGCTGCGGCGGTGGGTGCGAGTACAGATGCGGCGCGAGCGGATCACGTCCACAAGGCTGAACTACCTGCCCACGTCCTCGCTGACGCGGCAAAGCACCTCGCGGTGACTGCTGCGGGAACGGCGGTGGAGTGGGTGGCGCCGCTCGCACTCGCTACGACTGCTCCTGCTGACCCCGCTGCTGCTGCTGCGGTCGGGACGGGCACCACGGTCGCTCGCGCCGACCACCAGCACAAGGCTGAACTACCCGCTCACACAGCGACGGACAAGCATCAGTCGCTGTGGCTTGGGCTGAACGGTACTCCTGAGTGGAGGGCTCCAAGCCCGACCACCGCGCCACTAGGCGTACATTTCATAGACACTCCTACATACGGGTTCTTCACCGTGAACGCGGTGTCTACGACTGCCAAGGTGAGCATCACCAACCTCGCCGCCCTCCCCGTTGAGCACCGCCAGTACTTCGTGGCTGGTGGGCTTTTCCGGTTGCCAAGAACATACATGGGAACGCCACGGACCTACCGCATCGTCAAGGACTTCCCTGCTGCTGTCTGGACTGCGACTGATCCGATCCCGGAGGCTACTTGGGGCCCGCATGGACCGGACGAGTATTTCGCTTGGGAAGACGTTGCGGCTGCTGTCGCTGAGGGCGGCACGCAGGGCAAGTACGATTACGCCGTCCCGGAAATCCCCCCGCATGTCGCTGCGGACGCAGGCAAGACCCTTGTCGTGAACCCGACGGGTACTGCGATTGAGTGGGGGACGCCGAAGGCTCCAAGCCCGAGCATCTCTCCACTAGGCGTACAGTTCAAGGTACCTTTGGCGTCCTTGTTCACCCTGAACGAGACCCAGTTGACCTTCACCAACCTCGCTTCCATCCCCGTTGAGCACCGCCAGTTCTTCGTGGCTGGTGCGCTTATCCGGACAAGGCTTCCGTTGATCTCGGGGAAGATACGGACCTACCGCATCGTCAAGGATTGGCCTGCTGCTGTCTGGACAGCGGCCCCTCTGACAGATGCTACTTGGGGTCCGCATGGAGCGAAAGAGTATTTCGCTTGGGAGGACATTAGGGATGCTCTCGCTGAGGGCAACACGTTCGCAGGGTGGGAGTATTCCGTCCCGGAAGTCCCCCCGCATACACAGGTCAAGAACTTCAACGACATTCTACGGGTCAACAATAATAACAGTGTTGAGTGGAGGAGTCCCACTCCGTTTACTGAGCCCACGTTCACCGGGGATCGCATTCCCCATGTAGGGGATATCCACTTTGGGCCGTTCGGCTCGGACTTGCAAGCAGAGTTCGCCAACGTGTACCACTCCACTCACAGGGCGTTGTTCAAAGCCGGTAACGTCATGAAGGTAACGGCGGATGATGGGACTGGTGACTACTACCTTCGCATCATCAAGGACTTCCCCGACACCGTTTTCGACACCCTTCCGGGAGCCAACGGATTTGTTGATGAAACCGCAATTGGTGAAGCGACTGACTACATCGCTTGGGAGGATATGGCCTCCATTGCCGCTCACCGCTATAAGGCGAACCCTGCGGGTTCGGGCTGGCTACAAGGCCCGTTCAGTATTCGGGCGA